ATTTACTAAAAAACAAAAACCTGTATTTCTTGACCTCGGTAAAAGTTCTAGTTCACACAAAAATATTAGAAATTCTATTGGTGGCAAAAAACCTACAAAAAAATCTACAAAAAAAACTAAATAAATATTTAAATTAAATTATTATGTTCCCCCCCAAAATCATTCCTGAAATTCCTATATACTCCGTACTCATTCGCTACATCATTCCCTACTATATTCACCTCTATTTCCCTCAATATTATCCCTTCCATACTCCTTATTCTCATCCCCCATCTACTATTATTCTCATTCGATATATTTATTAAATATCTCTCATTATCTATATATACATTGTTCTCTTCATCTTTCGTAAACAAATATGTATAATACCTCTTATCTATTATATTCTCTTTAAATGTTAAATATTTTAATTGTTTTGAATATAGCAATACCTTGATAAATTTATGATATTCATTATATGTTAGTTCATATCCCTTTATCTCCAGCCATTCTTGTCCCTTGAATGTTACTAGTATTCTTAATAATTCCTCAATCTTCACTTCCACCTTATCTAATATTACTCTCTTCACTTTCTTATTTTTACTAAAAAAATCTATAAATTCATTACATGTTCCCTTACTATCAAATGATATATCTCGCAATTCTATACTCTCTATATTCTTCGCATTCGTCATCTTTAATACTCCTAATATATCCTCGTCTATCATTAATTTATTTAACTTGATCCTTGTTATCTCCTTAAATGATGGTATAATTGATGAATATGATCTTCTAAAACTCCTATTTATTTTTGCTACATTTGACTTTAATTGTATGTAATCTTTTATTGATTTATTATCTAGTATATCCGAAAATTTAAATACTGACTCTAATATCTTTATTTGAAGATCCTCCGCTATCTTTGTAATATTTATTGGGGATGTTCTTTTCGCTGTGCTTTCCTTTTTATCTGATTTACTTGGACTTTTTGGGCTTCCTGATTTACTTGGGCTTACTCCTCCCTTTTTTACCATAATGTTCTATTTATAAACTTTCTATAATTATATTTTATTATTATTATTTGTAAATATAATTTAATTTAACTCATTCACTTCCATTCCCTAATATATCCTTCTTTATTCTCTTGTGTAAATTATTAGTCATTTATAATGATTCAAAAACTAATATACTATCATGACCCCTATATTCTAATGTATAACCTATAGAACAATATAAATTTATAATTTCATCTACGTCTATTTTACTTGAATTTTCATTTGTTTCAAATGATATCTTATTTGGATAAAAATTTATAGGTAAATAACTTATATATGAAAATAATGATTTTAAAATAGTAACATCATGACCTTCAGCATCTATTTTTAAAAACTTGACATTTCTTACATTATTTTGATAAAATAATTCATAAGTTGTAATTACTTTTACTTTGTCTATTTTACAGAATTGTGAAAGACCCCATTTTATATGTAGAGGATGATATGTATTTATAGTATTACATCCTTTAAGACATCCTGGTAAATTATATTTAATTATTATGTGTTCAGGTATATAATAAACATCTAATGTTGAATTAATATTTGAAATCCCCACATTTATTTTTTTACAATTTAATTTATCTGGTAACTTATCAATATAATATGATACCGCATCTACTGAAATGCCCTTAGTATTATCATCAGCACTTTCTATCAAAGTATCAAAATCACTTGTTCCAATTTCAACAAAATCATAATCTATTAATTTCATATTTTCAAAAGATTTATTTATAAAATAATTTAAAGGCATCTTACTTTCTAATATTTCTTTCATTGTTTTACTTTCTATTTTTTCATATACAGAGTTAACTAAAACTACTAATGGTTGATATTCGCGAATTAATTGTTTATAATTATCATATGGTTTACCTATATATTCGATTTCGCAATCATTCCTAGTAACTGGAAATAAATTATCTAACCCATTAAATATTTTATAATTGTCATATAATTTTGCTTTTTCAATATATAGAGTATCTAGCATAGAATTTACAATATCAGTCCAATCATTTTCTAATCTGGAATATAATAAATTAGTCATTTGTCTTTTCCATTCAATCATTAAGGGAGTGTTTGGTCTACTGCCAAAAATACCTTTCCAATAAGTACTATTATCTTCTACTACAAAAAATCCATTATTTGTTTCAATAAAATCAAATAAACTATCTAATGAATCCATTACAATTGTATCACTATCTAACCATATACCTCCATAATCGCAAATAACATTTACTCTTACAAAATCTGCTTGATGTTTTGGACATAAATTACTAAAATTATTTGGTATATCCTTTATATAATCACCTATGTTTTTATCTGTTATAAGATGTATTTTATAACCAACACCATTTGTTGAATGTAAATATATCAAATTTCTTAATATAGATATTAATTTATTTTCTTTACCAATCCAATATAGATATATATTTCTTTTATTCATAATTATAGTAATATATATTATAAGCCTTAAATAAAATGCTGATTTACAAAAACTATAAATTATAATTGTAATATGTACTAATACTTAAATGTTTATATTATTCAATAGAATATTATTGTTTATGCCTATGAACGTATTGTTCATAAATTTTTTATTGTTTCAAATGTTTAAGAGTTTAAATTACTAGTTATTGTATCAACAACTATATTACTAGTAAGTTCTTCAACTATTAAATTACTTGTAATTTTATTTTGACTGTTATTTATATTTAAAATATTTTCTAATTTTTCTAAACGTAGTATTTTATTATTAATTAATTCTATTAATCTCTTAACAGACCCAAATAGTGTATAGTTAATCTGCGTTATATCTATTGATAATAAGTCTGATATGCTTAAAGAACCATTATAAAGTGTTTGTGATGATACAGATTTTGGAAATATTTCATTTACTTCCTGTGCTATATATCCTAACTGCTTTAAATCTTTGTTAATATTATTTAATTCACTTATATAATTAAATCTATATAATTCTAAATTATTTATATTATTATAACATTTTTCATATGAAGCACGCTCTATATTCTCTTTTATACGTTTATCTGATACAGTAGACCATAAAGGAGTACCAGTAGCATTGTATATTGACGAACCATTCTCTGCTATTCTCAAATACTCTGTATTATTATTTGCTGTTGATGTCGCTATGATTTTAAAATCACCACTAAAATTTCCTATTTTATAATTTGCTACTCTTCTATATCTCATTATAACAATACCTGAACCACCAGAACCACCTGCAACACCATTACCTGGATAAGAGGGTCCTCCTCCACCACCTCCTCCTGTATTTGGAGTTCCATTACCCCCTGTATTTGCCCATATAGAACCATTACCTCCACCTCCTAAACCACCTGAACCTGCAATAGTAAAATCAGATCCAGAACCTCCACCTCCTCCACCAGCATAATATGTAATAGTTCCAGTTATTGAATTTGCTAATCCTATACCTCCATTTGCACCTCTGCCAGTAGTAAACGCAGAAAAACCTACACCACCAGCACCACCTCCACCACCACCTCCTGAATTTTGCCCATGTTGATTTTTTCCTGTTCCGCCTGAATTACCTTGACCTATTGTTCCAACAGCACCTGCTTGACCTTCTACATTAGTTCCAGAAACAGCACCTGGATTTCTACTTCCACCACCACCAGAACCTCCAATAGATGGTGACCCATCCATAGTTGAACCAGAACCACCTCCTATCGCATTATATAATGTACCAAATGATGATGTAGTCCCATTTGTTGCTGTAGCTCCTCCCTTTCCTACTTTAACAATAGTAGTAGTTCCAGCTTGAATATATATATTTGTAATATAAATTAAACCACCAGCACCACCACCACCACCTGCTGTTCCTCCACCACCTCCGCCTCCTCCAATTACTAATATATCACAATTTATTGATTCGGTAGTTGTAAAAGTATAATCCGTAGTTGACGCTGACCCAGAATAAAGGAAACTAATACATCTATCATTACCAATTACTGTTGATGTTGTACCAGCAATAACTATTTCTCTTACACTATTATTTGATAATCTAATTAATTCAATAGATGCTGATGATATAACTTTTCTATATCTAATAATAACAATTCCTGAACCACCGCTATTTTGTGATCCTCCTCCACCTCTACCATCTTCTGAAAAATAATGTATTGGTCCCCAAACTTCACCAGGCATAACATTACCTCTCTGATACCCACCTCCACCGGATGCTGTACCTGGTGTAGTTACAGAGTAATTCCATCTTGTTCCGCCACCTCCGCCACCATATTCTATAAGTGTCCCTGTTATATATGATGATATACCCATGCCACCTGTTCCAGTATATGATGGTGTACCAATAGAACTATTTCCTCCATTACCTAATGGAGGTGGAGCAGCACCACCTCCTGCTCCACCAGTATTTCCGTTATTATCCGCATTTTTACCTCCATTACCTGAAATACCTGTTCCAATTGCGCCATTAGCAGATTGCGCACCACCTCCTCCTCCACCAGATGATGTTACAGATACTAAGGTAATTGGATGTAAAAATGTTGCCGTTGGAATAGCAGATGGTGCAGATGTTGAAACTGCTTGACCTCCGCCGCCACCAGCTGCTGTTATTGTATTATTATTAATAGTTATAGAAGAATTCTTACCTACTGTACCTGTAACATTATTGTTCTGGACAATAATACCACCGTTTCCAACAAGTATTCTATAATTACCTGCATTTAAATTAATATTATTAAATTCTAATACATCTCCTCCACCACCAGAACCACCCGCATTACCACCAGAGCCTCCGCCTCCAACTAATAATATATCACATAATATTGATTCAGATGGTGAAAATATATACTCAGTCTGTCCTGAATTTGCGATTGTTTCAGTTGTATATGGGAATGATATACATCTATCTGTTGTTCCAATTGTTGTTGTAGTTGTTCCAGGAACATCTATTAATTTAGGTAGCGATAATGTAGCATCTTTGTATTCATATTTAATTGATATTGTTGTTGTCGCTGTTGAAGGATAAGGGTCAACTGTTTGCGTTTGTGCTTTAAGAACTGATGAATTTGTAGGACCAACTGATATATTATATAATCCTTGTACTGTAACTGACGAACCTCCATTTACAATTATAGCCGTTGGAATACGAAAGTTTATTGTACTTACTATTGATGCGGGAGTATTAACAGTATATAATGTAGTTATTTCTGCTAATGATAAAACTTTATTATATATTCTAACATCTGCTATTTGTCCTACAAATCCACGCCCACCATCTCCACTGGCACCTATTGTTAAATCTTTGTAAAGAGTTAAATATTGTCCTGCATTACCACTTCCTGTTGCACGCTGTGTTCCATTTATATATAGTATACAATTTACTGGACTGGTATTTGATAATGTATATACACAAAAATACCAAGTATTTAATGATAATCCAGTTGCTGCCGGTGAAATAGTCCATTGATTATTCAATGCTGTATAAACAATTAATCTATACGATGTTCCACTTATAAGATTGAAATCAAATTGAATTTTAGGATTATTTACAGATTTATCACCATACCCCATTATAGTATAATATTCTGTTCCTGTTGTCATAAACCAAAACGCAATAGATAATGGAACATTTTTATTAATTACTGGCGTTAAAGCATATGCTCCTGTAGCCGCAGCTGTTCCATTAAATGTTGCGGATATATAGTTTGGTAAATTTGAGAACTTAGTAGTATCAGTAGTATATGTAATATTACCATTAGGTAAAGTTGCTGGTCCTGTTCCACGCGAACTACTTATTAAATTACCATCTAACTTATACCATGCTACTAAATTGTTAACATCATCTGCTAATACTGGATATGTTACATTATATGTAAATGTTAATGTCCTGTAATATTTATTATTTTCTATTGTTTCTGTTACAGTATGTCTATTATTTGGTGTTATAACTACTGGGTCTAGATAATTATTCTGTATTGTAACAGCTGTATTATTAGTTGTATCATCATATACATGTAATTCTGTTGTTGGGTTTGTTGTTCCAATTCCTACATTTGTTATAGATGGCCTATTCCTATACCTTATAATAATAATGCCTGAACCACCAGTTCCGCCTACTGTGTCTGTGTATCTTGCACCTCCACCACCTGAACCTGTACCACTACCAGCGTTTTTTCCAGAAGCAACACCATAACCATTAGTTCCAACATTACCATTAATTGTTTGACCTATTGTACCTGCTAATGATCCTCCTCCTGAACCTCCTCCTCCTTTTCCACCATTCCCACCTGTAATAGTATTATTAATACCTTCTGTATTACCTCCACCGCCAGCTCCCCACCAATATGAAGTTCCTATTATATTGATTTCAACTCCATCTCCGCCATCACCACCTCTACCTGTTGCTATTGTTGCATCAGAACCTTTGGAAACAGCACCTCCACCACCTCCACCTGCTACCTTCGTTCCACTAGCTCCTTGAACCATACCTGAACCCCCAAGATTTCCATTATAAATAATTGAACTGGCAAGAATTGGTCCTTTTGTTGAAATTCCAAATCTTCCTCCTGATGGAACAGAATAACCTGCTTGAACACCTTTGCCACCAGCACCACTTCCGCCAGTATTTCCACCACCATTAGCATTTGGCGGGTCCCATCCTGTATTGCTCGCACATCCTCCTCCTAAAATTGTAGCTCCAAACCCTTCTGTTGGTTTACCTCTAACTTCTCCTGGTGTAGCACCTCTTCCAACTTTGACAATATAATTTCTTTTTGCGATACTTATATTTGTTCCATATAATACAGCTGCTCCTCCACCACCTCCTCCAATATCTTTGCCTCCTGCCCCACCACCTCCAACCATTAATATATCACATATTATATTGTCTGTTGGAATATTAATATTATATTGTGTTTGCCCTGTTCCTGTATTGTCTGATGTATAAGTTAATATAATATATCTATCTATATCTATAGTTCCTGACGTTATCCCTGGTAATACTGTTGTAGTAGTAGGTGTTATTATAGGTGCTGAAATTATAGAATTTTGTGATGTAAGTGGTAAAAATGTATTATATCTTATAATTACAATTCCTGAACCGCCTGACCCTCCTGTATAACTTGAGGTATTGGCTGTAAAAGCACCAGAACCACCACTTCCTGTATTTGGAAGAGCATTTCCACCATTTTGACTCGAACTTGTTCCATTTAAAGTTCCGCCTCCACCATCACTTCTTGTTGTTGATGTGTTGTAATACGCATTTCCACCACCTGCGTAAAATGTATTAGTTCCAGTTATATTAACTTGGACTCCGTCTCCTCCACTACCTCCTCCATCTGCGTCTCCTGCTTCCCCCGCACCACCACCTCCTCCTCCACTACTCCCCCCTCCTGGTTTTGCACCATTATTACCACCAGCAATATATGTAGTTCCATTCCAAAATGTATTACCTTGTGTACCTAAACCTCCGTTTGCCCTATCATGTCCTCCGCCACCTCCTGAACCACCATCTCCGCCTACTGTTTGATGACCTGTTGCACCTTTACCTCCACCTTTACCAATCAATAAAATATTATCAAATGTAAGAGTACTATTATTATTATCAGTAATTGTACTATTATTTCCATTTGTATTTCCGCTTCCACCATTACCAACATTAATTTTATATGTTCCAAAATTTAAAGTTTTATTAATCATATAAACAACACCGCCAGCACCACCTCCACCTGGTTCATGACTTGAATTGTATATAGCATTTCCCCCTCCTCCTCCTCCACCGACTATTAATATATCACATACTATACCTCCTGATGGTACATTAATTGTATATTGTGTTTGTCCTGAATTTGCTATTGTATCTGTTGTATAAGTGAAACTCATATATATATCTGTTCCAATTTCGCTGGGTAAAGTTATTGATTCAGATATAGGAGTATTATAATATATTCCAGAAGATGTTGTTGTCCATTGACTATTAACATTATTTACTGAAATATTTCCTATTGATGCTATATAATTACTTGTATCATTAATACGAGTATTTAATATTGTATTTATACTGCTTACATAATTACTTCCATTTCCTATCTCAGTAGATATACGTGGTGCTAATATATTACTGGTTGATAATACATAATTACTTGTAGAATTTATAACATCTACATTATTTATTCTATAATTCCCAATAATATTAACATCTCCTGCTACCTCTAATAATGATGAATTTGTAACAGGTGTAATTCCAATACCTACATTACCATTGTCTATAATAGATATATTTGCTGTTCTATACCTTATAATTACTATTCCTGAACCGCCGCTTCCTCCACCAGCACCTAATCTTGCACCACCACCACCACCACCTGTACCATTTATACCATTTATACCTCTTCCAACTCCATCGCCATTTCCTCCTCCTCCAAACAAGGCTGAACCTCCATTTCCATATGCGTAGTTTGTGTTTTGATATCCTCCTGCACTTCCACCACCACCTGCGAACCATCCATTATCACCAATTGATGAAATAAATTTTTCTTTGAATATAAAATCACCAACTCTATCTATACCAAAACCTCCATTTTGTCCTGTTTCATTTGCTCCGGAAGTTGCCCCAACACCACCAGCACCACCTCCGCCGCCACCAGGATATGATGAAACACCACCACCTCCATGACCACCATTTTCACCAAATTGATTAATTGTTGCTGGAAACACAATTCCTATTTGAGATTGTGATTTTTGTGTTTGTGTACCATTTGAATAAAGAAAACCTCCTCCACCGCCACTTCCACCATTACCTCCAACATTATATGTACCACCACCGCTTCCTCCTCCATTTGCTGTAATAATAATTGAATTGTCAGATTTAGTAAATGTAGTATTTATTCCAGATCCTCCTGGACCCTCACCTGTTCCTCCTGATCCACCAGTCCCAACACTTATTGTAAAATTACCTGATAATGTAATATTTTGTATTAAAACTAAACCTCCAGCACCACCTCCACCTGCGTTTTGACCTCCTCCGCCTCCGCCACCACCTACAATTAATATATCACAATTAATACCTCCTGATGGAACAGTAAAAGTTGAAGTACCAGCAGTAAAAATCATATATCTATCTGTTGAGCCTAATATTTCTCCAATTTCACTTGTTCCACCTGATGGTCTAATTATAGAACTACTATTTAAAATATTAAATGTGCCATTATTTGTATTAGTAATACGCCAATCTGTAATGCCTTCTGTCGCATTACCATATCCTAAAACACCTTGAATAATATCAATATTACTATATGATAAACCAATCATGTAAATATTGTTATATTATTATATAATTACATAATTATTACAAAATTAAAAATGTGAAAAAATTATTCTATTTCTATATTACTAGAATTTGACTTAGTAATATCTATTATTATATTAGTTTCGGTTGGTGTATAAAAATTAATATTATTTGATGTTGATATATCATATATAATATTATTTGATGTATCAATAGACATAGTATTTGTAGTTAAAGTATCTATAATATTGCTTGTTGTCAAAGTATTCATCATTATATTATTTTCGGTTGGTGTATAAAAACTAATATTATTTATTGTTGATATATCAATACTATTAATATTTGAATTACTTGTTTTTTTTGATATATCAGGCAAAACTATATGTAAATCATTTTCTATATTTAGAATTTTTTCTAATGTGTCTACTCTTTTCTCTATATCATTATACATATCTATTAATTTTTTAACTGATCCATATAAAGTGTAGTTTATTTGTGAAATATCTATTGATAATAAATCTGAAATACTTAATGAATTATTGTAAAATTGTTGTGTTGATATTGCTTTTGGAAATATATCTTCAACTTCCTGTGCTATATATCCTAGCTGCTTATTATCCTTATTAATATTATGTAGCTCTTTTATATAATTAAATCTGTATAATTCTAATTTATTTATATTATCATAACATTTATCATAAGATGCTTTTTCTATGTTTTCCTTAATACGCTTATCTGATACTGTTGACCATAAAGGAGTTCCTGTTGGATTATATATAGAAGCACCATCTCTTGTTATTCTCATAAAATCTGTATCAGTTGCTGATAATGTTGATATAATTTTAAAGTCACCATTATAATTACCAATCTTATATCCTGTATTTCTTCTATATCTTATAATGACAATTCCTGAACCACCATTACCACCATTGGCATTATCAAATCCTTGTCCACCTCCACCGCCACCTGTTCCATCTAAACCATTTTGCGGTGTTCCATTATCTGAACCAAACCCTCCCCCGCCTCTTGATTGTATTGTAGGATATAATGGATCGAATACTTGTGATATAGAGCCGTAATAATCTGAACCATTACCTCCACCAGCATATACAACAGATGTTCCTGTAATATCTATTGCTAACCCTATACCACCATACCCATCAAAAACAGTTGCTTCTTCATCATGATCCATACCAGCACCTCCTGCGCCACCTCCACCACCTCCTTTCCATGCTGTAGTCATTATTCCACCCATATTTCCACGACAACCTTCTGGAATTATTAAAGTATTTACATATTGTTTATTTACTACTGAAACTACAACACTATTAATTTTATTCGTTGTATTTAATGTTAAATTATTATTAATAGTATTTGTTCCACCTCCATTTGTTGTAGATGCTTGAATTGTACCTGCACCTCCATTACCTCCTCCTGTTGCTAAATATTCTTGACTGTTATCACTCTTAATGAATTGACTAGAATATCCTATAGTATTTGCTGTAACTGCACCTGATGATTGACATCCTTGTCCTCCTTTGCCAACCCTTACAGTATATGTTCCATCTACAATTATATTTTTTTGATATATCAAAGTTCCAGCTCCTCCTCCTCCTCCGTGTCTTCTTCCTCCACCTCCGCCTCCTCCAATTACTAATATATCACAAATTAATGGTTCAGTTGTTGTAAACGTATATTGTGTTTGCCCTACTAAACCAGTGCTATCGCTTGTATAAGGAAATGAAATTAATCTATCAAACTGCCCTATTGTTGTTGAAGTTGTACCAGCAACAACTATTTCATTCGGAGGTACAACAGTTCTATTTAATTCAATAGATGATGTTTGTATAGTATTAATTCTATATCTTATAATAACAAAACCACTTCCACCATTACCTCCAGAACTTGTGTAATTTGTATAAGTATTATGATTACCTCCACCTCCTCCTCCTCCTGTATTAGGTAATCCATTATCAGCAGGATATGGCAAAGAACCATCATACCCAGCATTACCACCTCCCCCATATAATTCTAATCCCCCATTACCATATCCTCTATTACCAGCATTATAATATACATTTCCTCCTCCACCACCAGCAAAATATCCATTATGCCCTATATTTCTCCCAAAATATGCTATAAATTCTTTTCCAAATCCTCCATTGCCTCCTCCATATATTGATGAAAAATCACTACCCACACTTCCAGCACCTCCACCACCACCAGACGCATAACCGGGGGTACCTAATGTATTTGGTTTTCCTTTACCACCATTATTTCCAAATGATTGAAAATTAGCATAATTATTTTTATTACTTACTCCTCCTAATCCTTGAACACTATTTTCTCCCGTCGAACCACCTCCTCCGCTACCTCCTGTATTACCTGATATACCATTATATGGTGCTGGATTTCTTGATCCTCCACCGCCTCCACCTTTTGCGATGTATTCTATCGAATTTATTATTATAGAACTATCAAAACCATTTACTCCATTAATACCGCTATTTACGGTTGTTGCTCCTGTTCCTCCATTACCAACTTTTACTATAACACTAGAACCTGAATTTAATTTTAAATTAACTCCAAATAAAACACTACCACCTCCTCCACCACCTCCAAATCTTCCACCACCTCCACCTCCTCCGACTATTAATATATCGCATATAATATTTTGTACAGGTGTGAAAGTATAGAGTGTCTGTCCAGGATTAACAGGGTTGCTATCGCTTGTATATGTGAATGAAATAGTTCTATCAGTAGTTCCAATAATTCCTTTTGTTATACCTGTTATTTGAGGTGATGAAGTTATAGATTTTTCTATTGTATAATTTTTAATAATAATAATACCAGAACCACCTTTTTTACCAAGTGTTGATTGATTCCCATGTGCGCCACCACCGCCACCACCAGTTCCATTTATACCTTCTTGATTTGAGATTCCTCCATTTCCTCCACCACCTGTTCCGCCTGTTCCTCCTGTTCCTTGACCTCCTCCACCACCTCCTCCACCTGCAAACCATCCATTAACTCCATATATTGTTCCTAAATATGGCGACATATCTCTTCCTATTCCTCCATTTCCTCCTTGTGATGTTGAAACACTTGTTTGACCTATGCCACCAGCACCACCTCCTCCTCCACCGGTTCGGTCGCTTCCACCTGGAATAGTACCATCACCGCCTTTAAAACCTTGCCCTGCTGTTCCAGCTCCACCAACGCGATTACCTGATAAACCATTCGCAGCACCACCACCTGAACCTCCTGGATTTCCATTAGCACCTCCGCTATTTACGCCTGCACCTCCACCAATAGCTATATATGTACCAAGAGAAGTATTTTTTCCATTTTCTGCTAATGTATCATTTGCTATTTGAGTACCACCAACACCTCCTCTTCCTATATTTATAGTATATGTACCATTTAATGTTATATTTTGTATAAAAATTAAACCACCAGCACCACCTCCACCACCTGAATTCATACCACCACCACCACCACCAGCAATTACTAATATATCACATACAACTCCACCAGTTGGGATAGTAATAGTATATTGAGTTTGTCCTGAATTTGCTATAGTATCTCCAGTATATGTAAATATCATAATATTATTGCCAACATTAATTTCATTTGGCAAAATTGGAAAAGGTGTATTATATGGATATTTAATTGTTACAGTTGTTGTTGCGGTAGATGCTAATGGAGTGTCTGTTTGCCCACCTAAGGGAACTATTGAAGAATTAATATACCCAGTAGAAATATTATATAATCCATTTACTGTTTTAGATATTCCATTTACTGTTAATCCCAAAGTATTAGTAAAATTAATACCATAATTATCAGTAATTGAACTATTAGTATAAGAATAATATAATTTTTCTACATCAGTATTTGATATTCCGTTATTATATATACGAATATCACTAAAATCTATATTTAAACTTACATTATTTCCATATTCAGCACCAAAACGCAAATCACCTGAAGCATTTGTTGCTGACCCATTTGCGTCTGTTGCTATTAGAACACCATTTCTATATATTCTTCTATTATTATTAGGTAAAACAACATAAACTAAATGTGTCCATATATTAACATCACTTGGAAATGATGGTGAAACTAAGTCGTTGGCGTGAAAAGCAATCATATAAGTATTATTACTTTCACAACCTAATAATACAGTTGTGTTTGTTGTAAAAACTGTTCCTTGAGCAATAAATAATGATCTATTAGAATTTTTCCTTCTTTGCCATACAGAAACACTGAATGCTCTTGATGAAAGAGATAAGCTTGATTTTAATGAACCTGTTGCTGTATTTACATATCTTCTGCCTTGAAAAAAACTATCTTCGCTGGTTCCTGAAGAATATGTTGGAGTTCCGACATTCGCTGTTAAATTGTATTTGGTTGCCCAAGGAGTATAATCTAAACCATCGCCATCAAATTTATACCATGCAAGTAAAGTTGAATTTGGTGGGTCTGGTGGATAATTTGGAGAATACGCAAATGTTAAAGTTCTATAATATATATTACTCTCTAATGTTTCTGATATTGTATATCCTGTATTTGGTGTTACAACAACAGGTTCTATATAATTATTTTGAATTGTTAATTTTGTATTGTTAACTGTATCATCATATACATGTAATTCACTTACAGGATTAGTTGTTCCTAATCCAACATATGCGGTTGTTGTATTTTTTCTATATCTTATAATAACAACACCAGAACCACCTTTGCCACCAAAAATACCTACACCACCACCTACACCATCCCATATACTGCCTCCACCACCACCACCTGTATTTGATAATCCATTTTCCGCAGATAATTCAGCTGTTGTTGATTCAAATCCACCACGACCACCTCCTCCAAATAGCCCACTTCCTCCATTTCCAAATGACCTAGTGCCAGCATCTAAATATGTATTTCCACCACCACCTCCACCAAACCATCCATTATCTCCTACTGTTGTTCCAAAATATGATATAAAATCTTTACCTGTCCCTCCATTACCACCACCAGTAGTAGAAAAATTACTTCCTACGCTTCCAGCACCACCACCTCCCCCAGATGAAAAGGCAGGGGAACCTGTTAAATCAGGTTTTCCTTGTCCTCCATTATTCCCAAATGATTGAAAAATATCATAGGTGTTTTTATTACTTATCCCACCAAATCCAATAAACGCACCATCATTTGAACCAGAACCACCTCCGCCACTTCCACCATTAACACCATTTCTACCTCTTGATGATACACCACGAGAACCTCCGCCACCTCCACCATTAGCAATATATTGAATTGAATTTATTGTAATAGAACTGTTATACCCATTTATTCCATCAGTAGTATCATCAGGTGTAGAATCACCAGCACCTCCATCTCCAACTCTAATAGAACAAGAACCTGAATTTAAAGCAATATTTGTACCAAACAAAATACTGCCACCTCCACCACCACCTCCAAACTTCCCACCACCACCACCGCCACCAACTATTAATATATCACAAACAATATTTTCTTTTATATTTATTGTATATTGAGTTTGTCCAGAACCTGTATTATCTATTGTATATGAAAATATCATATAACTGTCAGTAGTTCCAAAAGTTGTAATTAAACTATTGGTTGTTATATCTGCAACTACATTTGTTGTGATTGCTGGTGCTGAAGTTATATATTGTTGTATTGTTTGATATATACCAGAATATTTTATAATTACAACACCAGAACCACCATTACCACCAGAATAAGGTCTATCAGAACCACCACCACCACCCCCAGTATTTGGAGTTCCTGGAATACCATTGCCATATCCATTTCCACTTCCTCCACCACCATTACCACCTTGGGTACCGCCACCATACTCCGCCCCCCCCCCACCTCCTCCATAAAATACGCTTGTCCCTGTAATACTTACCGCTCTCCCATCCCCTCCTTTTAAAGAAAAATCTGCTCCACCTGCTTCTGCTGCGCCACCACCACTACCACCACTATATCTTCCACCTTTTTCTCCATTAAATCCACCAGGAACATAAGTTGTTCCATCCCAAAATGTATTACCTTGTGTAGCAATACCATAATTATCAGTATAACCAACTTGATAATTACCTCCACCACCGCTACCACCATTACCACCGGTAACACCTGCATTCCCACCACCTTTACCAACAATAGATATACCATCAAAACTTATAGGTGTATTATTTTGTTTAATACTACTATCTTTACCAACAGCACCGGCAACACCACCATTACCAACAATTACATTATAAGTTCCTGACACAAATGTTTTTTTAACCATATATAAAATACCACCAGCTCCACCTCCGCCTTTTTCATATAATCCACTACCACCTCCTCCACCTCCTCCAACTACTAATATATCACATGTAATAGTAGTTGGAACATTAATAGTATATAGAGTTTGTCCTGTTCCAGCACCTGCTGTTTCAGTCGTATATGTAAACATCATATAACTATCAGTAGTTCTAAAAGTTGTAATTAAACTATTAGTAGTTTCGGTTGTTATACCTGTTATTGCTGTTGGTGTTGTTACAGGAGATGAAGTTATATATTGTTGTAAAGTTTGTTGTATACTATAATATTTTATAATTACTACACCTGACCCTCCATTTGCACCACTAAACATATCTGCTCCATCTCCACCACCACCCCCTCCTGTATTAGGTGCCCCAGCAATAGGCGCAACTGTTTTTGTAGATGACCTTCCACCACCTCCTAAACCTCCATCATTATAAAATGCGCTTCCACTTGTATCCCAATTACCACCACCTCCGCCACCAGCATAATAAACAGCACTTCCTGTAATTGAATTTTGTAACCCAATTCCACCAACGCCAGCAAAATTATTTGCTGTGGGAATTCCTAATGTATTAACGTCTGTACCACGTGAACCTGCACCTCCTCCGCCACTACCTAACCATGGAGAATCACCCCCGCCTCTACCACCTTCATTACCAAAACATTTCCCTCCTACATATGATGGGTTAACACTATCACTTGCGATATTATTAACAACTGTAACAGATGAACCATTTACTATATTTAATATGCTTAATAAACCACCAGCAGAACCATCTTTCCCACCATTACCACCTCCTGAACCTCCTGTAAGTGGTGAAAACTCATTTGGAAAAACAGTAGTTGATGTAGCACTATTTCCACCCAAACCCCCGCCTCCACCTTTTGCTCTATATACTGTTACAGGTGTCGTAGATGTATTTTGAACATAAATAATTTCACTATCAAAACCATTCTGTGCTCTCTTATTATCTACTGTATTGCCTGTATCAGTTAAATTTCCAGCTCTTGCGTTTCCTGCACCACCATTACCAACATGAATATAATAAGTTCCTACTGGAAGTTGAACGCTAGTATTATATATTAAAGCACCAGCACCTCCTCCACCACCAAATCGCCGTGCTCCACCTCCACCTCCGCCAACAATTAATATATCGCATATTATATTTTGTTTTATATTTAAAGCATATCGTGTTTGCCCTAGCCCAGTATTATTTGTTGTATATGTAAACATCATATATCCATCATTCGCACCAATAGTTCCTGTTGTTATACCTGTTGTTACAGTTGGTGTTATTACAAGAGATGAACTTATTGATTTTTGTATGGTTTGTTGTATTGAAAAATATTTTATAATTATAACTCCTGAACCACCTATTCCACCATTACCACCATCACCACCGCCTCCTCCACCAGAACCTGAATTAGGTGCTCCATCACCACCATTAGACATAAACGTTCCGCCAATATTACCATCAGTACTATTATTTATACCTCCTGTGCCCCCTAATCCAGCAATAGCTGGTGTTCCTGTAATCCCACCGCCACCACCACCACCTAATCCACCATCACCTGCATGTGTTGAAGTTCCTCCACCACCTCCACCAGCACCCCAATAGTAAGGAGTTCCAGTAATATTAATTTGTACTCCATCACCACCACTTGATGGTTTACCAGCTGTAATCCAACCACTTCTCGTTGTATATTGTGTTTGTGAAGAATTTAAACCTACTGAACTAGCACCCCCCCCTCCCCCTCCACAAACAGTACCTGTACCAGATACTTGTGGTAATCCATTACCACCAATATTACCATTATATAATGTACCTGAATTTAACAAAGTTCCTTTTGTAGATATACCTACACCACCACCTACACCTGTAACTGATTGACTCCAACTACCTGGACTACCTCCACTACCACTACCACCAGCTGTTCCATTATTTGGTGTATTCCAAGCTACATATGATGTTGACCCACCTCCTAAACATATAGACCCAAATGCTTCACTAGAACTACCATTTACATTTTGTATACCACCTTTTCCGACTTTAATTGTATAAGTGTTTGATGGAATTGTAATATTTGTAGCATATAGAACAGCACCACCACCACCTCCACCAGCATTTATTTGATCTCCACCACCACCACCCCCAACAATTAATATATCACATACAATTCCTCCTGTTGGTATATTAATAGTATATTGAGTTTGTCCAGAACCAGATATTGTATCTCCTGTGTATGTAAATACCATATACTTTTCAACACCAATTTCATTTGGTAAAGTTATTGGTGTAGATATAGGAGTATTATAATATATTCCAGAAGATGTTGAAGTCCATTGACTACTTGAAAGATTTGCTAAAATATTGCTTGTAGTCAGCATATAATTACTTGTATCATTAATGCGTGTATTTAATGATGTATTTATAGTGCTGACATAATTGCTAGTATTTCTTATATTTGTTAATATACTTGATACTAATATATTACTTGTTGATAATACATAATTACTTGTTGCATTTATAACATCTACATTGTTTCTTTTGTAATTTCCAATAATATTAACATCTCCTACAACCTCTAATAATGATGAAGAAGTTAATGGTATAGTGCCAATACCTACATTACCATTGTCTATTATAGATATATTTGCTGTTCTATACCTTATAATGACAATTCCTGAACCACCTTTACCACCAGCACCATTTGAAGATTCCCAAAATCCTCCTCCACCACCACCACCACCTGTTCCATCAGTTCCATTAGTTGCCGTCGATGGTCCAATTGAACCAGGCCCCCCACCTCCTATTCCTCCTGTACCTGCAGCTGTCGCACCACTAAAAGTTCCACCTCCACCTCCACCACCATAAGCAAAAGGTGACCCTCTTATTGCTATTGTTATACCATTACCGCCATTACCGCCTGTATTAGCTGTACCATTACTTCCACTTGTTAAAGCACCTCCGCCTCCTCCTCCGCCACCATTATATGATACTAAAAGCCCCCCAGAATTACCATAAGTCCCTGCTGGAATATTTGTTGAAACTGCTAAACCAACTGTTGTTCCACCTGAACCACCACCAGAACCACCATCTTTATTTGAATTACCTGTTCCAGCATCATGATGACCAGCGCCTCCACCTCTTGCTAAATATATATCTGTTGAATTTAAACGAATACTACTATCAAGCCCTTTATTTCCTTGTCCCATTGTAGTTGCACCAGTCCCACCTAAACCTACAATAACAGTATATGTTCCTGTTAATAATGTTTGATTTGTAAGATAAATAACAGCACCAGCACCACCACCTCCTGCATGTCTTGATCCTCCACCACCACCTCCGCCAACCACCAAGATATCACATACTATACCTCCTGATGGAACTATAAAAGTTGAAGTATCTGCTGTAAAAATCATATATCTATCCGTTGAACCTGATATTTCTCCAATTTCACTTGTTCCACCAGATGGTCTAATAATAGAACTACTATTTAAAATATTAAATGTGCCATTATTTGTATTAGTAATACGCCAATCTGTAATGCCTTCTGACACATTACCATACCCTATAACACCTTGAATAATATCAATATTACTATATGTAAAAATAATCATGTTATAATTTATATTTATATAATTATTACAAAATTAAAAATGTGAAAAATATTTATTCTATTGCTATATTACTCGCTGTTGACTTAGTAATATCTATTATTATATTAGTTTCTGTTGATGTATAAAAACTAATATTATTTGATGTTGATATATCATAGATAATATTATTTGATGTATAAATAGACATATTGCTCACGCTTAAATTATCTATTATATTGCTGCTTGTTGTCAATGTATCAATTATAATATTTGTTTCTGCTGGTGTATAAAAACTAATATTATTTGATGTTGATGTTATAGTATCAACTATTATAAAACTGCTTTCTGATGGTGTATAAAAACGAATATTATTTGATGTTGATATATCTATATCTATATACATGTTATTTGATGTTAAAAAGTTAATATACATGTTATTTGATGTTGATATCGATGTATCAATAGTAATATTATTTGATGTTGATGTCAAAGTATCAATAGTAATATTGCTAGCTGGCGGTGTATCTATATTTAATAAGTATTCCATTTTTTTTATACGTGCTTCTTTATTTTTGTCAATCTCTATTAATTTTTTAACAGCTCCATACAAAGAATAGTTTATTTGTGATATATCTATTGATAATAAATCAGAAATACTTAATGAATTATTATAGAATGGTTGAGTTGATACTGCTTTTGGAAATATATCTTCAACTTCTTGTGCAATATATCCTAATTGTTTAAGATCTTTATTAATATTATTTAGTTCTTTGATATAATTAAATCTATATAATTCTAATTTATTTATATTCTCATAACATTTATCATAAGATGCTTTCTCTATATTTTCTTTAATGCGTCTATCTGATACAGTAGACCATTGTGGAGTTCCAGTTGGATTATATATAGATGCGCCATTTGCTGTTATCCTCATATATTCAATATCAGAAGATGTTAATGTAGATGATACAGTAGATGATACTGCGGTAGAAAGAGATGATATAATTTTAAAATCTCCATTATAGTTCCCAATTTTATAATTATTAGTTAGATTTACGGATCTTAAATATTTAATAATTACAACACCTGAACCACCTGAACCACCAAAATTACCTGACCATCCACCTCCACCTCCACCACCGCCAGTATTTGGAGCGCCAGGATATCCAACTCTATCTTCCCTTACACCATCACCACCTCCCCCTATTCCTCCACTTCCACCAATCGCAACATGTCCTGCACCTCCTCCACCGCCTCCATAATATACATTATTTCCTGTAATAGTTATTAAAATACCTGCACCTCCATTACCTCCTGCGCTACCATTTACGTTAGTATCTGCCGCAGCACTTCCAGCACCACCACCTCCTGATGCGTTTGTTGTATTTCCACTTCTTGTTGTAGTATTATTACCTCCTCTGTTGCCATATATAAATCCTGTAAATCCACTTAATGAACTTGATGTGCCAGCTGCTGCGCCATAATTTAAAATACCGTTATTCCCAGAAGCGCCTCCACCAGAACCTCCTATTCTACCATCGCCATCTACAAAACCTGCTGTTACTCCTCCACCTCCTTCAGCAATTATAGTTCCAAAACTACCAGATATTGATGAATTATATCCATTAGCACTTGCGCCACTAGAACTTTCACCACCATTACCAACAATTATATTATAAGAGCCAGCAGATAAAGTACCACTTGGTATATGAACAACGGCACCAGCACCTCCTCCACCACCTATACTTCCAGCACCACCTCCTCCTCCTGCTACAACTAATATTTCACAATTTAAATCCTCTGTTGCTGTAAAAGTATATTGTGTTTGCTGAGTTAAACCTGAAGTTGTAGTTGTATAAGGAAATAATACATATTTATACAAGGTCCCTGGGATTGGTACAACAGTTGTTCCTGGTATAATTGGTTCTCTGTCATTTATATTATTTCCAACATTTATTAATTCAAAAGATGCTGATGTTAATTTTCTATATCTTATAATAACAACCCCTGAACCTCCGCTTCCTGCTATACTTACAGGCGCTTGTGTATACGCAGTACCTCCGCCGCCTGAACCGGTTCCATTTGTTCCAGATGTTGCTACATCTCTCAGTGCTGCGGCATAAGCACTACCAGTCCATACTCTACCATTTCCTCCTATTGAACTTCCACCAAAACCTGCATATGTTGAAGCACCTATATATTGTCCAGCACCTCCACCAGCAGCATAAAATCTAGATGTCCCTGTAATACTAATAGAGACTCCTCCATTACCATTTCTATAATCAGAAGATATATCACCTAGTCCACCACCTCCACCTCCTTGATAATCTGATGTTGTTGTAGTATTTTGTCTTCCTGCTTTACCTCCTACTACATAAGCAGAACCATTCCAATATGTATTTCCTTGCGTTGCTGATCCAGGTGTATTTAAACCAAACCCAGGATTATTTTCTGTACAACCACCACCAGACCCACCATTCCTACCATTTAGAAATGATGCGTTATAATAAACACCTCCTCCACCTCCACCATATCCGCGTAATTGCTGGGATACACCACCTAATGTTTGTGAAATATATGATGACCCATCACTATTCATAAGAGAACTTTCTATACCATCTTGATCTGTACCTGCGGTTCCTTGCTCTTCTGCTGTTGAAAGTCCAATACCTCCACGCCCAACATTAACCTTGTATGTTGAAGCAGGAAGAATTTGATTTATACTATATACAACACCACCAGCACCACCTCCACCACCCATACTATCTCCACCAGCACCACCCCCTCCTATTATTAATATGTCGCATATATAAGGTTCGGTTGTTGTAAAAGTATATGTTGTATTTGGATTAGTTGCTGGCGTTCCTGTATAAGTAAAAATAGAACATACATCAGTATTTCCTACTATTGTAGAAGTTATACCAAACCCTGAAATAATTGTTGGTAATATATTTTGATTATAAGCGTATTTAACTACAACAGATGATGTTCCTGTTGATGTTGTTGTTATTAATGGTGTATCTGATTGCCCACTAAGTGGAAGCATAGATAAGTTTGAATCTCCTGTATAAATACCATAAGCTCCATTTACAGTTTTATATGCGCTATTTACTAATATTCTTGATGTATTTGCAAAATTTACAGTATAATTATCACTAGTTACAATATTACTATAAGAAGCATATAATGTTGCGACATCTGTTGCTGATAATCCAGTAGTATATATGCGAAAATCGCTAATATCAGCATTAACATATGCGTTTCCATTCCAATACCTTTTATTAAAAGATAATTCACCAGTTCCTGTAAATGCCGATGTGTTACCATCAGCTGAAATCAATACACCATTTCTATATATTCTTCTATTATAATTTGGTAATACAACATAAACTAAATGAACCCATGTATTGATATCTCCGGGGTATGAAGTAGGTCCTCCAACTCCTACTCCGCATTCAAGGTCGTTATTGTGAAATCCAAGAAAATATCCTGCGTTTCCGCGTGCTCCTATATAAAGTGTTGTATTGGTTGTTTGTGTTATACTTTGACATAAAATACTTGCCCCTTGACCAGCTATTTTAAATCTAAGCCACATAGAAACACTAAATGCTCTTGATGCTAACGCGAGTGTTGTGTTTTTTAATGAACCAGCAGCTGTATTTATATATCTTCTACCTTGAAAAAAACTATCTGCTGTTGTTCCAGAAGAATATGTAACAGTACCTTCATCTGCTATTAAATTATACTTGGTAGCATAAGGATTATAATCTAATCCATCACCATCAAATCTATACCAAGCTAGAAGAGGAGTATAAGAAGCATATAATGTTGCGACGTCTGTTGCTGATAATCCTGTTGTATATATGCGAAGGTCGCTTATGTCTATATTTTGATTTGTGTTATCACTATAATGTGCGCCTATTCTTAAATCTCCCGTTCCTGAAAAAGCTGTTGTATTACTATCACTTGCGATTAAAACCCCATTTCTATATATTCTTCTATTATAATTTGCTAAAACAACGTAAACTATATGAGCCCACGCATTTATATCTTCTGGATACGAAGATGCTGAATTTAATCCATTGCCATAAAAATCTATTGTATAAACATTATTTTCACGTTGTCCTATATGTAATGATGTATTTGACCCTAATGATGCTGATTGTGCTATAAATAAGGCTATTGAACTATTTTTTTTTCTCATCCATAAAGCAATACTAAATGCCCTTGAATTTAATGATAAAGTAGTACTTTTTAATGAACCAGTCGCAGTATTTATATATCTTAAACCTTGAAAAAAACTGTCTTCTGTTGTCCCAGATGAATATGTAGGTATTCCAGTATTTGCGATTAAATTATATTTAGTTGCCGAAGTATTGTAATCTAGTCCATCGCCATTAAATTTATACCATGCTAGCAAAGTTGTATTTGGTGGATTACTTGGTGTTGGTGGAATGATTGGATAATTTTTAAGAGGATAGTATGAAAATGTCAATGCTCTATAATATATATTATTTTCTATTGTTTCTGTTAAAGCATATCCTGTTGTCGGAAAAATTGTAATCGGTTCTGTATAATTATTCTGTATTGTTAAAGTCGTATTGTTTGTTGTATCATCATATACATGTAATTTGCTAACTGGATTTGATGTTCCTACTCCTACATTTCCAGCAGGTAATACATATCTTATAATAACAATACCTGAACCTCCCTCTCCGCCAGCAAAATCACCATTATTAAAACCTCCACCTCCACCACCACCTCCTGTATTTGGAGTTCCATTAACTCCAATAGTATTATTTTTACCATCCCCTCCTCCACCTAATCCTCCAGAACCTGGATTGCCCTGTCCAAAAATACAACCACCACCACCACCACCAGCATAATATAAAGCGGTCCCTGTTATATTTACTAAAAGTCCATTACCGCCATTACCTGCTTTTGTATTAGGTACAGCCGCTGCTACAGCGTTTATACCAGCAGAACCGGCACCACCACCTCCTCCACCGGACCATGTATTATCAGCACCAAATGTAGATATATATGCTCCATTTCCTCCAATATTTCCATATACATTTACTGGAATATTAGTAGAAACTGCTTGTCCTCCTATATGAGAAACTATTAAAGAATATGGAGAACCATTACCACCTCCTCCTGAACCACCATTAGCACCATCACCTATTGCACCCCGACCACCTCCGCCTCCTTTTGCTAAATATATATCAATACCGCTGGAATTTTTAATAGATGTATCAAACCCATTAGTTGCTACTGCTCCTCTCGCATTTGATAAACCACCCTTACCAACTCTAATCGTAATATTTCCTGAACTTAAAGTTTGTGATGTTAAATAAATAAGAGCACCTGCACCACCACCTCCACCGTGTGCTGTTCCTCCGCCACCACCTCCTCCAATAACTAATATATCACATGTGATATTTGTTGGCACATTAATAGTATATAGAGTTTGTCCTGTTCCAGCACCTGCTGTTTCAGTCGTATATGTAAATGACATAATTCTAACAGTTCCTATGTCATTTGATATTATTATTGGTGGTTGGGGTGTTGATGTTATTGTTGGTATTGTTTTTGTATAATATATGCCAGCATTTACAGATGTCCATTGACTATTAGCGCGATTTCCTAAACTATTATTAGTTGTTAACACATAATTGCTTGTATTACTTACTTTTGTAAGTAATTCAGTATTTATTCTGCTTGTATAATTACTTCCAGATGTTACTTCGCCTACTATGCGATTAACTAATAAATTGCTTGTAGTTAAAACATAATTATTTATATCACTTACAACATTTCTATTATTTTTCTTATAAATACCTGTAATATTGATATTTCCTCCAATTTCTAATAATGATGAATTAGTTATAGGAGTAATTCCAATACCTACATTACCATTGTCTATTATAGATATATTTACCTTAGAATATCTTATGATGACGATGCCTGAACCACCGTTACCTGATGGATTTCCGTTAGAATCATCACCCTGTGCTCCTCCACCTCCACCTGTCCCATCTAAACCATTCTGTGGTGTTCCATTATCAGAACCAAAGCCTCCACCGCCTCTTGATTGAATTGTAGGATATGATGGATCAAAAACTTGCGAAACAGACCCTGTAAAATCAGAGCCATTACCACCTCCTGCATATACAATAGATGTTCCTGTAATATCTATCGCTAAACCAAGACCTCCATATCCATCATTTACTGTATTTTCTGCGTCATGGTTCATACCTACGCCACCTGCTCCTCCCCCACCTCCGCCTTTATAATTTGTAACTTGTAATCCTCCAACATTACCTCTGCAACCTTCAGGACTTGTTAAAGTATTTACATATTGTTTATTTGACACAGCAACAGTTACACCATTAAACTTATTTGTTAAAGGTAATGTGGTTTCACTATCACTATAAGTACGACCTCCATTAGTTATAGCAAGAGCATTAGCAGACCAGCCTCCACCCCTTCCACCGCCATTCGCATAATATTCCTGCGAACCATCACTTTTAATAAATTGACTAAAATTACCACTAGTCGCTAAAACTGTATTGCCTGATGCAAAACCTGTCGATGGAACACCAGTACCTCCCCCCCCTACTATTATATTATATGTTCCATTTAAAGTAATATTTTTATGATATAATAATGTTCCAGCACCACCACCTCCTCCATGTCGTTTACCACCACCACCTCCACCACCAACTACTAATATATCACATACTATACCTTCTGCCGGAACTGTAAAAGTTGAAGTACCCGCAGTAAAAATCATAGCTATATCTGTTGTACCTGGAATTTCTCTTATTTCACTTGTTCCACCAGATGGTCTAATAATAGAACTACTATTTAAAATATTAAATACGCCTGTATTTGTATTAGTAATACGCCAATCAGTTATTCCCTCTGATACATTTCCATAACCAATAATACCTTGTATAATGTCAATATTACTATATGACCTAATAATCATTCCCTGTATAGTATAATCTATATATATATAATATTTTACAAAAATAATATCTATATAGGTATTAAAAATAAAATTAATATAACAAAAATAAAATTATAATATGTTCTTCTTAATAAAAAATAATAAATAGTTATTGTAATTATAATAATTACACTACTGTAAAAATAAATAGGTTTATATAAACTTACATAATTAAATTTATTTTATTTTTTATTAAAGAAATTTCTTGTAATATATTTTCATATTTTTCATTTAAACAATTATTTTTTATTTCTAATTCCTTAATTGCTTCAATTAATACTGGAATTATTCTTTCATATGAGATAGTTAAATATTTTTCTCCTGATTTTGATATTATCTCTCCATCATCATTTGTGATAACATCAAATGGAGCTAATTTAACTAGTTCAGGAAGTACTTTTTGTACATCTTGTGCACTTAACCCTATTTCTATTTTATTTTTATTTATTCCATACTTAGTAGCTATTTCATTTGGTATATAATAAAACCCATTTAATTTATTTATAATACTGAGAGGATTATTAATAGTAGAAATTTTTGTTTTTAAACGTTCATCTGAAAAAAATGCTGTTATTTCACCAGTACTATAAATTTCACCTTCTACATGTAATGCTACAGTAGGATCTGTTTTCCCAATACCTACTTTACTAGTACTGAGAATACTCATTACATTTGTAGTATTCGCATATGCTCCATCAGCTAATGCTATATCTAATCTTGTTTTAGAATTAGTAGCTGTTCCGATAGATTTACCTAATCTAAATGTAGCTCTCATACCGACATCATATGGGCTTGTGCCGCCTTTTCTACATAAATGTAAAAGATCTATTGAGTCAGTGGTACTTGGAGCTGATTGATTAGTAATTGTTAATGGGGCAACACTATGATTAAATGAGCCAACAATTTCATTTATAGTTAATGTTGAACTGTTAGTATTAAGAGTAGTTGTTCCAATAGCCAATTTAGAGCTATCCCAAAATAAATTTGTGGGTTGCCCTATTGCTGCTGAACTACTAGCATATAATAAACGACCACTTGTAAAAGTACTGAGACCTGTTCCTCCATTAGCAACAGGTACTATACTTGTAGTACCTGTTGCTAATGAGGTTGCTGTTGCTGCTAATGTTGGTACATACTCATTACCACCAGCGCTCAAAATACCACCCACAGGCATATTAATATTTCCATTAACATTTAATTTATAAGTAGCATGTGGTGTTGTACCAATTCCAACATTACCAGTTAGGGTGCTTGTTCCAGAAATTTCTAAATTAGTACTAGCTTTTATACTTCCTACTACATCTAATGCAACCCCCGGATTAGTTTTCCCAATTCCTACTTTACTATCGCTTTGAAACGTCATTACAGTGCTTGAAGTACTAGTATATGCTTCATTTGCTAATGCTATATCTAATCTTGATCTAGATTTACCACTCTCTTGTGCCCATATTCCTAATCTAAATGACGCCCTTATGCCGTTCGGATTAGTTGAGCCTATTCCTCTTCTACATAAATGTAAAACATCTTTCATATCATTAATAGGGGCGGCAGCAGGGAGAATTATTTGACTTGTAATTGTCAATGGTGATTCACTGTAATCATATGAATTTGCGTGACTTTCTTCACTAATATTATTATTTATATTTAATATTGAAGATTTATAATTAATAGATTTGTAAGGGTCATTATTAGGACTAGCTATTGAACCAATCCCGATTTTACCACTACTTAGAATAGTTATTACTCTATTTGATATATCATATGAGCTGTCGGCTAATTCTAAATCTAATCTTGTATTAGATTTATTTATATCTGCTTGTAAGGATGGAGACCATTTGCTTAATTTAAATGTAGCTCTTATACCCACCGGTTCATCCCCTTCTCCTCCTACTCTACATAAATGTAAAACATCGGTTGGTGTATTCATATTATCATAAGTTTTATTAGTAATTGTTAATGGCGATATACTATAATCAAATATTGGTGTAGATATAATATTTTCATTTATGTTTAATTTTGAAGATTTTTCATTAGGCATTGTTCCAACACCTAATTTAGTAAAAGAACCATCAATTTTATAATATAACTCTGTGTTTTTTATAGTTGGTGTAATAGAATCTGACCCCCTGCCCATAAATAATACTTGACCATTTGTTAAAGAATTTACCGGAGCACCTGTTCCTCCATTAGCAACAGATAATGTTCCTAACGCACTACTAACATTTACATTTCCTATAAAAGAGGTAGCTATCAAATTTATTGTTGTTAAATTTGAGGTTATTAAATTTGAAGTTGTTATAGTTCCTGCAACATCTAATGCTGTTGTAGGATTTGTTGTCCCAATACCAACTTTACCATCGCTTCGAATAGTCATTACAATATTTGAAGTATTATATGCGCCTTCAGATAATCCTATATCTAATCTTGTTTTAGAACTACTAGTGACAGCATCATATTTACCTAATCTAAATGTAGCCCGCATACCGGTATTGTAGGCGCCTGATGATGCACCTACTCTACATAAATGTAAAACATCTATTGGGTCAATTCTACTTGGAACTGTTTGATTAGTAATTGTTAATGGAGCATCACTATGATTAAATGAGCTAATATAATCATTTATAGTTAATTTTGAAATTGGGCCTGGGTTATATACCCCAGTTCCTACTGTTACTCCAATTCCAACATTACCTTCATAATATATATCAACTAGGGCAACCGCAGGCACTGATATCCTGTCATTCCATTGACTTGATTTTTTATTATTTATAAAATTTGTAATTAAATTACTTGTTGTTAAAATATGCTTTATTAAAATATTACTTGTTGCAGCAATATAATTGCTTGTATCTTTTATAACATCTTTTATAATATTAATACCACCTTCTATAAGATAAGATTTAGCTGTTAAAGTACCTTTAAGAGTAGCATTACCGTCTGAATTAATTGTCATTATATCAGATGTTCCTGAATTAATTTTAAAAATATTATTAGAATTAGATATGTTATAAGAAAGTTGTTTTGTATTTCCTATTGATAAGTTAATAGATGATTCTGACTGAGGTATTTTTCTATATTTTATATATACATATCCAGACCCTCCTCTACCATATTGTCTATTATCACGAGACCCGCCAGCACCACTATTTGCTGCCCCATTGCGGATACTAGAAGTTTGTTCTGTACTATATACTTTTCCCCCCTTACCAATAGTCGGTGAAGTCTTTCCTGGCTCAAAAAGATTAATACTAAAGCCAGTATTGCCATCGCTTTTAATAAATCCACCACCATCACCACCAACACCAACATTATTACCTTCATTAGCATTTTTTCCATCAAATCCACCAGCTGTATATGTAGTACCGTTCCAATAAGTATTACCTTGATCTTGTGTTATACCAGAATAATATGCGGAATTGAAGTTCGCTTTATAGTACCCTCCTCCACCACTCCCTATTCCTTTTACAATCGTTTCAGTATCAGTATCAGTTCTTCCACGGCCACCTCCTTTACCTAAAAGATTTATACCATCAATAGTTACAATATCACCTATTGTTCCATTGCTATAATATCTAATAGAGCTATCTTCACCTTTATTAACTGTATCACTATCTACATAGTTGCCTACTGTTATATAATATCTACCAGCATCTAGTTTTTTGTCAACTATATATACTATGCCTCCAGCACCTCCTGCTCCTCCTCCTTCACCAACAGTTGGTGAATATTTTGAAGATGTCCCCCCAGCTCCTACTATTAATATATTAACTATATAATCTTGTGGAGTTTCAATCACAAAATTTTTAATTGTATCTGTAATTATAAACTCATACCCTTTATATAAGCGGTCATAACCAAATGCGCCTGTATGTTTTCCTACCGATTCAGTTAAATCTTCACCACGATTTCCAGTATTATCATGTTTATAAACCAGCAAATCTGGTGGCTGAAAAGTTGATGCTACACCCAAGTCAACATCACTCTGAATTTTTAAATTTGTAATACTTGATTTTGTATTATATATGTGTAAATTATTTGTTGGATCTGTTGTCCCAATACCTACTTTACCTTTATCATAATATATATCTAGTGAATTTTCACTATCTATCCATTGACTTGATGTATTTAGTTGATTTTTTCTATTTATATATTCTATTAATAAATTACTAGTTGATGAGATGTAATTACTACTATTTTTTGCTTCTCCTAATATACTAAACGGTTGCCCATTTAGTAGATAATTTGATGCATTTATACTTCTACTAACTGTTATGTCACCATTTTTATCTACAACTAAGCGGTCAATGTCTATATTTGACGTTGATGATACTATTTTAAAACCCCCATCAAAATTGCCTATTTTATAATCTGTATTATTATCATTAGAAGAATAAGTATTTCGTATTAGTTCTATTGACGCAGATGTACTTCTTAAAGGCCTATATCTTATTATTATAACTCCTGAACCTCCCGAACCAGCATCTTCGATAGGAAGACCAATTTGATACGCGCTCCCTCCTCCACCAGAACCAGTATCCGCTTTTCCACTACTAGCTGACCTTGTATAAATTGCCCCATTGTATATTCTTCCATTTCCACCAATACCTCCGCTACCACCAAGGCCATATAACTCTAAACCACTAAACGTACTATCTTTTTTCACATGTATACCTGCCCCTCCGCCAGCCGCATAAAATTGTGATACTCCTGTTATATCAATTCTCACACCATTATTTCCAGATGTTGAATTATTACCTTGACTACCAATACCTCCACCACCACCCCCTACTATAAAAATGGGATTGTTAGGGTCACTTGTTGGTGGATTTTGTCGCCCTTGATTACCACCAGCAACATAAGAAGAACCATTCCAAAATGTATTTTGTTGCATTGCTAAACCAGAATTGTATTGGGCATATGCACCATCAACGCCTCCACTTCCACTACTTCCTCCACCACTTCCTCCTGTGCGCCCAGGCTCGGAACTACTACTATTATCACCTCCATCACTTTGAGAATTTGTACCACCTGTACCACCTCCATAAGCATACATTGTAATACCATCAATACTATAAGTTGTGGTTGTTGATTCTATGATTCGTATTAAACTTGGCGAACCATTTTGGTCATTAAATATAGTCCCTCCTGATTTATTTGCGTCATCTTCAAAACTTGATGATAACCCCCTTCCACCATTACCTACAATTGCCTGATAGCGTCCTGGCGATAATTTATGGTTCTTAACATATACAACACCACCAGCACCTCCTCCACCGCCATACGCATCCCCACCAGCACCCCCTCCACCTACAATTAAAATATCTACTTCTAGTTCTGTTGTTGTAGTAAACACATATTGTGACTGTTTTGTGCCACCTAGATCATCCGTTACATATGTAAATTTTATGTATTTTTCTATTTTATCAGTTCCTATTTCTATTGGTAATAATTCTTTGTTTAATCGTGTAGCATATATGTCACCATATGTTACTTTTCTAGTATCCTGAATAATTATTTTAGCATTATTATCGCATATATGTAATTTACTTGAAGGTAAAGGAGCCTCAGGAGTATTAAATTCTCCTATACCTACATTGCCATTATTCATAATTTTGAGCCTTTCCATCCCAGATGTTTTAAAAATTAAATTAGATGATTTATATGATAGTGATATTGTATATTTTGATTCATCGCTAGTATCTTCTGAATCAAAATTTATATTACTATTATTTAATGTAATCATTATTATAATTATATAAATATAAAAAAAAGAGTTCTTTTTATTTACTAAACAAAGGTTTATAATATATACCCTATTATTAATTAATAGCCTCAATATATATTGATGAATTCTGAGTATTTATTCTATCATATGTTAATAAGTTAGAATAGTCTTCTCTTCCAAATATTGCTGAAAATGCAGTTTCTGTTTTTTTTGATACAACATCAATCGGTAATAATGAATTATAATTGATATTGTTTATAGCATCTAATAATTTAGTAATATCTTGAATAACCGCGTCGTTTCTAACTTTATTTGGCAAGTCATTTAGAACATCATTTATTTGTCTTTCTATATTTGCTTTTTCATTTCTTAATGAAGTTATGTTGAACTTATCTATGGGGTCGGCATTTATATAATTTGCTAATTTTTGATAATTAATATAATTATTGTTATTATAATTAATATCACTAAATAATTCCATAATTGTTCTATCTGTATTTTTATAATCTGTATATATCGTATTACCACAAAATAAATAATCATTCGCAGAAACATTTATGCTAGAAAGATTATTTCTAGTAAAGAAACCTTCATCATTATTATTAGTAGTAGTATTTAAGTCTATATATGTTGTTAAAATATTTACAGTAGATGTTGAATTATAATCATTATTATATAATGTTTCAACTTCTTCATTAGATAATGCTCTATTAAATACTAAGAAATTGTTAATGTCCATGTTAATATTATTTCCCAATCTCAAATTACCCCATCCTACAAATGCGGTTCCACTTTGATCTTGGCTTATTAAACTTCCATTTCTATATATTTTTCTATTATATTTTATATCAATTGTTTCTTCAACAACATAAACAAGATGAACCCAATTATTTACATCTTCTGGGTAAGATGATGCGGTCCCTGTTCCTACACCGCATTCAAGATCGTTCGCATAAAATGCTAAACAATACGCATTATTATCGCGTGCACCAATATGTAAATATATATTTGTACCATATTGTTGACCTTGTAATATAAAAAAACTATGTCCGCTATTTCTTGTTCTTCTCCAAACAGAAATACTAAATGATTTTCTAGCTAAATTTATTGATGAAGTTAATGAACCGTTTGTGGTATTTATGAAGTATCGTTCTTCATCATTTGTAAACTCAATAGTTCCTTTTTTAGTTAAATTATATTTAGTATCATTTTTATTACTATCTATTGTATAATTACTATCAAATTTATACCAAGCAATTAAATTTGGGGGTATTGTATTATCTAATCTTACAGGTGGGCTTTCTAAATATTTAAAATATATATTAAAATTTTTATTTTCATTAGTTGAATTTTTATTATAAGATTGGTAATAGTATGCTATCTTATAAAACTTGCTTGTAGTTATTTTAATATATTGTTTTAGATATGATGGTTTATACACATTGTTATATTTATTATATTTAAATACAATTCTACAATTATAATTTGTAGAGCTCAAATTATTTTCATCGTATATCATCAGTTCTGAGTATAATATATGAGGGCTCGCATATGTTGAATTTTCTCCAACATCAACTCTAAATCTATAGTATCCTTTTTGTAAAAATATAAATGCGGTTGTAATGTTATTTTGAAGTTTAAATGGTGGGAAAGTTAGTTGTGCTACTGAATTTAATTTATAATATGGGTCTGTATTAACCGTAATATCATATTTATTATCAAAATTTTTAATCCTTATAATTACAACCCCTGAACCACCTTTTCTATACATTATACCACCACCGCCCTTATGATTTTCAACATCTATAAAAATGGAATTTTTAAAATTTCCAGAACCACCGCTTGATGTACCATAAGTATCAACACCACCATTCCATCTTCCTCCGGAACCTCCTCCTCCATATTCAATAGACTGTCCAGTTATAGAAGAAACTACCCCTTTACCTCCGCTCCCTGTGTATGCGCCATTTGATTTACTACTATTTCCAGCATCTCCACCAGCAGAAGATGGAGCAGCACCTCCGCCTGCACCTCCTGTTTCCCAATTATTATCTACATTTCCTGCGCCAGACCCAGAAGAACCGTCTTCAATCTTTCTAGCATCATCCTGTCTTACACCACCTCCACCTCCGTTAGTTTTCAACACAGCTCCTGTGATAGGGTCTTTAAATGTAGCTGTTGGAACTGGGGTTGGATTAATACTAGCTTCATCTGTACGCCAGTTACACCATCTATCCGCGCAATATCCACCATATCCACCACCGCCTCCACCACCAGCTGCTTTAAGATCTATTGAATTTCCACTAAGTGTACTGTTTTTTCCAACTATACCTGCTTGATTGTTCCCTACTGTATCTCCACCAGCACCTACCTTTATTTCATATACGCCTGCGACTAAGGATACTTCTTTAAATTGTTGAACATCTCCTCCGCCACCAGCACCACCTGCGCCACCTCCGGCACCTCCGCCACCAACTAATAAAATATCGCATTTATAACCATTGGCTGGAACAATAAAAGAATAGCTTGTTTGTTCTCCGCCAGTATTATTAAATTCTATATATATTTCATCAGAACTAATATAATTACATTTGGCACCATTAGGTAATACAATCTCTTTAATAGTTTTATTATAATATCCTTTTTCGTAATTGAAAATTTTTGTATATCCATCTTTCCTCATTAATCTAAAAATATCTACAAATTTTTTATTGTCTGTTGAAAAATTATTTTTGGCTGAATATGCCGCAACTATTTCAGCATCCTTAGAAGCTATATTAGTATTAATACTATCTATAAGAGCTTTATTGTTATCAATAATAATTTGCTTTCTATCATCTATTTTTGTATTTAAATCGGCAATAATTGTAAATTTATAATCAACACCATCGGTATTGTATGCTGACCAATCTAAAATGCTCATATTTACATTATTTAATGAAAAATTAATGCTGGTGTTTGATATTTTATTTCTAAATAGAGCAAAAGAACTTATGTTTATTTCCGAATTAGTTGTTGTATAACTTTTGATTTGCGACAATGGGCAAATATATGATACATATTTAAAAATATATACTTTGGCATTCATGCTGATATCACTTTTGATAAATATCTTTAATAAATTATTTGTCGTATCATATCTGATACCATGAGACCCTAATATAGCAAAGTCAAATAACGCGTCGCTTTTAATTACATCAAACGTTGTTTGATCATTATTTAATTTCACTTTGGAAATATTAACAATATTTTCATTATTTTCTCTAACAATAGATATTTTATAAAATTTTTTATTTCTTAGAGAATCTATTGAATTATACTTAATTGAGCATATACTATTTAGAACATTTGTTAAATTATCGTTCGCATTATCTTTATTTAAAAATTGTATTGAAGTATATTTCAAACCATTAAATATGTTTGTATCTTTTTCACTATTGTCAGTAGTACCCTTAGAATCGTATTTTACTAAGTTATTTTCAGCATACTCAAAAGGTTGCGCAGCGCCTAAACCATCATAATCAAATTTCTTAAAACATTTACTTGTGAAGTCTGAATTAATAAAATCGCCTGTATTAGACCTAGTATTTGTATATATCTTTTTAGGATAATTTATTGTATTACCATAATTATCTGTATATGTATCAAATTCTTGCCATCCTTTTAAAGTATAGCTACATGTTTTCATATCATCTGATTGCCTATCGCAATTTTCAATATTCTCTTTACTATCTGTAAAATATACCTTACAATCCCTTAATTTATATTTATTTTCTCTTACAATATCGCTACTTATCCTTTCCATATTCCTGCCTGGGTATTTATCTTTTGGATAAGTACTTCTATCATTATAATTTCCATTTTTGTATTCAATAGTCTTTGCATCTATTGAACCATCTTCGTATTTCTCTAATATATTAGTGTGATATACGCGCAAATAATAAAAAACAGCTATAATTAATATTATAATCAAAGACATTAACCCCACAAATTGTAAATATGAATTTAAATCATGTAGAGAACATTTTGAATTCATATTTTATTTTTTATTCTTCTCTATTATTATTTATTATATATATTATTATAATAAATAATAACTTTCTTCAAACATTTTTAATTTAATTTGACAAAATATGTTCTAAAATTGTTCGTAATTATTAAAATTTGATTATAAATTGTGTTTAATTATTATTAAGAACCAAACGAAATCAATATACCGAAGACAAACTCGAACGAACTCAAAGACAAACTCAAAGACAAACTCGAAGACTATCTTAAAGAAGATGACATCAATCATCTTAAAGAAGATGGCATCAATCATCTTAAAGAAGATGGCATCAATCAACGTTTCCAATTTTCTCTACTGGACTTCAATTGCTAACCACATTGAAAATCCCAAACTTTCTCGTACTAAATGTATGTTAAATGCTATAAAAGAACTTAAACGCGAACATATGTTTAGAAGTTTCATTAGAAATAAATCTATTGAAATTAAAAAAATGAATCCTGAATATACTAGCGCTTATTGTATCAAGCTCTCTATGGTTGAATGGAGGAAGGGTTATTAAAATTAGATCTAATTAGGCAAAGTCGTATTTCATCTGAGAGGTAACTGTTCAAGGCAACCTATTAAGTCGTGGGAAACTAAAAGTTTGGTCTGAGGGAGGGAGTGGTGGGGGTATATATGTCCCATCATTCCCTGTGTTGCTATATCTTTGTACAGAGGGATGATGTTGTGTGATTAAGGGGGTATATAGGTCGGAATTGAAGTTTACGCCTTCACCTTCACCTTCACCTTCACCTTCACCTTCACCTTCACCTTCACCTTCACCTTCACCTTCACCTTCACCTTCACCTTCACCTTCACCTTCACCTTCACCTTCACCTTCTTCTACATCATTTTTTACATTTAAATCTTTATCATTTTCCAGATAACAATTACGTATAGCTTTTGATAAATCTAAAATATTAATTAATATTTTTAATTCTTCTTTAATTTTATCATTAGAATGTTTATTTATTAAAGCTAATAATTCTTTATTAGAAAAATCATACTTAAAAAGAATATCATATTTAGTAGATTTATACGCTGTTTCCAATGTTTTTTTTAAAGTGTTATCATCAGTAATATCTTTCAATAAATTTATTAAAATTGGTTTAGCTGTTCTTACACTTTCTATTATAGTTGTTTTTATATCAAAATTTGTATTAGCTGAACTTTTTGTTATTCCAAAAAAATTTGTAACACTTTTAGTTTTAAATCTTTTTTTCTTTTCTTCTCCTTCTTTTTTTTCTCCTTCTTCTTCTTTTTCTCCACCTTCCTCAATTTTTTTTTCCTGCCCTAGTATAACATTATTAAAATCTTTTCCCATTCTTTTAATTGTGTCCCACATCATCCCACCATATTTCAAAAAAAATTTTTTATTAGGGTTTTTAACTAAATCCTTCTTAGTAGGTTTGGTTTTTAGAGTTTTAGCAGAAGCCTTTTTTGTAGGTTTAGCAACAGCCTTCGGTTTAGAAAAAGCCTTCGGTTTAGCAACAGCCTTCGGTTTATCAACAGCCTTAGGTTTAGCAACAGCCTTAGGTTTAGCAACAGCCTTTGGTTTAGCTACTGCCTTCGGTTTAGCAACAGCCTTAGGTTTAGCTACTGCCTTTGGTTTATCAACAGCCTTTGGTTTAGCAACAGCCTTCGGTTTAGCAACAGCCTTTGGTTTTTTTACTAATTCCTTTTTACTATTCATAATGTCAATATTCTATTATATAATAATATATTAATACTAATCACAATATAAATGATAAAAAAATTTTAACAATTAAACAGATTTATTATAATAAAATATAAAATAAGATATAAATGCTATTATACAGAAGATTAAAAAGATTTTTTGAAAATTAATGTTAAAATAATAAAGTGAATCTATAATAAAATGCATAGTTTTTTCTTTTTCATATTTATAAATAATTATAGGTGCTATTATTAAAAATAATAGTGGATAGAAGACAATAATTACTATATAATATGCGTTTACTTTCTTAGCAATTTCTACCAATAAATCATTAAACTTTGTATTTAAAGGATCATTTGGGAATTTTTTTTCTAATCCAAATATATAATACTTTTTATAAAAGTCATCTTTATCATCTTTATCATCTTTATCATCTTTATCATTTTTATTTGTTTTATCTCTAATTAATAATTCAAAATAATCATTAATGTGTTTTATATATTTTATTTTATAAGCATTAAGGCGGCTATTTATTTTATCTTTTTCCTCTTTTCCATTTATAATAGCATCATATCCATCTTTATATTTTAAAAATAATATTTTTAATATATTTTGTTTACTATCTTCACCAACTTCACCAAAATTTTTATCATCTTTTATGATATCAGGAAATTGCTTTTTATCTATATCATCAAAGAATTTTAAACCTGTACTAGCATTAGTAGTAATATAGGAACTATATGATTCATTTTCCAATATATTTATTATTTTATTTTTTAGATTAATTAAATAAGGCTCATTGTAGTCTCCATCATAAATTGAGTAGTTAATCTTTGTGTTGTATTCATTATCATTTAAGCTATCTTTATTGTTTTTTTTGTTTTCATTATATATTATAATTATAATAAATATAAATATGTATGGAATCAATGCTAATATATATAATTTGTTTTCCATAAATTGTTTTAGTATACCCATTAAAGTCATACGTTCATCATCAATTTTATTATATTTGTTGATTATACCTATACAAATTATAGCAGCTATTGAAATGCTAAGAATAGATATAATTGCTATAAAGATAGCTGAATCCTTACTTAAAAGATAATCATCAATATACATAAAATTATTTGTTTTCAAATATTCAAAGATAGGTTGATCTAGAAAAATAGGTTTATCTAAAAAAATAGGTTTACCATCTTTATCACTTTCATAATTGTCATATCCCGCTTTTTTAAAATTTAAAATTAAGCATGCATTTAAAAATATAATTGTAGCTATACAAAATAATATATATGAAATATATAATAATAAATAGCTAAATAAGTTATAAACTACAAAAATATTATCTTTTAAACTATATCCATTACCACCTATTTTTTTCCTTATATATTTATTTCCATTAATCCGCTTATTTATCATAATATATACTTAATTTATATACATATAAATATATAATACATATAAATATATATAAATATATAATACATATGATTGAATATAGCATAACGGATTTAAAATATTATTATAATAAATATGACAATAATGACACATATATCAACGATGACATTTATGATGATAACTTCTATAAAAATAATGAGGAGTCAATAAATAAATTAGAAGATGCTTTATCAGAACTAACAGATTATGAGCATGTAAATAATAATATATACCATATATTTCCAATGGTTGTATTTATAATAGCAGCTAATTTATTAGTTAGTTCATTTATTGCTTTAAGTTAAATAATATTATTATTTAAGTTTAAAAAACATATAATTTTTATATAAGAATGGCTAATAGTATTACCCCTTCTGGAACATCAAGGAACGTTTTTGATATTTCATTATCCGATTTTGAAACAGCTGGAACTGTAACAGCAGCAGGATTTATAGGATCTGGCGCTAATTTAACAAACATTAATATAAATAACACAGAATATGTATTAGAATTGTCAAAAGGAGGAACAGGAAATTATATATATAACAATGATGGGGGTTTAATATATTATAATAAATCTTCATCGCGATTTACAAATGATCATAGATTAACATGGGATAAAACTGAACAAATACTAAAAATAAATAATCGCGATTTTTTAAGTGATACTAGTAATTATGTTAAAAGCACATCTAATGAATTAATATCTATATTGAATACTACTACTAACATATTATATGAGAATAATTCTTTAAATATAAATAATATAACTAATATAAATAATGTTAGTAATTATGTATTATCAACTAGTAATATATTAATAAAATATATAAATTCCCAACAAGTAAATAATAATAGCAATGTAATTGCGACTAAAAATAGGGTAGGAAATGTACAAATAGGGGATGGAATATATGTTAGTAAGAATGGAGTAATTAGTACAACAGAATCAATTATTAATACTACATTCCCAACGTTTGTGGATACATCAGTTGAATTTACTACTATTGAAGGTTTAAATTACAAAGTTTGTAAATTGCTATACAATCCTTCAATTGGAACAACATTCGACAGAACAAATAATCAAACTAATATATTACCTATATGGTGTAATTTTTCAAGTAATAATTTTATAGGTAATAGTACACCACCAAAAATACTAAATATAGGTTATAGTAAAAATTCATTAACAAAATTAGAATTATACGGAAATGTAAATATTAAACCTAATATTCATGAATTAAATATAGAATATACTCCTGTAAATACTACATACTTAGAGTTTAATAATCTAATAAATGTAGTTGGTAATCCTACTTATTGTAGATTTGAGAATGAATTTGATATTGATAACATATATAAAACATCTGTAAATAATGTGATTACAATTAGTTTTTGGTTGAAAGTTAACTTTAATAATAACGAGATAACAATTATAGAGTTTAGTAATACACCAACTAATAATGATTATATAGTGCGAAAATTAAATATTAACTATGTTAATAATTCATTAATATTTTTTATTCCTAGTGATGTTAATCCTTCTGTATCTATTATTAATATACAAAATATATACAAAAACCGCTGGTATCATATAATATGGTCTATTGAAAAACAGTTTGAATCTTTTAAAGTACAAGTTAATATTAATGGTATACTAGAAAAAAGTGTAATTATTAGTAATCAAAATTATCTAACTATATATAGTATTGGATTTAAAGGTTTTGATAACAAGTTTGATAAAAATTACTTATCATCGCCAAATAATAATTCTATTTATAAGTTTTGTATTTCTGATTTCAAAATATATAGTTGTTTATTGAGCAACGAACAAAAGAGCGAGCTCTATAATACCAATAATTATACAAAATATATTATAGAATTCAAAGATGATGAAACTATATGTGATATTTTAGCTTATGGTGGTGGAGGAGGAGGTAGTTCAAATTATGGAGGAGGTGCTGGTAAATTAGTATATATTAATGACGCATATATACCAAGCGGACGTAAAACTATTAATATTGGAAGAGGCGGTAGTGGTTATTATTCTAATATTAATAATAATCAAGTCTCATTAAAAGGAAATAATACAACTTTTGAATATTTAATTGCGCATGGAGGTGGAGCCATAACAAATAATTTGGATTCCAATAATAATTATTCAACTATTAATACTAATACAAAAGGTGGTTGTGGTTCAGGAAACTATGGAGAAGCAACAGAATTTAATATAACAACAGATTTATCAAACTTTCTTGGTAATACAAAAAATATATATAGTTATGGTTTTCCAGGAGGAGTTTATGGTGGAGGAGGCATTGGTTATGCTATTAATCTCAATGATCCAAATCCTGGCGAAGGTTTATATAGTTTGGAAAATAATTTTGTTAATCGTAATACAGATACTACTAAGTATTTTAATTATAAGCTTCCTATAAATTTTAAAAACGACTTTGGTTTAAATAATAATGAAATAGGGGAACTGTATAATGGTAATGTATATATAGGAAGTGGAGGTTATGGGCTTATTAATGATGGTAGGCAAATAAACAGAGGATATAATTCAAGTAATAGTGGTTGTGGTGGTAATTTGGGAGAAAATGGAAAGAATGGCGCATTATTAATAAGAGTTTTGACAACAATAGATAGAAATATAATACCACAAAATGTAAAAGATACTTCTAATTATATTAAGACATCATGTAATATCTTAGTAACCAGAGCAAATCTTAATGATAGCAATAGTAGCAATTATGTGCTATCAACAAGTAATATCTTAGTAACCAGAGCAGTTCTTAATGATAAGAATAGCAGTAATTATGTGTTATCAACAAGTAATATCTTAGTTACCAAAGCAGTTCTTAATGATAAAAATAGCAGTAATTATGTGTTATCAACGAGTAATATATTGATTACCAAAGCAGATCTTAATGATAGCAATAGTAGCAATTATGTGCTATCAACAAGTAATATATTAGTAACCAGAGCAGATCTTAATGATAAAAATAGCAGTAATTATGTGTTATCAACGAGTAATATAATTTTAAAAATAATTAATGATTTAACTACGGATATGATTCAAAATACAGGTTCTCATAATAAGTTTATAGTTGATAATATATACAATAATGACATTAGAGTTAATGGAAATTTAACTATTAGAGATAACTTAATACTTAGTGGAAATTATTTAGAACTTGATACTATTGTATATACAACAGAAACATTAGTAGTGATTAATGAAAATGTAAATTTGGTTGCTGTAACGGTTCAGCAGAAAACCGGTAATTCTGATATTTTTATTGCTTCAAATCAAAATACAAAAGTTTTTGCGATTGCCAATAATGGAGATGTTAATATTATTGGTAATTACAAAAGAAATAATAGAGATGTTATACTTGATACAAGCAACTATGTATTATCAACTAGCAATATCTTAATAGCAAAAGCTAACATAAATGATAGCAATTGTAGCAACTATGTATTATCAACTAGCAATATCTTAATAGCAAAAGCTAATATAAATGATAAAAATAGTAGTAATTATATAGCATCAACGAGTAATAATATCATAGACTATATTAATAGTATTAATCCAAGCGCAATATGGAATAAAGATGCTGCCAATAATATAAATTTCCAATATAATGTAGGGATTGGTGTTGAACCTCCTGTAAATTATAAATTAGAAATTGCGCAGGCAAATGTAACAATAGCTTTGGATACTGGATTATATGGTATTCATACATCTAATAATAGTAATATTATACTAACTGATTCTATTGGTAATAATAATATATGCGCAAAATTTAATTCAAGTATATGGGCAACTGGAAATATTATAGCAAGTAGTGATGAGCGAATTAAAAATAATATTAATGATATTTCAGATGATAGCGCTTTAAAGATGATATTAAATATACAGCCTAAAACATATAATTATATAGATAAATTAAGTAGAGGAAATAATAGAATATATGGTTTTATAGCACAACAAATTAAGGAGGTAATACCAGATGCTGTTAAAATAGAGTCAGAATTCATACCAAATATATTCTCTGTCGCAAATTATAATATTTATGATAATATTATAATATTACAGAATGATTCTATAAATATTGAAAATGTTATAAAAATAGGTAGTATAGTAAAATGTTATGATATAAATGATAAAATCATTGTAGTTGAAGTTGAAAAAATAATTAACGCAAATACATTTAAAATTAAAGATATAAATTATTTAAATGATAAAATATTTGTTTATGGAGCCGAGGTAAACGACTTCCATGTATTAAACAAGGAATATATTAATACTTTGAATGTATGCGCTGTTCAAGAATTATATCGTAAAATAGAATCACAAAAAAATGAAATAAATAGTTTAAATGAGAAGGTTAATGATATAATTAATTTTATTGATATTAGTAAATAAATATCAATTATAAAAATATCAATTATAAAAATATCAATAAATATTAAGAATATAATTATAATAAATGGCAAATGCTACTACTAATACAGATAATGAATTAGTAGTAAATCCAAGAACACAAGTAGGTAATCGGTTAAATGAATATAATACTCAGGATTCTTTGGATTATACAAAATTTATAAGTAAGGAAGTAGTACCAGATATTATTAAAGAAAAGGAATTAGATTCTTCTAGTTGCTCAGTTAATTCAACAATAGCTGATATTTTAAATCTCAATACTATTAGAGGTGGTAGTAAAATGATTAAAGGAGGCGGTTGCGGATGCTCAGGTATGTCAGGTGGGTGTTTTACATGCAAAAAAGGCGTTAAAAATATAACGCTTATATATAAAACTGTTCATGTTATTATTCCTGAATTATATAGTAAATATAACAAAGAGGCGGCTAGCATGAAAGGGATATCAAAAAAAGTAAAAAAAGTAAAAAAGGTCAAAAAGGTCAAAAAAATATAAAACTGTATATCGCTAAGAAGGATAAAGAACTTTACTTACGGTAAATAATGTTCCTTGTTTTTTTCATATGGTATATATTTATGAATATTTAGATATGCCTCATCTTTTCCTATTCTACTGTAATTAGAAATTATGGTAATCATATCTTTTGTTTTAGTGCGAAAATCTTTTAATGATTTATCTATTTCAATCTGCGGATCAAAGCCATATATATGCTTAAACTTATTAGGTATAACAAATATTAATGAATAAAAAATCTCTATTATATTATCTTTGATATCTGTAAAAACAGGCAAATATGTATTAATATCATAGCGGTCCGCTAATATATATATATATATTTTCATTAATTTATCCATATTAATAATCATATTAGAATATTTTGTTTTATCAAATTTTTTAATAAATCGAATATTAAATAATATGTCCATAAACTCTTTATTTTTTATTAAATATTTAATATTTTTATTATTTTTATTTACATATAAGTTATCATTTGATACTTCAATAATATCCTTAACCTCATTTTGTATATTATTTTTCTTTATATTATTATCAGTATTGTTTATAATATCATTTTCCTTAATATAATTATTTATATAGTAATATGCTATTATAATTATTATAATTGATAATAATATAGACGTATTATTTTTACTAAGTATATAATAAAAAATTGCCAATATAATAATAATATAATAATATCTACTTAATATCTCATTAATTATCATATTTAAATATCTATATTATTTTAATTCTATATATATAAAAAAAAGAGTAATTTACATGGAAACGCCATCTATAAAATATATAATAAATGACATTATTACAATCATAATTCCTACATAAATTTTTCGATTATCCTTTGTAAAAATATTAATTAATATATATATGTAATTATTTGTATTAATATAATTTTTTTTACTATATACTTCAATTATATCATTAATAATGTCTATTAATGTCTGTAATGTATTTTTATAAAGTTCTTTTATTGTTAAATTATAAATCGGTTTTATTTTCATGTCATTTGGTAATGAATTTGGTAACGTTTCCAATAACCTATTTAATTTTAATTCTATTTGTGTCTCAATGTATTTTTCTATATCCATATCCTTAGTATCCTTAATATCCTTAGTCTCTTTGATATCCTTAGTCTCTTTGATATCCTTAGTCTCTTTGATATCCTTAGTCTCTTTGATATCCTTAGTCTCTTTGATATCCTTAGTATCTTTGATATCCTTCGTTATATAATTGACATTATTGCTCATTTATAATATTTATACTTAATCGTATATAATATATTAAATATTAAATAATGTCCATCATATCTATATTTGAAATTAAATTACGTCTACAACAATATCTATTTAGACCTAGTGTATTTAATATGTGTCCAGTATGTATTTTTTCAAAGTTTTTATATACAGGATCAACATCAGTAGGTTCATCTATTTTATTTTTTTCCTTTTCATAAAAATCAGAGATATCAGCCATTACTTTTCCGCATGTAAAACATCTAATAGGTATAATCATATTGTTTTTATTTATTCTATATAAATATTATATAATCATTTTTTATATATTTATTATATCGTAAAATATAAGATAATAATAATATTATATTATATTAAGAATAATTAATAATGTCATATGCTCCTATATACGCAAAACTCCGTGATCTCGAAGAAAGATTAATAAAGATTGAAACCTTACCTTCTGCTATATCATTACCTACTGTTAACACAGTAGATTTAAGTACAGGTATAGATTTAACTAGCTTATTAAATGAATGCGCATTAAATTCATCATCTATTACTCAATTATCTACTTCCATAGCAATGTTAGCTACTAAGACAGAACTCCCTGATGTTTCAGGTTTTGCTACTAAGACGGACATGCCTGATGTTTCAGGTTTTGCTACTAAGGCGGACATGCCTGATGTTTCAGGTTTTGCTACTAAGACAGAACTCCCTGATGTTTCAGGTTTTGCTACCAAGGCGGACCTGCCTGATGTTTCAAGTTTTGCTACTAAGGCGGACCTGCCTGATGTTTCAAGTTTTGCTACCAAGGCGGACCTGCCTGATGTTTCAAGTTTTGCTACTAAGGCGGACCTGCCTGATGTTTCAAGTTTTGCTACTAAGGATGAACTTGTACCCCTCGCTACCAAGGATGAACTTGTACCCCTCGCTACCAAGGATGAACTTGTACCCCTCGCTACCAAGGAAGAACTTGTATCTAAGGATGAATTAGCAAACCTTTTTGCTAAGTTTGACAATATAATTAATGTGGTTGCTCAATTAAATACTAGAATTGATGAATTGTATACAAAAATACCAGTAAGCGCGTAAATAATATGTAAATACTATGAATATTTAGGCTTGGATTGTTTACATTCTTCTAGCATATCTTGTTCATATTTATATATATTTATAGAGTTGTTTAAAATTTCACTATTTTTCATAATTGTATATCCTTTACATTTTTTTAAATTAGTTAAACTACTAGACATATATTCCTTTGCTTTTTTATAATCTTTGTAATTATAATATATTACACCCATTATATTTTGAATATCAACAGATGCAATATTTAAAGAGTTGCTATATATATTTTCAGCATTTTTAATATCATCTTCTGTAAGATTTTGTTTTTCAGATATTTGCTTTAGCATGACATAATTGTTATTTAAATATAAATAATTAGTAGGATTTACAGATGAAGGATATAATCCTAATTTTGAACCCTCAATAAATGTTATTTTGTTATATGACATTGCTTTATAATTGCTTTCTTTAATTATCTTAGATAATGTAAATTTAATATTTAATTTAAATGTGTTAGTATTATTATATAATTTTTCACATAAATCTAAGTTTTTAATGATATAACAGGATTTAGATATAATAATATTATACAATTCGTTAATATTTAAAAAAGTATCTGGATTATTTGTAATATTTAAACATGTAAATAAAATATCCCAATTATTCGCATCATTTCCTGACATATTTAAAATATCAATAAAATTTCTAATATTATCAATATAATCATTCAATATAATAACATCATCTTCCATTATTAAATGTATATCATTACCATTGCTATTTTTGAAATTATCTAATATATATTTATATATATACCTATGTTTTTCAAAGTTTGATATTTGGTGAGCATTTAATGGTGAAATTAAATCATTAAATACAGTATCTTCTGGGAATTTTTCATAATTAACCCTAGAATTGAAAGAACTTATACATTTATTAATATATTCTTTTTTTGGTTCTGAAATTATATTTATCTTCATTTCAATATTCTTTTCAGCACATATTTCTTTAATTAAATTTATGGATGAATTAATAGTAGCTTGCCTGTTTTCTAATTCTTCACTATATACAACATATAGATTCAATTTAATCATAATTATTTATAAATATAATATAATTTTTATATATAATATAATCTTAAATATATATTATATAAGATAAATTTATTAGATAATATATATAAATATGATTAGCGAAGATAATATATTTGAATATGAATATAGTAATAGGATTGTTATTATTGGTGATATTCATGGTGATATCAGGCGATTTAAAGATATTTTAATAGATGCTAAGATAATTAATAAAAATATAGAGTGGATTGCTGAGCCTAAAAACACAATAGTTGTTCAAATGGGTGATCAAGTAGACAGTATAAATAGAGATCCTTCGCTAGATGATTGGGAGGTTCTACCTGATGTAGAAATGGTATATTTTACAAATTTGCTAAATAAAATAGCATTATCTAAGGGTGGGCGTGTAATATCATTGATAGGAAATCACGAATTAATGAATATAATAGGGAATTTCTCTTATGTATCTCCTAAAAGTTTAAATGATAATTATAAACGTCAAGAATTATTTAAACCTGGTGGAACATTATCTGCTGTATTATCGCAACGTCCACTAGTAGTTAAAATAGGTAAATTGTTATTCTGTCATGCAGGTTTAACATTGGAACATTTAAGCATACTTTCAAAATATAATAAGGATATTTCGTATTTAAATACAATTTGGAAAAATTTTCTAAAAAATAACGCGGTTTTAATTGAAGATAAAGAAATTTTTGATAAGATAATTCTTGATATGGATGGTATGCTATGGACAAGAGATTTAAATAATGGAGACGATTTAATGAAATTAAAAGAACAACTAGGGTGTATTTATATGTTCGTAGGTCATACAGTTGTAGAAAGAGTCAAATTAATAAATGATTTTATATGGTATACAGATACTGGCATATCTAGGTCATTTGGTAATACATCATATCAGTACATAGATATTTTTAATAATAATTTAAATATAAAAGAAGTAGTCGCAACTTAATAAATAATGATATACCCTAATATATAAAAAAATGATTTATAGTAATATATAACTTTGAACAAATAATTATAATGGATACTTGTGTATTTGATGAGATGATTGCTAAAAAGACAGAAGAGATTCTTATGATATATGAAGACAAGGTTAAATCTAAGACTAAAAACAAAAAAATGATTACTGACCCTTCTGTGTTAGACTTCAATAGTAAGAAGTTGATAAGCCAGATAAATGCCGCATTTGACAAAAAGCTTAAAAATTCAAAAGCATATAAAAAAAAATGTGAAGAAGAATTATCTAATACCACACCACATTAATAAGAAAGTATATAAATATAAATTATATTATAATACTTATAATAGATATATGTCTTTGGCAGATATAAATCAAGACATAGACATATGTCTTTTAAATTATATAACAGATACATGTGATTTTGACATAGAAGATGTATCTAAGTTAATATATGAGGCATTAAAAGAATGTAATAAATACTATACATACGATATAATTAATAAAAGATTGGAAAGTATTAAAAATTATAGAAGAGAGTTAAATATTTTGCTTCAATTACCTCTTATGAAACAAAGATCAGAGGAATGGTTTGAAGCACGTAAAACGCGTCTTACAGCAAGCGACCTTTATGACGCTGTAAAAGGAGGTAATATTAGCATTAAATTAGCAAAGAAAAAAGCAAATATTATAACAGATAATATTAATTACAACGCTATACCAGCACTTAAATGGGGTACTATGTTTGAACCTATGGCGACGAGATGTTATTCTCAAAAAATGAATAATATTAACATTCATGATTTTGGATTGATATGCGATGTAGATAATACGCATTTTGGAGCATCACCAGATGGCATTAATGAACTAGGAATAATGCTAGAAATTAAATGTCCATATTCGCGAAAAATTATTGACGGGGTAATACCTGATAAATACAGAATGCAAATCCAAGGTCAATTGGCTGTTTGTAAACTGAAAGAATGTGATTATATTGAATGTATATTTAAATCAATAGAAAGTAAAGAAGATTATTTAGAGCTTGGTGATACCATTATTAACCATGGTATTATTGCTGAGTTTTATAACTCTAAGGGTGAATATGTATATTATTACAGTGACCCTAATAAGACACCAAAAGAATGTATTGAAGAGATGATAAATAATCGCGATTATCATGATATCAACGATGATGAAAAAAAGATATTAAAATTTAGCAAGTATACATATTGGAAATTGGATGAAATGATAATTCAGCGAGTAACATTTAATTCAGAAGCATGGGAAACTATTATTCCCAAAATTAATAATTTTTGGGAAACAGTTGAAGAATATAAGTTGCTTCCTATTGAATTAGGAATAAAAAAATACATGTTTGTAAATGACGATAACGACGATGATGAACCTAAAAACAAATAATATATGGTATTTTTACAAAAAACATTGCTATATTAGCAATAAATTATATATTTTTTTTTATTGAAACTCTATATATTTTCTTAATATGTTATATTTTATATGTAACATATTATATTATCAATTATATAGAGTTATGCCAAAACAATTTAAAAATTTTCGTAAAAATATTGGAAGTATTTTTAAATTTTTAACAAACCAAAACAATAGAAATCAAAATCAAATTCATAATTTCACAGATATTACAACAATACCTGAGATGGGAAACCGAACACCACCAAGAACACCAACTAGAACATCACCAAGAACACCAACTAGAACATCACCAAGAACACCAACCAGAACACCAACTAGAACACCAACTAGAACATCACCAAGAACACCAACCAGAACACCAACTAGAACACCAACTAGAACACCAACTATAACGCAAAGAACGCCTGTATTATCAAGACGAAGAATATTTGTCAACAAAGAAAAAGAAAAAAAACTTCTTCGTAATGCTGAGCCAGAATATTTGACAGAAATGCATCATGATACGTTCGGTATTGTTTTAGAACAAATGTTCGGAAAACTTTGCCCGATTGTATTCAATAAAGAGTTTGTGGAACAATTAAAATCAAAAGAGGTAGCACTTTTAAAACCATTAATAATAAAACATGGGGTATTACCAAGAATAGAAACATATTTATTGCCAAAAATTGAAGTAATTGAACTGTCAGATATTACTTTAAATAAGTATATAATTGAAGTTTTAGATATGACAGTTACACATTCAAAAGTATCAACTATCATTTTACGAAATATTACTTTTGAAAATATTGATGACATTGATAATTTTTTGGTATATCTTGAAAAAAATATTCAAATTGATACATTAATATTAAGAAATGTTGAATTAATAAAAGTAAGTGCCCGGATAGGCGAAAAAAAATATTTAAATAATTTTCTATATATTATTGGGAAGTTGAATAATATTAAATATTTAGAATTTAGTAATTTTGATATTCTAAATGTGTTTGAAGTGGTAGATAATCAAATCCCTGACCATTATTTTGCAAGTCATTTTGTTAGATTGTTAATTAAATTAGAAAAACTGGAATACTTAATATTCAATAATAATAATATCGATATTGATGATTATTATGATATTTTTCGGGATAATTATGTAATTGATGAATATATGACTCCTCCTGAAAATGCCATAAAAAAAAATAATAAAATGTTATATGTTGTTAAAAAATACTTTTCTCCCGAAGGGCGCAAACGTCAGCATATTGTATCTGTTAAAAATAATAACCCTATCGAACAAAATGATAAAAAACCAGTTATAAACTGTATTCAGAGAAGAGGTAATGATTTTTATACAATAGGAAACAAAGACCCCTTTGAAGTTGTTGACGAAGTTGTTAACATAGCAGAATACAAAAATATTTTTGTTATGAACCAAATAAAAACCAAAAAAAAAGAACTATTAGAAAAATATAATATTAGATTAACATTAACAAATAGTGGACGCGGGAGTGGAAGCAGACGTAGTAGCGGAAGCACTAATTAAAGTATACAAGCTGTCATTCTTTGCTGATATAGTTGAAAACCACTATATACACACCGATTAGAACAGACATTAGATTACATTTCAACAAAAAAGAAATATATGTTAAAGAAAACATAAGACTTATTAAAGTATTACCACAATACACTAGTTTATTAACAAACTTAAATATGGAAAACATAATGATATGCTAAATTGCTATCATATTCATACGATAATATATTCTAATAATATATCTTGCTGATATTTTTTTTATGTAATTAATATTTTATGTAGTTATTATCTAAGATTTCCATCCTGTTATGCTCTTTGTGTATAGACATATATCTATCTATTATATTTAGAACCATAATGTCATTTGTTTTACACCTTTGGACATTTAAAATGCTTATTGTAAATTTATATATAAAAATTGATAGAAAAATTATTTAAAGTATTTTATAAACAATAAATAAGATGATTTCTACTCAACAAATTAAATCAACAACAACTAAACCTGTTAGTTTAGATACTTACGAAACTGTTAATGTATTAAAGTGGAATAATTCTAAATGGAAAAATTTATGTCCTTATTTGTTAAAAACCGATGGTGAAGAATGTTGTCTTAATTCAGGAGGAATATTATTTGAAAACTTTTATCAGGGATGTAAAGTGTATGATATCGTCTATGAAAATGAGGTATATCCATCGCAATATTTTATGAATAATCCAAAATACTTATGGTGGAAGTTTGAACCACAATTACCATCAGGGGATGTAATTTTACAAAATGGATTAATTAATTATGACTTGTATTATCGCTGGAGAAATAGTTTATGGGAATGTAAAAATCCAATTAGATATCCTAATAAAATACACAGAAGAAAAAATACCCAATTTGGATTATGTATAGATAAAGAAGGAAATGAAAGTAGGTTAAATTATATCTCTATGCGAAAAGAATTATATGTAAAAGAATATATAAGATTGATTAAAAATTTACAAGAATATAAAAATTTATTAAATAAATTAAAAAATGGAGAAAATATTATGATATGCGAGATTGATGTTCCAGCAAAAAATAAAAAAGGAGAATATGGAAAAGATTGTGATGAAAATAATATTTGTTATATGTCTATTGCAAAATTGGAATTATTATTACAAGACACTAACGAAGCATTTGGTCACGGATTATGTTTAGCATATTCTTTATTAGTTGATTTACAAAACACGTCTTAAATCTTAATAAGTATAAAACTATAAATATTAATTGATTTATTCAGTTCCATATCAACATTATACAAATAGTATAGAAATGTTTTTTAGTCTTCTAAAATCAAAATTGCAAAAGAAGCAAGGGTTATATTATGAAGACTTAAATAATAATATTAAAGAAGTAATAAAAACGATACCAGAAGACTATTATAAGAGTATATTAAATGGAACATATAATAGACAAAAAGATTATATTAAGAAAATAAGGTAAGAAAATACAAAAATTATAAAGACTAATATCGGCATTTTAAATGTCCAAAGGTGTAAGAAATTCAAGAGTATACTTAATCATATAGAAGATAAATAATACGCATACTAATATTTCTGACATCGTAATTGACAGTCTCTTTGTAGTCTTGTTGTAGTCTTGTTGTAGTCTCTTTGTAGTCTTGTTGTAGTCTCTTTGTAGTCTCTTTGCTGTATGCCTTACTTATTATATACTATAATAAAATATCAATTTTTATAATTTTATTGGTTAAAAATAATAAATTTATCTTATCTAAATATAAATTTATCGACAACTACACAATAAAGATGATAATAAAACAAAATAATATATATGATATCTTAATGATATGAATTCTTTTTTTATATACTGCGAGTACCATAATAATCTTCGTAGTTTCCTTCGTAGTCATCAACGATGACGCCTGAGAACTGAACATCATTATTTGTATTTGATTGTGGTATAGGATCTTCTATGACATCTTCATAGTTATCCGAATATGGATTTACAAAATACATCATACTAAATGCTTGCTGTTTGTTATTATTGGTATGGTCAATACATTTAGATTTATATCTAGGGTAATCTTTTTCGGCATTACCAGAAGTACCGTGATATGTATTGCTATTAGATATAGAACTATCATCATTCATATTTAGACAACCACAATTAATAGATGATGATTTATTACATTTTATAAAGCAAAGATCACTATGTGTGTAATATGTTTTCATAGTAGTATTTAAAAAAGTATTTATAGTATTTAAAGTACCTTCCTCGCTATCGCTTTTAAGTTCCATATTTTTAGAATATAATGGAAATATTATTAATATTTGCGCGTACAATGAAGATATAATAGTAGCAGGATCTTCGCCATCATTTGTCTCCATTTTAAAATTCTGCTCTCCATTTCTGCTAATTAATTCTGAATAATATGGTTTTTTATTATTTAATATATCAACGCGTGCATCTAACCATTTAGTAAATGGAGTATTTTTTGTATCGCTTAGGTCAGAGCTATATTTTAAATAGGGCGCTTGTGATATACACGCATAAATAGGTCCCTTTATTTTACCATTAATAGAATTTTTATTAGTTTGAATTTTAGTTAATAAATAGCTATACAAGCTATTCTCGTTATATATATATATAGTTTCAAAAATATTTGCTATATTCGCATTATTCATTTGAAGAGACAATTCTTGTGGAGATATTTTTAAGCATTTATAAGCTAATAAGTCATTATAGTTCATTATATCACAATAAGATGTATATGGATGCGTTGTACTTTGGATGTTAATTCTATTATATTCTGATTTATTGTATCTATTATAATCTATTGCTTCTTTATTGAAAGAAGAGTTTAATTGTTGTAAATCTGTATTAGTATTTAGATTACCTTTACACTTCATTTCTTGCCCATATTTCCATGAATAGTTTTGATTATTTTGACTATCAAAATTTTCTCTATTTCTAAAAATATATATTAGAAATAATGCACTCATTATTAAAAATAATAATGTAAAAATTACTTTTAAACTAAATAATTTATTTTTCATATTACTATATATAATTATTATAATAATCATTAATAATTTAATAAAAATAAAGCAATAAATTATTTATGTTTTTGGTTATTTAGCTTCAAAGTATGCTTGAATAGTGTATTATTATGCTTATAATTTAAATAATGTAAAAGTAGCATTTTGAGGAGTTACAAGGTTGCTATCATTTACAGTTATAGTTGGTTTGTAATATTTAGAACCAGCAGTTGTAAGTGTTAAACTTGTTATAGTTCCTGTTTGGTTTAGAACTGGTGTTATTGTTGCGATATCTGGTGATTCAGGGTCGGAAAGAACAACTGATAAATTAGTTTGAGATGGTGTAAAAGTACCCCAATTATTTGAAGGGCTTGGTGCAATTGCTGTTAAAACACCATTAGTAATAGTTGCATTAAGTTTTGAATTTATATTACTTAATTCGCCAGCTGTAATAGCTGAAGCACCTAAAACACTTGAGATACTACTAATTTTTACGTTTGCCGCAACATAAAAACCATTATCTAACGGGCTACTATCAAGTACAACATTACCATTAACAATATTTTTTATTGTAATTGTCATTATACCATTTGCATCTGTTTGAGCAATTGCACCTGCTTTTCTAGAATTATTTGTAATAGTAACAGAAGTATCTTTTTTATAATATCCATTATCTGTCGTAGTTAAACTTATTTCTGGAAGAGTTGTAAGAGCGCCGAATGAATTAGTACTAACAGTAGGAGTAATTGTTGGCGTTGCGGTAAATTTAATAGCTTTACTTACAGGAGGTGTAAAAGTAATACTTGGCACACTAGTATAGCCAGTACCATGGTTTGTAATTTGTGCGGCTGTTATACTACCTTCATCTGAGTATGTAAAATTGCCTATTTGTAAACCAGTACCGACACCACCAGTAATAGTTAGTGTAGGATTTAGAACGTGTCCTGTATACCCTTTACCACCGCTAGCACTAATAAATGAAATAGCTGCGGTTTTTGTTCCTGATGTTGCTGATATTTCACCAACATTAGGAGTTACAGAAGTTACTCCATTTATAGATGCGACACCTTTAACTATTTTTAATGGTGCATTTACGTTGTTAGCACCTATATATATATTATTCTCACCATCTTTTTTATATATAAATAAACCATTATCGTTGTTTGATATATTATAACAGTTATTACCCATTTTATTACATATTTCTAATTCTTTATCTGCGTCTGAATTTATTTTTAATCCTGCTGTTGCTGTTGTTTTAGTTATTAAATTTAGTTTATTAATATCGGCATCAGCTGTTCTGTATTCAAATATTTTTTTATTTCCGTCATTATATCCATCATTATTATTATTAAAACTAAAATATTTATTTAAATTATAGCTAAACGTACCTATATTACTTGTAAATAGTTTGTTTTTGGCGTCATATTTTGAATTAATGTCTAAAATATTACTTGTAAATATATTGTTGTAATTATCTACTTTATCACTTACTATATTAAAATTGTTTGTTTGTTTACCATGTAATTTATTTATAATATTTGATGTTGAATCAAAATTATTATTAATGTCTTTAAAATTAGTATTTAGATCTAACTTTAAATCCTTTTTATATGTATAATTATCATATATAATATATCCAAGAACTCCTATAAAAGCAATTAAAACAAACAATAATATGGTATATATTATAAATTCAATAGCATCCATTTATATTAATTTATCTATTTTCTAATAATAATATTTATTTTAAATAATATATTTATAATGTGTTAATTTCTAATAAGAATAGATATCTTAATATATAATTTCTATTTCTTTAATATTGCTGGAAACATCTTTTGCGTCTTCAGCCTTTTCTTCACTAATATTACCACCGTCAACTCTATCGTCTGTTACATTATTTACATTTATATCTTCACCTCCAACCCCTTTATCCTCATATAGGTATCTTTCACTACCTTCATCATCCTCATATATATCATCTTCTGCTTCTTCCTCTTTATATACTTCTTCATCACTTACTCCTCCTTCACTAACTCCTTTTTTACTATCTTCATTGTTATCTTCATTATCTTTGTCTTCTTCTTCATTATCTTCGTCTTCTTCTTCATTATCTTTGTCTTCATCTTCGTCTTCATCTTCATCTTCATCTTCATCTTCGTCTTCTTCTTTGTCTTTTTCTTCGTCTTTTTCTTCGTCTTCTTCTTTGTCTTCTTCTTCATCGTCTTCGTCTTCATCTTCGTCTTCTTCTTCATTATCTTCATCGTTATACCCACCTTTAATTTTATCAATTTTTTTATGATATGTATCAGTCCATTTTTTTTCATATATTATTGTATTCTTAGTAGTAAAATTATCTACTTGCGAATTAAATAGTTCATAATCTATATCATCATCGTTCTTATCATTTTTATCTTCACTTCCATCATCATCGTCATCATCGTCATTAATTGTTCTTGCTAATTCTAATTGATCTATTGGCATATCTATGAATTCAGTATTTAATCTAGGTTGTATTCCCATAGTTTCTAATTCTTGAATAAAAAGTTTAAAAGCATATGGCGTTTGTATAACAGCTACATCGTCATTATTACAATTTCTACATTTGTTAATATTTTCTTTAATATTAAATGAAACTAATGTTCCGCATCTTTTACATATACACCAGCAAAACTTATCTGATCTTTCCATCATACTTTCTTTAATAAAATTTGATATTCCATGACTTAGTACAGTATCACGTTCCATTTCTCCTATTCTTAATCCACCGCCTTTACGTCTTCCTTCTGTTGGCTGTCTTGTAAGTCCAACAACCTTTCCTACGCCTCTTGAATTTATTTTTTCAGCAACCATATGTTTCAATCTAAAATAAAAGGTAGGGCCGATAAAAATTTCAGTATCTATTTGAGTTCCATTGTATCCGTTATATAATATTTCATTACCATATTTATTAAAATTATTTTGCTTTAATCCATTATATATAGTTTCTTTTTCAATAGGTATAAAAACACTAGCATCTCCTAATAAACCATCAATACAGCATAATTTGGCAAAAATACACTCAACTAAATGTCCTATTGTCATTCGCGAGGGTATCGCATGCGGATTTATTATAATATCTGGACGGATACCATCTTTTGTATATGGCATATTTTCTTCTGGTATTATCATTCCTATAACTCCTTTTTGACCATGTCGCGAACAGTGCTTATCGCCAAATTCAGGCTTTTTAATTTTTAAAAAGCGGACTTTACAAATAGTAGAATCATTGCCTGCAATTTTATCTGATTTATATACTTTATCAACTTTCCCAAATAATGAATTATCGGTAGATAATGATACATCAGTATATATTAATTCTTTATTAACATCTGTAAATACACCATTCTTAAATTCCTTAATAACTTCTCTAATATTTATCATCCCAATAATTATTACCTCCTGACCCTCAGGAACATAAGTGCCTTCTTTTATAAATCCATTAGCATCTAAATGCTCATAATTTTTATTTTTAATACCATTTATTTTAATACCTTTATCCCGCATAAGAATTGGATTTCCAAATATTACCTTTTCATTTTGAGAAATAATTTTAGATGTTGCTGTAATAGACTTATAATATGAAAGTGAATTTAACCCTCTGTCTATTGTTGCTTTATTAATCATTATACTATCTTCTTGATTAAAACCAGAGTATGTCATAATAGCAACTATTGTATTATACCCATTGGCCATATAATCGCTTGAAGTATATTGTGCTATTCTAGTATTTATAATAGGTCTTTGTGGATAATGAAGAATATAACTCATAGTATCAAATCTTTTATTGAAGTTTGTTGAATAAATTCCTATTGCTTGTTTAGATTGTGCCGCATGAAAGACATTACGCGCGGATGAATTATGATTGCTCATAGGAATATTACCACTAACTACACTTAGTATAGTTGAAGGATGTATTTCCATATGCGTATGATATGGTCCGATTTCATTTTCATTCATAGCTATTAAACATGTATCTGATTCTTCACTATCAAGATATTCAATACAAGCGGACGATTTTTCTAATTCATTTAATATTGAAGAATATTTATTTCTATAATAATTATCAGATTTTTCACTATCGCTATCACTACTATCACTACTATCACTACTATCACTACTATCACTACTACTACTATCACTGTCTATACTATAGCTACTGCTAGTATCATCGCTTTTTCCTCCTTTACTATCATAGTTAAGGGTTTTAATATTTGCTAATAATTTATTATCATCTCCATTGTGTGATGTATCATCAATTATTTCATCAGACCCCTTATCATTATTAAACATACTATCATAAAGATATGAAATATTGTTGTTATCAAAATAGGTAGACCCTCCTCCAACTCTTCTTTTTGATTTTTTTAATGGGTCTATATATTTGTCTATATAGTAATAATCATCATTCTTTTCTTTGCTGTCAAGATTGTAAAATGTCCCATTTAACATATCAAACCAATTTTTAAAATCATCATTTTTACTATATGCTTGTATCTCATTCTTTTTATTTTTATTATTATATTTTAAAATTAAAAGGGGACGGCATGGTCGTCCTGCCTCAGTAAATATTCGCAATTCGTTGGCAGATATATTGAAAGATATAGATATTAATATGTTAATTAATCCATTACGACGATATGCTTTCAATAATCTGGTAACAAATAGGGGGTCCCCTGTAATTCCAAATAAAGTTCCATTAACAAATACATTTGTAATATTTTTATTGCTATAAATATTGCTATTTATTAATGGTATTACACCTATGTCTTTTAAACATTCTGTAATATTGTCTACATTAATTCCTGCTGTTATTTTTGCTAAGATTGCTAGATTTTTCAAATATCCTATTGATGCGCCATCAGGCGTTTCATAAGGACACATAATACCCCATTGTTGGGAATGTAATTTGTGCGGTTCCGTTACTTTAATACTTCTATCTATTGGCATATTAACACGTCTTATATGCGATAACGAACCTATATAACTTATTCGTGATAAATCTTGGACTTTCCCTAACTCAGGGTCGCTATTATTAATTAGGCCCCATTGCCCTTTCAAAGATTTAGCAAAAGTCTGTGTTACAATAAGATGATCTACAATCTTATAAATATTATTACTATTAATAAAATTATGAAAGTCTTTTTTTCTATTTTTCCCAAGAGTCTGATAATATTCTCTATCTATCATATTTCTTACATTATCTCTTAATTTGATATAAGCCTCTTGGAATAATTCTGCTAACATGAAACCGCTAATATCAACTCTTTTATATATATAACTATCGCGATCACTCAGAGGTAGTAATCCTTTTGCGGTTTTAATAAATTGTAAAGTTAAATATCCTAAGTACTTTTTTTTATTTTCAAAATCTTTAATATTAGGAAAAAAATCTTTTGATAATACCATTTTAACATGTTCAATTGTTCCATATTGAACACGAAATTTTAAATAATCTATTGCCTTTTTTTGTGTATCAACATAATATTCTTTTTCGTTATTAATATATTTAGAATCAGTAATGCTAGGTCTTATCAAATTATCAAAATAATTCTGTTCTATATCATTATAACCTTTGCCAAATATAGTTTGACATATTTCCTTATCACTTTGAACACCTATTGCTCTGAATAATATGAATAATGGTATCTTTTCTTTGAATGATGGTATAGAAACATAAATAGCACCTTTTGAATTAGCATATTTACCGCTAACATTTTCTTCTGTATTGTTTCCTTCAACAATAACTGGATTTCTTACAAAATGGAATTGAACATTTGTCGGTAATAAATTACCTTTATCTGCGACGCACCGAATAATACCCTTGTGACTAAAATCTTTATCATCTTTTATAGATGACACAAATAACTTATTTGTTACTATTTTTTCTTGCGCTATAATTACTTTTTCTTTACCATCAATTATAAAATATCCTCCGGTATCATAAGGACATTCGCCTAATTTACTTAATATACTTGAACCTTGATTTTTTAATATACATAGATCACTATGAAGCATAATAGGAATACTCCCGATTGCTACATTTTTAAAAGTTTTTGTTTCTGGTATTTGTTTATCATCGTTTTTTGATGTAATACAAACAAACATTTCCGCAAAAATATGTGTTTCATATGTTAAATTACGCATTCTCGCATCATAGGGTGTTATTAGTTTTGGACATCCGTTTTCATATATTATAGGTCGGCTAACATTTAACTCGGTACCATCTTTACCACCAATATAAATTTCTATTTTAAATACTTCTTCTTTGTCATCGTCATATTTAATCATAGTAATCGGATTATATGATTGAATAATAGAAGGTATTTTGTTTTTAATAAATTCACGATAACTATCTAAATGATGTCCTGAGAATGGATATCTATGATCTTTAAAATATAAATCCATTATGTCCCATTCATTATTAATCATTCTAAATATTTATTATTCTATTATTAAGAATATAATATATAAAAATAAATAATATAAACCTTTGTATAAAAATTAATTTGTTTTATTATTAATTCCTAAATCGTATATTATTAATTCGCCATTATTAGATAAGATAATGCTCGCAGGCGTTTTATACATAGATTTAATATTTAATTTAACATATCCACGAAGATCATTATTATTATGGATGTCATATCCATATATATTAAGGGACATATTCTCAAATTTAAGGGCACGTTTAGTAAAGCATTTAAAGCTTCCACTATGATTTGGTATCATTGATTTTACATTATTATTTTCGTATAAATATAAATATCCGTCAGAATTAAATTTAATTTCATATACATTGTTAAAAGATTTTAATGAAACACGATCTATTTCTAGACTATCATCTTCATTAATAACATAATCTTGTGTTAGTAATTTATTACCCCATGGCATATAGCAAAATGATATATCACTAAAATATGTTTCATCAATTCTAAATATAGAAAAAACTATTTCTTGAATATTATTAGGTCCTGGAAATTTTCTATTTCTAAATGCTAATTCTTTTAATATATTAATATTATATTCTTCTGAATAATCTGCATCTTTTGTTCCAGAATAAAGATTATTTTTATAAAAATCTACTAATAAAGCATTTGCTTTACCTTTATCATTTCGTTCAATGCCATTATTAGTACATATAGCTGTAGCAAAATTGCTATCTTTTTCACATAGTTTTTCTTTAATAATTTGAGTACATAAAAATTTATCAAATGTTTTGTCTTTATCAAGCTTAGATTTTTCATCACTACAATGTTCAGCAATATTAGCGGAATCAGTAAATATAGTTTTGTCACGGCTTTCGTATTTGAGTTTATCTTCCTTATCAAATTTTGACATATGCTTTTCATAATAAGGAGTTCGTAGACAACTTGTAGGTTTATAACGATAATTAGCGGCGGATGATATTAAAGTAGCTTCATCTGTACTATATTCTGGAATTAATACATTGTCTTTCATATTAGAAACACACCCTAAATTTAAACACGATTGTGTTAAATCATTTTTAAAATAATTTTTTTTAATTATTGTATTTTCTTTGTCTTTTAACATACCTATTTTAATTATTTGTAAATACTTAGAATATCTACTAGTCATTAATTCCATCCATCTATTTTGTTTTGAGAAAGCGTCTAATGAAGGAAAAAAAGTATATCTATCCTTATATTTAAATAGATTTGGAATACATAAAATCATCTCATAATTTCCTTCAAACAAATCAACATTTATTATCTTAGCTAACATAACATATATAGGTAATGGGATACTCAAATCGGAGGGGTTTAATAAATTATTTTTAATATTTAATAATTCTTTTTCAATTTCGCTTTTTATATTACCTCCATCAACTTTATTCCAAACTTTGCTGTATATATGTGGATTTATATGGATTCCTTTTGTATATTCATCAAATGTCATAAATAAGCATCTTTTCCATAACAAAAACTCAGTATTTTTTGTTATATTATCTAATAAAGATTTATTGCATTTTGCTTGATCATTTTTATCACCATTGCAAACATTAGCAGTATCTTTACTATATTTAAGCATTTTATATATATAAAATATATAAAATTATTATAAATATTATTTATAATAACATTTATATATAAATATGAGTAATTATAATATAGATAATGATATCACACAATATATAGATAGGTGTATATTCAATAGTTCTGATTATGACATAGCAACAGTTTGTTATAAATATCTAAAAGATAAACATAGATATGTTAAAAATAATGTATGGGAATATTTGATAACATATAAAAATGGTAATACTATATGGGGAATTGATATTAATAACCAGCATATAACATATTCAATAAAAACAATTGTTTGTTCTGCTTTTACTAAGCGTTCTTTGTATTGGTCGGATAAAAAGGGGGATATCATATATAGTGATCCCGAATTAATTTCAATTAAATTATTACATATAAGTTCAAAACTTAAAGATAATAAATATATATCTGTGTTAATTAAAGAGTGTAAACAATTTTTTGTTATATGAAAGAAATATATAATGTTGATAGCATCAGTAAGATATACAAAATTATAAAAGCAAACTATAACTTTAATATAAATGATTTTAAAATTATCAAATCATCTGTTTCATTATTTGATAATTTTAAAAATGAACTATTATCATCTTCTAATAAATATTTAAATTATGACTTTGCGTATAAATATTTACAACAGTGTACTAATTGTTATCATATAACATACAATGATTTAAATATGTATATTATAATGCGAGGTAAATTAACAAAACATATGAAAATACAATTATTTAAAAATGTGTATCGCGTATATTTAATATCTAAAATATATGATATATCTAAAAATGGGAACTATATATTTAATTATTATATAATTATGAACCCTAAGAAAAGATATATGCCTGCTAAGAAAGATGAATTAATAGATGTAATAAATATAAATGGTGGATTCACTTATACTGATAAAAACAATATTTATATAATACGAAAAGAAGATTATAATAAAGTTATTTTACATGAATTATTACATCATAATATTTTTATACATAAAGATGACTGGAATGAATCAAATATTAAACAATTGAAAATACATTTTAATATACATGAAAAAATGCGTTTAATTCCAAATGAAGCAATAATAGAGACTTACGCATGTATATTAAATACAATCTTTCATTCTATTGAGACTGGTACTAGTTTTAAAGATAACCTTAAAAAAGATCAAGAACATTCAATATATTTAGCAAAAAAGATATTAGAAAAACAAGATGGAAAGAAATGGATAGAAAAGACACATTCGTATTGTTATATTGTCTTTAAAACAATATTATATGTTTATTTCAATAATTTTTTAAAAATATACAAATACCATAATGATACTGACATAACAGCTTTTCTAATAAAAAATTCTCATAAAATATATGATAAGATTAATAAGATTAATAAGAATAAACATAAATATCCTAACAATAATAAATTAAAGCAAACAATATATTAAGATATTATACCTTTGACATGTAAAACACAAAATATTTTATAAATTATTTTCTATTATAAAATTACTTATATATATATTATTACTAATATGAACATGGCCATCACTTAAATCTTTTCTTAAAAATCCATTTTCATCTATATAATTATTAAAAATATCAAAGAAAATATATTCTTTTTCAATACATTTTTCTTTTATTTTTTTGTTAAAATATAAAGTATATTGTTTTCGTTCCTCATCTGAACCCAAAAATGGATATAAAGGATTTTGTCCTGTATTGTATTTTTGAACAGACGGAACAACATTATAAACGCATACATTTTTTAATTTAATTTGTGAAATGGATACATTTAATTCAATTGCTTCAAAATAATTATCAACAATATTGTTTATAATATCTTGATATGTTGTTGTTTCTGTTACGTGTTTATAAATATGACATCTACAATCAATTTCACCTAAACAAAAAATAATAGTGTCGCCATCTTTAATATTAAATTTGCGAATATCACATCTATCTAATTTTTCTTTTCCAAAACTATAACATAAAACTTGTCCTAATTGATGTATTAATTCTTCTCTTATTATTTCATTAAAACCAAAATAGCTATGACTATCTCCAATTGTATGAATTGACATGTTTATATTTTTATATATTTATATGTATATGTTTATATAAAATTGTCTCATTGTAAATCTTCAAGGGTGTAAATGTCTAAGGTGTAAGAAGAATTTATATTTAAGAAAACTATATAATTTATTTAGTATAAGTAAATTAGAAATGTCAATAGAAGATATTAATTATATGAAAGCTAATAGTATTAAACAAGCATATACATTTATTATTGACAGTTCAGACAGGGATCGTAATATGTATCCCAATCCCAACAATTATGTTATTAATTTTAGTTCCCCTTTTAAAAACATTATTGGATTGGAAATTATTGATGCTAGTATTCCAAGAGCGATGTATACAATTGATATAGATAACAATGATTTTGTTTATTATATTGGAGATGAAACAGATGATGAAATAATAACAAATGGTATTAAAATAGATAATAACGCAAATTTAATACTAAAAGATAATGCGAAAATAATAGATGGTGAGCTAATAATATCAACAGAAGGTACACCTCCAATAACTGGGTATGCTATACTAAGTAATTCAATAAATATATATAATATATATAATAATGAAAACACTATTGGAGGTAATACAATAGGTATAACTTTTAATATAATTTTTAGTCCAATAATAGCAGTTTTAAATACGTCATTTAATATTATTAATTTTAGTTATATTCACACATATTTTGCGAATGATAATTCACCAAATAATAAGTATAATTATATTAGTATTGATATTAAAAAGATAAGTACAGATATAACTACAAATCCAAGTACTTCAAAATATATTTTAACTTTTACAATAGGAACTACAATTAAGGATATTGAATTTTCAATATCAGATAGTTACATAAACTTATATTGGTCAATATCAGATACTATATGGAGTATTTATATATTTGATAAAAATAATAATATAATTAAAGATATAAGTTTTAATGATAATAAAGATAAAATATTTAATATTTTTTATACAAGAAAATACATAGGAAAAAAATTTGATTTAGAAGAAAATAATAATGTAGATAGTGGTATATGGACAGGCAAATGGACAGGTGTAAATAAATTACATTTGAAAGATTTTAAAATATATAACACGGATATGACATATAATAATGCGATAAATGCTAATATATCTGCTGCTATTAATACTATACCTGTATGGTATAAAATGAATTTGGAAGTTAATAAAGAGGTTATCAATATGGGTAATAACAAAGAAATAAATTACAAAGATATTTTTAAAAAAATAACTGTGACACCCGGAGATTATAATTTTAAAACATTCATTACAAAATTTAATGAATTAAGTTCAAAAAATAATTTAGATTTATTTTTTAGTGAAACAACAGATCCATCGTCTTTAACAAATTTAATAGATATATATTCAAAAGCGCCATTTATTTTAGATATGAAAAGGTCAACACTGTCTGAAAATTTAGGTTTTGATTTATATCCTTCAATGAATAATGATAATAGATATCTTTACAAAAAATTTTATATGACTGATGATAATCTTATTAAAATGTTTGAAAGTCGCGTACGCAATATAGATGATAAATATTATAACAAAGTACCGTCTGAAAAATATAAGCATATAATAACATCTCCTGGAATTGTATATTTTATAGGTAATAAATATATTATTATGAGATGTCCTGAAATTGAAGAACATTTATATAGGTCTTTATCATATTCAAAAAATACACTAGGGCTTGCTAAATTCCGCGTAGATAGTATAGGTATTAACAGTGAGAAATTAAGTATTACAAAAATAGCTGTTCGCGAATTTCACCCAATAGGCAAACTATCGCGACTTACGTTAAAATTTGAAACAAATAAAGGAACCTTGTATGATTTTAAAGGAATTAATCACAATATCATATTTGCTATATTTTATTATGAACCTATACAAAAAAACATTCCAACATATTCAATACTAAATCCAGCATACAAAATGAATTATATAGACTATTTATATAAGCAAGAAGAGATAGAAGCTGATTCTTCTGATGATGATAATGACAATAATAAGGAGGATTTTTCAAGAGATGATATTGATGAATACAAAATAAAAGAAAATCTATATAATGATAGGGGTGTAAAATTACAACAGTTTAAAAAGTATTACCAAAATGATGTAGTATACGAAGATAATGAAGATAACGAAGATAATGAAGATAACGAAGATAATGAAGATAATGAAGATAATGAAGATAATGAAGATAATGAAGATAATGAAAATGCTAATAATTATTAATGTACATATGTATATTTAATAGCATTAATATCATCTTAAATATCTTAAGTATCCTTAGTATCTCATTATCTTAAATATCTTAAATATTCTTAATATATTACTGTCTTATATATTTTTGGTATCCTTAGTATCCTTGATATCCTTAGTATCCTTGATATCCTTAGTATCCTTGATATCCTTGGTATCCTTGATATCCTTGATATCCTTAGTATCCTTGATATCATTGGAACCCTTATCATCATTTGTAGAAATTAATTGGGATGATTTTTTTAATATATCAATTAATAATTTAAGATCAGTTATTGTTATATTATCATTTTTAATTTTATCTATTAATTCTGATAAATGTTTATTTTCTTCTGGAATAGTACTTTTATCTTCATAATCTTTTAATATAGTTAAAATTTTATTTTTTAAATCCTTATCTATTTCATCATTCAAAAAATTTTCAAATATTTGTGTATTTGGTTTTACATTAGCAAACATACACCCATATAATATAATTATGAAAATACTAACAGCTAAAATTAAAGATACATATATAAATAAGTATTCATAATCTATATTTTTCATATTATATATTCTGTTTAAAGAGAAGATAATTATTTATGTGATTTGTAAGTTTATATATCATGATAATGTATTTATAATAAAACTTTGCTAATTTATTAGTTTATTTATACTATATACTAATAAATTATTGTATATATATAGTATAGATAAATATATAAATGACAGAGCTTAATTTATTATATGGAGGAGATAACTTATTAAATGATAATACAGTAGATAATAGAAAGGATAGTGTATATTCCTCTAAAATATCTGGTCTGCAACTACATCAATTAGCGATGAATAATGATATTAATGGAATGGAAGAAAAACAAATGATACCTCCTCCACAAAGTCAATCTATGCAAATCGCACAGCAACAATTAGCTATGCAAATGGCGCAACAACAAAATCAACAAATGGCTCAGCAACAAATGGCGCAACCTCAAAATAATGAGCAAGCATATAAGAGAAGAAATGAATATAATTTTCTTGATAGAATGAATCTTAAAAAGTCAGAAGTTATTAAACTAGCGTTATTTTCTTTGGTAATAGTTCTTGGTATAGCAATAGATAGAATGTTAACATATTATGTATCAAAATATATAAATGATAATATTTTAACAGATTTTCAAGAATTATTATTAAGATTAAGTTATCCAATAAGTATATTCTTACTACTATGGATATTTAAAGCTATCTAGAAAATATTAGTTATTTTTATAATATATATATATTAGAAACTTATAATATTAAATAAAAATGAATAAAACAATCTTAAAAGTGGTTGATTATACTATTATATCAACGGTTTTTTTATTATTATTTATATTTATAATATTATGTATACTTAAATTACACGTTTTTTTTAATAGTAATAATTATTTATCAAAAAAAATAATTTCTGGCAATGAAACTAATATTGCCAATATTAGTTTTTATAAATTTTATTACAATAAAAAGTACAACTTACAAGGTGTCATTATTGAACATATCATAATATTCATAATGATATTACTAACATTATTAGCATATATAGGATTTGTTATGAAAAATAATATAAATCACGGATATTTAAATTATTATTATGGTGATATTGATGAATATTCAGCTATAAATAATTTTATTATTTTAATAATTATAGTTTGTATAATTTATTGTTTTTCATATTTGTATTGGTTTATAAATGATAAAGATGATGATGACAAATTAAATGAAAATGAAAAAAATTTAAGGAGTTTTATTATAGATAATCTAGATAAAGATTATTTAAACACTCTTCTTATTGGTAATGTAAATAAGGAAGGTGATACATCTTTATTTACCAAGTATGTATCATCATTAACAGATATTAATGGTGACCCTCCTGTATTTTTATTTAAATTATGCTTTACATATCATATAATGACAAACTCAAAATTTAAATATATATCAAACGATATTAGAAAAATATATAATGTAAATAATTTTACATTAACTTCCTCATCAGATGATAAAAAAAAAATAACAGATGAGTTGCTTAAAAATATTGATATTATTGCGAATTATGATCATAGTAATAATATAGCATTACCTAAATTAAAAATTATGATAAATGCCATTAATGCGAATGTATCTGCTAACCTAAACATAAAAGATAGATTAAATTTAAATGAAGAACAATATGAAACAATAAACTCATTATATGATGACGCAAACAAAAATTTTACGAACACAATAGAAAGTTTTAAGGCAATTCATGATAAATATTATAGATATTATATGATAAGTATTTTTATAACTAATATTATTGTATCATATGCTATAATAATATTTATATATTTTATTATTAGAATTAAAGTGTGGTCTTCTAGAAAGAAAGACATTGACTATGATTATTCTGTTTATGATTATAAATCATTTTATAACTCCTATATAAAATATTTACTAGTAATATATTATTTTATTACATGCCCTATTATAATTTTTAGTATATAATTAATTTATAAATATAAAATAAAGAGATAAATATAAGCATATTTAAATATAATGGTTGATTGTAATAGTTTTAATAATAATATTAAGATATCAATAGTTTTCATAATGATTATTATTCTGGTAATATCATTTTTATTTATATTGATATTAAATATTATAAATAATATATTATTTTCAATATATTGTATTAATGATATAATTATTGAAAATACTTCTGAAGAACCTGAAAATATTATTTTAGAAGACTTATATAAATATAGGTTATTAAAATATGTTATCAATCTCAGCTATCTAAACAATAATAATAATTATAATGTTAAATATGACTATGATAAAAATTCATCAGATTTATATATTCATAATGTTATTGTATATTATAATTATATAGTTAAACTACTATTATTGATAATAATTTTACTATTTATTGGATTCATATATAATATGTTTAATCTACTTATTACGGTTGTCAATAATGCTTTCTGTGAAAAAAACGATACCTGCGAAATTATATTTACAGAAATATATAAAAATCATCCATATATTTATTATATCATAATAATAATATTTTTATATATTTATTTACACAGTTATATATACACATATGTGTTTAATAAAAGTATATATAAAGATATATATGATATATACGAAAGTGAAAATCAAACAACTGATTTTATTTTATCAGATTCTATAAGTTTACTAAATAATACTAATGATACTAAATCTATTGAAGAAGATAAAATTGTATTATTTATTGATGATTTAAAAAATTTATCATATAAAAAATTATACATTAAAATTTTTTTAGATAAAAATAATAATTTACATCTAAATTCTAATGATAAATTCAAAAAATTAATAGATTACGGATTAACAAATAATTATAAATTTATAATACCAAATGATATTATGAATGATAATAAAAATAATATATTATTAAAAAATATTTGCGATATAAAAAACGATGACAAAAATTCACAAAAAATATTAGGATATAAAATTTTTATATATTTAATATATCATTATGTTATATCGCATAATAGGGATGACCCATTTATAATACATAAATTAAATAATATATATTTAAATATATTTGAAAATATTTCTAAAGAACATATACATCATTATAATGAAAATAATAAAAAACGGACACCAGATGATATAATAGTAGCTAATAATGAAGAAAAAGAAAATCAGTCAATATATACAACTGTTTATAATATGTTCAATACAGAAAAAGAAGAAGATAAAAATACAAGTAAACAGGAAGAAGATAAAAATACAAGTAAACAAGAAGATCCTACATTTTTTGATGTAAAATCAAAAAATATAGATTATATAATAGATTTAATCAATAATATAGATAATATTGGTATTAAAAATATGTATAATGATATAAAAAGTTCATATACAATAAAATTATTATTACCTGAAAGTACAAAAACAAAAAATTTATCAGATACTTTACATAATAATGCAAAATTATTAATAAGTTATATAAAAAAAAATTTGGAAAAAAGAGAAGGAGATGAAACAGATGCTACAAAAAAATTAAATTTAACAAATATTATTAAAAAATTATATTATGATAATGAAGTAAAATATAACGATGAAGAATATCTACAAAATAATATCAAAGATAAAATAAATGAATTCGCAGGTACATTTCATGATTATTATTTGGAAAATGAAGAAAAAAATATTGTTAATTTTAATTTATATAAAATAAGATTTTATCTTACAATAGAAATGTTGCAGACAATTTTTTTCATATTGATAGTTTTAATAATATTATATAGGTCAAAAAAATATCCATATATAGAGATGTATATTAATACAGCAATGTCATTAGCTATTATAATAGTACGTAATGTAATTACCTCTATATTAGGTATTTACTTTATATAAACTAGTATTTTTTGTTGTAAATATATTCTTTCATTGCATCTTCAATTGTAGATAAAATTCTAGCACCTTATATTGAAAGATTTTTATAGATGATGGCTATATTTAGGAGTAAGATTTGAATATATTATATTAAAATTATTGTATAAAAATATTTTTTTCTTATATTTAAAGAAGAGAATGCCAAGTAAATCACCATCCAGAACATCATCCAGTTCATCGTCAAGAGCGGCAGGAATATCACCAAGAGTATCACCAAGAGTAGCAACAAGAGTATCACCAAGAGTAGCAACAAGAGTAGCAACAAGAGTAGCAACAAGAGCAGTATCACCTGGTGCTGCAACAAGAGCAGTATCACCTGGTGCTGCAACAAGAGCAGTATCGCCAAGAGCAGTATCGCCAAGTGTTGCGACAGCATTTGCTGCATATGTTGCTGGAAAAGATACTAACCGTCTTCATAACTTACCGGAAGATGTACAAACGTATATTATGAAATTAGCAAAAGAGAAGAAAAAAAATAGTAAGGGAAAATACGAATTATACAAAAAAATTTACAATAATCGCGAAGTATTTATAGAATGGTTAGATGAAATTAAAAGAGATGGGGTTGACAATAAAAAGCGTGTAAGAAATCCTCTGCGAAAGGGAAGTATGATTTATACTGATAAGAAAGGGTTATATGTAAAACTATGGAATTTATGCGTACACATTTTTCAAGGGGACTATAACTTCAATAATGGGAAAATTCCATACCCAATAAAAATAGATTACAAACCGCAATCAAAGTTTTGGAATAAACCACAATAGAGACAATATTATATTGAATTATATATTTTACAGATTATACATTCATAAATATAATAATAATTGTCAAAAATAAAAATAAAGGTATATTACTTTATATAAACTAGTTTTTTTTGTTATAAATATAATTTTTATAATAGTTAATATATTCTTTCATTGCATCCTCAATTGGCATACCTTTTATGCTATTCCAAGCTTTCCATTTTGCGTGCTCTTTATAGTATATAGAATAGGGTTCTTGAATATTACAGTCACCAATAGTTGATTGCTTATAATATTTATATAATTCTAATTTAATACCATCGCTAATTTTAAGATTATCCATATTAACATTTTTAATATTTTTTACAGCATCTTCAAACTCAGAAGCAAGTTCCATTTTTAATGATAGTTAAATATCTCATCAAAACCTTATATTATTTTTAATGAATTATTATAGTAGATAAATAATAATGAAGAAATTACAATTTATAATAATTTTTGATATAGACCAGACTATATTATGATTCTTTTAATTGTATTATCATAGCATCGTTATCAAAATAATATTTATCTATATTATTAGTAATAAGAAATTTCATGTAAAAAGATTCAGTTTTATGAAGATAATTACGATGTTTAATAATTTTATTGTATAACTTGGCATTTTCCTTATTATTTTTTATAAGATTTTTATTCAAAATATCATCAGTCATATTACCAATATACCAAGAAAGTATTCCAGCATCATAGTCGTCGTTAAGTAAATTATTAATATGTATATTACATGCTTCTTTATGAACTTCTAAAAACTCATATAACTTGAATCTTATAAACTGCCAAAATGTCAAGAGCATTAAATATAATTCGGCAAAGCAGCAAAAAAATCTATCATATTCTAACACAAAATATTCTGCGTTTTCGTCAATATATATATTATATGTAAAGTGTTTTGTTTTCTTTAATTTTTTCACAAAATTTATAAATGTTTGCGCAATTTTTTTATTTAAATATATAAAAACATTTGAAGCAAATTTTATTTTATTGATACGTACTTTTGATATATTATTGGAAGTTAAATGATTTTTATAATAAAAATATGTTATGCCTTCAGTATTTTTTATCTTATCTTTGCGATTAATATTAATATTTTGCGAAAGATATTCTTTTAGATTAAGTTTAGGTTCTTCTTGAAAAGCAAGAAAATGTTTTAGATTATTATAATGCTTCCTGTTCTCAAATTTTGACTGCAACTCATTCAATACAAACGAGTAATTATTTTTATACACATATTTATAAATGAGTATATTGATATCTTCGGGTAATTCTTGTAAATAGTTATATTTAAATAATTTATACCCTTGAAGATTACTCATCTAATTATTATACTTATTTATAAATATCTTATATGTTATATCTTTTTACTAGAACATATATCATCATATAATTCAAACAATTATAATATTGCCAAAATATTCTTATATAATTTCATAAAAATAACTTTAATATATTATATATATTAGAACATATTAAAAAATGGCAAATAAATTTAAGGCGATCGCAAGAAGTTTGGGAAGTACAGAAAATATTGATAAAAGGCTTGATGATATAGAATGTTCTTTAAAAAAATTAGAATTAAATTTGAGATTAGTAGATGCTGATGATATAGATGCATCAGAATTTTCTGAATTAAAAGATAAAATTAAAATTGATTGTAAAACTGATGTTAAAAAAACAGAAGAGTTTCTTACTAGTATGACTACTAAAAGATATAATAATCGTTTAAAAAAAATTGTAAATTATTTGAGTTTTATATGTCCTGTTCTTTCAATAATTAATCAAACTTCTATACCAAATATTATAAGTACGGAGTTAGCACCTGATGTAATTAAAGATGCTCTAACTAGTTTACATTTATATGCTGGACATGCATCAACAAAATTCCAAAATGTTCTAGATAATACATCAAGCAATGTAGACCTAGTAGACAAGGCATTAGAAACTGATTTATTTTCATTACCTGATGATTTAAAAGGTAGAATTAGTGATTTAAAGACAAGTGTATCAAGCAAAGGGAGTGCTGTAAGTAAGAGTGTATCAAAATTAGCAAATGATATAGCTAGTGCACCTGGTAATTTAGTGGTTAAATTACCTCTTATAACTAAATATGTGGCTGAGTTATGTTCTTCTCTAAAAATACATGTTGGTAAAAATATTTCAAAAACATTACTTAATAAATATAATATCTTATATTTTACATATTGTTTATCAATGTTTTATATTTTATTACATGGCAAAATTAAATTTAGAGTTGATAAAGATTCAAATATATTTGATATATTTAATACTACAAACGCAACAATAATGGAAAATAGTGGTGGTAAGAAAAATAAGAAAGTAAAAAAATCAAAAGGTTCTAAAACTAAAAAAATTGTTTGATTGTTGTAAGCAACAAATATTACTTATTTTTGTTAAATTATATAAGATTATATAAATCAAATAACTTATAATGGCTACAAAAAAAACCACAATTGTTTTTTCAATAAATGTTCATGAAAACTTTAACTTTTTACGAAAGCAAATAGAAGATATTGAAAAAAATGTTTTACTAGACCATGTTATTATAATAAATGCTAATGAATATATGTATAATGAAATAATTAATAGCAATATACTGAATGAGAAAACATATATTGAACTATATCCTGATTATGTAAATAAAAAACATTATCACGGTTCTCTTACAAAGGGTATTTGTCTTAATATGGAATATGCTGTTAAAAATTATCAATTTGAATATTTTGTCATATTATCAAGCAGAAATTTATTTTATAATAAATTACATAATGATAATTACAAAAATATGAGGAAGATATGTGATGGTATGTCCTTTGACAAAATAATAAAACAAGAATGGCATTGGCCAATGTATTTTCAAACAAAATTAAGTGAATGTATTATTATGAATAATTTAATATTTAGTAAATCTTATGAATATCATGAAGGATTAACATTTGATTATATATCATCTCTAAAAATTATAGAGTTTTTTCAAAATAATGAGGTCATAAAAAATGAACTATTTGAATTTAATTGTTGTGTAGAGGAGTTCGCATTACAAACTATTTCCCTTAACTTAACTGGTTATTATTATCAAATTGGAAATAGCGCAGGACCTGGGGACGATGATTATGATAATATTGATACATTACCAAAAGACCTTTTTGTATATAAAACAATTAGAAAATAATATATGAGATTTCATTAAATATCTTTAATAAAATCCCATATATTATTTTTAACAAATTGTTCATAATGCGCAATAAATGGTAGTGTTCCAAACATCAAACCTTTCGTAACGTATTTAAGGTAATTAATATTTAATCCTTTCGCATCGCATTTTTTAAGAAAATACAATTTCATAGATTGAATATATTCTCTATTGGAATTGTTAATTTCACAATCATTTAAAACCAAATCATATCCCAAAATACTTTGATATAACTTTCCGTAATCATAGTATATATCGCCACTAAGCGTTAGGATATTGTCTACTGACCCTTTCATATCTACTAATTTATAATTATTCTGATATGTTAAAATAATATTAGAAAACCAAAGATCTCCATGTATTACATGCGATATGACAGGGGAATAGTGAGCTTCTATCCCCTCTGTAATATCTCTTAAAACATCATTTGCATCTTCAAAATAATAATCATGTATATTAAATCGTTTATTCAACTTTTTTATATAATTATTTTTAATATTATTATCAGTAATTATTAATTCTTCTTTCTTAGAATAAGAATGTAGATTATTTAGAATATCAAATAATTCATCAATATGTTTATATGTTAAAAGACAATTCTTATACAAGAAATACAAAGGTATTCCCTCAATATAATCTATTTTTAATTCAATAATAATTTCATTTGTATAAATTTTTTTATTATAATCAATCAACTTAGGAAAGTAATTCTCAAACTCTTTTGGTATATTTTGATAATAGAATAGTTCGCCGTTTAGTATATCAAATGGACCCGTTTTAATAATATACTCATTATATCTTTCTATTTTGTTATATTTGTTATTTTTTATTTTATTTGGTATAAAATTAATAGCGCTATTCATATTAAATAATCCAAAATATGATATATCATTAATATAAGGGTTGATGGCTCTATCATCAATATAAATATCAGCAATAGGTTTTCCAAATATTAATTCGTCATATTCTATATTAAACTTATCTAGTGTATCTATTGTGTCGCGAGCAATATCTTTAATAACTTTCCCAACATTTCCATCATGTGTTTTCATTCTTCTCGCTGTATAAATTATAATTTCATGGCCTTCTTTTTTCATCTTCTTCAATAACATTATATTGCGATTTATTGGCTTAACTGTGGTATAGTCGCCAGCAATTGTAGGATACGTAACTAAGGTATTGTCTAAGTCAAAGCAAATTCTCAAATTTTTTTTAGTCACAGTATTATTGATATCCATCATATCGCTATATGTTTCTATATGCTTTGCGTCTTCAATAAAAAACGGGACTATTTTCATATCATGTTCGATAATAATATTGTATAAAGACAAAAAACAAAATTTGTTAATATATTTATCATCATTATCAAAGAGTATCTTCGCATATTTTAAAAAGTTATTAACATTTTGAAAGCCATAAAAACCGCAACAATAAAAATTAGAAATATTATTTTTATCTTTAATACTTGTGATTTTATTATTACTATCAAAACATATAAAAGGGTAATCATAATTTTTATTAGTGTTATTAGAATAATCTATACTATATCCAATAAAATCACTTTCAAAATAAGGTATTTGTGTGCTTAAATTATATAGGTTGTCATTATCAATAAAAACAATATTATCATTATCGCATTTTTCAATAAATTTATTTATTCCTACAAAAGCAGTCTCAACAGTACCGCGCGTTAGATAGTCAATTTGCGAAAAGTGGATTTTCTTAGGTTTACATTTATTTATTAATATCTCTTGGAAATTATATTCATCTAATAATATATTATAAATAATAAAAATTTCATTAGATGGAATATTATCTATGATATATTCTATCATATGCCGTCCTTGAATTAAGTTTAAAGGTTTTGGCAAAGAATAATTAGTTGTTTGTTTGCCTATATCGCCACATAAAATAATATATTTCATAATAGGAAAATGTATTTATTAAAACTTATATAATATCTTTTTATATAATGTATAAATAATAACTAAGTTATTATAATAATAGCCATCATATAAGAACATCGCAAGTATATAATAGGATAATAATTAATAGTTTTAATTAAGAATGATTGAGGATTACTTGGAATATACTAGGATATACAAAGAAAAATACGGAGATAAATGCGTTGTATTAATGCAAGTAGGTTCATTTTTTGAGATATATACCATACATCAGAATTCAGACACATCTCTTAATAATGATGTGTATATTATAGCAGACCTATGTGGTATTCAAACATCGCGCAAAAACAAGACAAATGTGGAAATATCAATAGCAAATCCAGTAATGGCAGGATTTCCACTAGCATCTCTTCCAAAATTTAGGGATAAAATATTAGCTAATAATTATACTATTGTATTAGTTGAACAAGTTTCAGAGCCTCCTAATCCAGAGCGTAAAGTTACAGAGATAATATCTCCCGGGACTAATGTTAATATTGTTAATAAACGGAGCAATTATATAATGGTAATATATTACGAGGTTATTGATGGATATATTATAGCAGGTATATCAGGAATTGATTTATCAACAGGTAAAACATTTGTATATGAAGTATCTTCAACAAAGAATGACCCCGAATTTGCTAATGACGAAGTATTTCGCTTCATTAGCACATATAATCCATCAGAACTAATTATAATTAGCGAAGTAATAGACGAAGAATATAAAAAAAGAATCTTAAAAAATCTAAATATAAATAATATTCGCGTTCATTACAAATGGGATAAATATGAACATTTGTCTTTTTTCAGTAAAATAAGTAAACAAAGAGATATATTAGAAAAGATTTTTATAATTAAAAAAGGGTTTTTATCTATCATTGAGATACTAAACTTAGAAAAATATAATAATTCACGGTTTTCTCTATGTTGCTTACTTGAGTTTGCGTATGAACATAATTCAGATATTGTGAAAGGGTTAGAGGAAGCACCAGAAGTTTTTGAAATGAATAAAAATATGATAATTGAGTTTAATTCAGCTATTCAATTAAATGTTCTAGGGCTATACCAAGGAGATCAACCACTAATTGATATCTTAAATAGATGCTCCACAGCATTTGGATACCGAACATTTAAAGAGCGTCTTTTACAGCCTATGATAAATGTTAATGATATTAACAAATCATATGATGACATTGATATATTATTAAAAGATAGTAAATATTTAATAGCACGAAAACATCTCTCGTCTATAATGGACTTAGAGCGTCTTAAAAGGAAGATGAAAACAAATAAAATGGCCCCACAGGATTGGGTATCTTTAAATGATTCATTGATATCTACAAAAGAAATTAAATTAATGCTAAATTTTCCGGATGAAATTATTAGTAATACTGATATTGATAATTTAATATCTCAATACATAAATATTATAGATTTAGATGAAGCTGGAAAATACAATCTAACTAACTTATTGGATAAATCAAACTCTATCAACTTTTTTAAGAAGGGTATTTATACAGATATAGATTTACTTATTGATAAGTATAATAAGTCATATGAAACAATAAATTCATATTGTGAAAAAATAACAAAAATAGGTGATAATGAAACTACATTATGTAAAATTGAGAATAATAATCGGGATGGTCATTATTTGACAATTACAAAAAAAAGATTTGAAACTGCTTTAAAAAATAAGAGGGAATTTATGAACACTTTTGAAAAAAAATTATTATCATCATCTTCAACAACATATAAACTTACAAACGCAAATATAATAAAAGAGAGCAATAATATTGTTGAATATAGTCAGCAAATATCACAATTGGTATTAAATCATTATAAGGATTTTGTGATTACTTTTGTAAATAGCAACGCATATATTTTAGATATAATAGTTAAATATTTAATTCGCGTGGATATAGCTTCAAATTCTGCGAAGAATGCGTATGATTACTGCTATGTAAGACCTATAATAGATACTATTACAACATCTGGAAACTCGTCTTTTATGGAATCTACTGATATGCGCCATCCAATTATTGAGAGGATACAAGATGATTTTCAATATGTTGGCAATAATATATCACTTAATCAAAATGGTATTTTATTATATGGCATCAACGCATCTGGTAAATCGTCATTTATGAAAGCGGTTGGGTTAAATATTATTATGGCACAGGCGGGGATGTTTGTTTCAGCATCATCATTTAAATACTATCCTTACAATAGTATATTCACAAGAATTTCAGGATTGGATAATATTTATAAAGGGATGTCTAGTTTTACAGTAGAGATGACAGAATTAAGAAATATTCTTAAAAGATGTAATAAATTTAGTTTAGTAATTGGAGATGAAATTTGCTGTGGAACAGAATCTATATCTGCGATTTCTATTGTTGCAAGCGGTATAGATACATTAATAAATAAAGGAGCATCTTTTATATTTGCTTCGCATCTACATGAATTAACTAAGTTAACTACTATTAAAAATAATATAAGTAGCTCTAAGTTATTTGTTAAACATATTAGAATAACATTTGATGAAAATAATAATATTATATATGATAGAGTTATTCAAGAAGGTCAAGGTAATAATAATTATGGAATAGAAGTTTGTCGTTCGCTAGATATGCCACTTGATTTTATGAAAAATGCTGAATTAAATAGGAAAGAAGTAGAAGGTATTAATAATAATATCTTAAATAAGAAAAATTCAAGATATAATTCTAAAATTATTATTGATATGTGTAATATATGTAATAAAAACAAGGCCGAAGAGACCCATCATATCATATATCAACATACAGCAGATAAAAATGGGTTCATAAATAATACATTCCATAAAAATGCGAAACACAACTTAGTAGCAATTTGTAAAGAATGTCATAGGAAAGAGCATAGTGGTAAAATTAAAATTGAATGTTGGATATCATCTTCAAAAGGAAGAAAACTAATATGTAATTATAATTATGATAGTATGGATAATGATAGTATAGATAATGACAGTATAGATAATGACAGTATGGATACTGATAGTATGGATACTGACAGTATTAATAATGATATTATGGATACAGATAGTATAAAACACTTAAAGTATAGTAACGATAGTAACGATGGTATATGATAATAAATACTATAAAAAAGTAATATTATTTTTTTGTCAACATATATAAAAACAAAACATATATATAGATATAACAAGATATTAAAAAATGCGTGTTATTAAAAGGAACGACGAAATGGAGGATGTTAGTTTTGACAAGGTATTGAATAGGTTAAAAAATCTATCATCAGGATTAACAATTGATGTATCTGAGATAGCACAAAAAGTATGCTCGCGTATTTATGATGGTGTTAAAACATATGAATTAGACGAACTTGCAGCTTATTTATGTAGCAGTATGTCTATTGAACATCCTGATTATAGCATATTGGCATCGCGAATTATAATATCAAATCATCATAAAAATACATCGCCGTCATTTAGTGAAACTATACATATATTATATAATAATAAGGATAATCATGATAATCAAATTCCATTAGTATCAGATGAATTATATAATATTGTTAATAAAAATAAGGAGAAACTAAACACGCATATAGATTATCAAAGAGATTATTTATTTGATTATTTTGGATTTAAAACGTTAGAGAGAGCATATTTACTACGTGCTAATAAGAAGATTATTGAGAGACCTCAACATATGTGGATGAGAGTTGCTATTGGTATTCATGGAAATGATATTAAAGATGTTTTACATACATACGATTTAATGAGTAAAAAATATTTTACACATGCTACACCTACACTGTTTAATGCTGGAACAAATCGCCCTCAATTAAGTAGCTGTTTCCTATGTAGTATTAATGATGATAGCGTCTCGGGTATATTTGATACATTAAAAGAGGTTGCTTTAATTTCTAAATACGCAGGAGGAATAGGCCTACATATTCATCAAATTCGCGGAAATGGAAGTCAAATTAGAGGTACTAATGGAACTTCAAATGGAATTATTCCCATGTTAAGAGTTTTTAATAATACAGCAAGATATATAGATCAGGAAGGAAAAAGACTTGGTAGCATTGCTATATATCTAGAAACATGGCATAGTGATATTGAAAGTTTTTTAGAACTTAAGAAAAATCACGGAAGTGAGGAAGATAGATGTCGCGATTTATTTCTTGCTTTATGGATTTCAGATCTATTTATGGAAAGAGTAAAAAGTGAAGGCAAATGGTCCCTTATGTGTCCTGACAAATGTAAAGGACTAAGCGATGTATATGGAGATGACTTTAAAAAGTTATATGAAAAATATGAAAGCGAAGGCAAATATTGTAAACAAATTAATGCGCAAGATCTATGGTTTAAGATATTAGAAGCACAGATTGAACAAGGTGTTCCTTATCTTTTATACAAGGATGCTGCGAATAGAAAGAGCAACCAGAAAAATCTAGGAACTATTAAATCAAGTAATTTATGCGCGGAAGTATTGATTTATTCTTCACCAGAAGAGACAGGTGTATGTAATTTAGCATCAATATGCCTTCCAACATACGTTGATGATGGAGTTTTTAACTTTGATAAATTACATGAAATTACAAAGGTAATTACCAAAAACTTAAATAAAGTTATAGATAAGAACTTCTATCCTATTGAAAAAGCTCGTATATCAAATTTAAAACATCGTCCTATTGGCATTGGCGTTCAAGGATTGGCAGATGTATTTATTAAATTGAGATTCCCTTTTGAAAGTGAAAATGCTAAACAATTAAATAAAGAGATTTTTGAAACTATTTACCACGCGGCGGTTGAGGCGTCTATGGAATTATCAAAAAAACGCTACAATATTATTAATGATATTAAAAATATTAATAGCAAAATATTAGATGAAGATATTAATAATTATATGAATGAATTTGAAAAAGATATTCCAAATCCTAAATATATTGGAGCATATAGTTCATTTGAAGGTAGTCCAATGTCCCAGGGGTTATTTCAATTTGATTTATGGAATGCCGAGCCTAGTTCAAGATATGATTGGGATAAACTTCGCTCTGATATAATGGAGTATGGAATTCGCAATAGTCTGTTATTATCTCCAATGCCAACTGCGTCAACATCGCAAATTATGGGATTTAATGAAAGCTTTGAACCATTCACTAATAATATTTTTCAACGTAAAACATTAAGCGGTGAGTTTATTGTTATTAATAAATATTTGATTAATGATTTAATTAGCAAAGGGCTTTGGAACAAAGAACTAAAAGATACAATTATTTTACATGAAGGAAGTGTGCAAAATATTCCAGAAATAGATGAAGAAATGAAAGGAATATATAAAACCGCATGGGAGATTAAGCAACGCAATATTATAGATATGTCAGCTGATAGGGGTCAATATATTTGCCAAACACAGAGCCTTAATATATTTATGGAAGAACCTGATTTTCAGAAGTTATCGTCCATGCATTTTTACGGTCATTCAAAAGGTTTAAAAACAGGGTCGTATTATCTTCGCACAAGACCAAAAGCGAAGACGCAGCAATTCACAATTGATCCAGAGTTTGCTAAAAAAAAGAGAAGATGTGTTGAAGAAAATGCGGATTCTTGCGTGTTATGTTCTGCTTAGTGGTTGCTAGTACATAGTAAATAATATATATTCTATATATAGATAAAAGATGAATTCTCAACAGATGGAACAACGACGGATGGGTTCACCGGAAGAGTTTGAATTAACGGTGAATACTATAAATGAATTACATAATAAAATAGAAAATAGTACTCTAAGCGTTTCAGCAATGGAAGAACATAATAAGTACTGGAACACTATGAAAAATGTTATTGAACTATTTGCTAAAAGCGGCTATTCGGAAAATAATTATAATTTAGAATTTTTACTAATTATTCAAGAACATATGATTAAATTCGCAAATGAAAATAATATAACTCATGGTGGTCGTCGTCGTAATAATTCAAAGCATGCCGATATGAAAATGAAAGATGTGAAGATATTATGTAAAAAGAATCAAATTAAGCTTTCAGCTACTGTAAATGGCAAGCGTGTTGTTTATACAAAGAAGGAGTTGATAACTAAATTAAAGAGAAAAAAAGCATTATAATTATTTTTTTATTATTATATAAATATATATTGCTATTATAATATAATGTCTAATAATAATAATGAGCCTCTCCTTGAACCTAATACACGTTTAACTATTTTTCCTATTGAGCATTATGATATGTGGGATATGTATAAAAAAGCTCTAAGCTGTTTTTGGACTTCCGAAGAATTAGATCTAAGTAAAGACTTAGCAGATTTCAATAAATTAAATAATAATGAAAGATTTTTTATTAAACAAATATTAGCATTTTTTAGTTCTAGTGATACAATAGTAAATATTAATTTAGGTGAGCGTTTCTTGAATGAAGTTCAAGTGCTTGAAGCAAAGTTTTTCTATGCTTTTCAAATGTCTATTGAGAATATTCACTCTGAAACATATTCATTATTGATAGATACATATTTTAAAGAACCAAAAGAAAAACATGAAGCTCTTGATGCTATTAATTATATGCCATGTATTAAGAAGAAAGCTGAGTGGTGTTTTAAGTGGATCAATGATGAAAGCGCTCCATTCTCTCAGCGACTAATTGCGTTTGCGTTAGTTGAGGGTGTATTTTTTAGTGGTGCTTTTTGTAGTATTTTCTGGTTAAAAGAAAGAGGGTTAATGCAAGGATTGTCATTCTCTAATGAATTAATTAGCAGAGATGAAGGCATGCATGTTGAATTTGCTGTATTATTATATTCAAAAATACAGAATCGTCTTCCGCAAGAATTAGTTCATAATATTGTAAAAGAAGCTGTTGAAGTTGAGAAGAACTTTATTATTGAAAGCATTCCGTGTTCTATGCTAGGTATGAATGCGGATTTAATGTCAATATATATTGAATTTGTTGCCGATAGACTATTAACGCAATTAAATTATGATAAAATATGGAATTCTAATAATCCCTTTCCCTTTATGGAAAGAATATCAATTGAATCAAAAACTAACTTCTTTGAAAGCCGAGTTTCACAGTATAGTAAAGCAAATGTAGGAAGTAAGCAAGAACATACAGATATACGCAAATTTACACTAGATGCTGATTTTTAGTGAAACCTCTTTATATTATACACTTAAAGAAATATAATATAATTTTATTTATAATGAACCGATTTCAAAATATTTTTAACGAAATTAATAAATATATTAAATATGTGATATGTGATGAATATATTATATTCTCAAAAAAATATATATTATGTATGAATGAAATCTTGAATGTATTAGAAAATACTTTATGTAAAATACAAAATATATATTTTAAATATATTTTGCTTCCAAAAATAAGGGCATTATAACTTTTTTTATTGCATCTAATATTCTTATTAGGTTACCTATTCGCTCTATGTTTGATAGTATTTTACAACGATTTATGTAAATATAAAAAATATAGATGATTTTATAATTTAATTTATCGCGTTAATATGTATGCACCTACATATACAAGTCCTACGCACATAATACTACCTACTGCTCTTGCTCTTGAATTTCCTTCTTTTACAGCATCTTCTATTCTTTTAGAATTACGTAAATTATTGATGCGTTGTCTAATCGTTTCATCGCGATCTCTATCCAATTTATCAAGGAACATCTTATGATTATCAACCTTTATTTTTTGGAGAACATGTTTGATAATCGCCCTCTCGTCAATAGGCAATTTACTTATTGCTTCTTCATATTCCTCTCTCTCTCTATATCTATTTAGCTGCTTCAACTCTCGCGATGCTTCATGTGCTTCTCGGGCGGCTGAATAATCCATATCCATTGCTCTTGTTTAGCTTTAATATCTTAAATAAAACAAATATAAGCATTTTTTGTTTGTATTGGTGTAAAATAGCACATATTTATTTAAATAAAAAAATTAAAAACGTATATGTCCGCATAAATCTAACTAATATCTTGTTATCCTTTTACTATAATATTTCGTCTAAAAAATTATTAATAACATTATCTGTAATAACAGAACTTTGTGTTCCAATATAATATACCATAATTTCATTATATCTTTCGTGTTCTCCTATTCCATTTCTTGTAGGGTCATTTATATTTGAAGTCATAATATTTTTTAATTCATCCATAGATAAATTAAAATGATTAGCTACGCGTGCATTTAACAATTGATTTTTAATATAATCTTTTATATGACATCTCTTACAGTATTTACATATATGAAATAAATTTTTGGGTTTAATAATTTTACATGTATCGCATTTTTTTAATGGTTCATGTACAACCATTATTTATTAAATATATATATATCATAATAGTCTTATATTATTAGTTAACTACGTAACTACATTAACTAATATCCTGTTGAGATAGACATAATTTAATTTCACCTAAGGATGCTATTGTATATCTTAAAATAATTGGATAGTTGTTTTTAAGATATATTTCAACAGTATTAGATAGATTAGTACATTTTGTAAATATAGATAGATATTTAAGACTAAAAATTCCTTGAATAATTTCCTGATCTTCTTCTCCACTATTCTTTTTTATTGTGATAGATTGTGATTTTTCAGAACCTAAAATAGTTTCCTGATAGCAAAAGTCTCCTTTGCAACTTAAAATTAATTTATCATTAATGTTTCTAAACTCAATAAACTCAGCCAAATTATGCATATCACGAATAATTTTTTGAAGATATGATGAAGGCATATTAATAATTGTATGAAAATCAACAGGAGGTATTTGAATATTTAGCACATCTATGTCTAGAACAGATAATTTATAATTTGTCTTATAATTTTTATCATTATTATCTATTGTTATACCCAAATGATTAGGGTCGTCTTTCAATATATATAATGATAATATATCATTATTAGTAATAGTTTTTATAAGAGCATGCAATCTCAGCATGTTTATTCCAACATAAATTTTTTTCTCACATTCATATATCTCAAATTTATCTGCTTCTAGCTTCAAATGTATTAAAACAATATGTGTATTATCCATAGCAACTATTTTAATCCCTGTTTCATCTATCTCCAAATTAACATCCATCAATATTTCTTTTAAGGCATCTATTACTTGTTTAAATGTGGATGCTTGAATTGTTTTAATATTTAGCAAATATATATTATTATCATCCATTTAATAATCCTTATTGTTTATTCCTTTAAATATGTTTTACATACATATATCTTTTTTGCTATAATTTTACTATACTTCTACTTCTACTTCTACTTTATCAATTTCAGTTATATGAGGGTATAAAGATTCATATTTTAGCAATTCATTAACATGATTAGATAATAATAAATAATCTATGAATTCAGAAGAAATAGTATCATCAGAATCAATATTAGCTATAATATCAAATTGACTATCTTCAAGAGAGTATTTTATAATATATATGCTATACATATATATTAATATTAAATATATAATTAATATATAATAAGGAATATTAATATATGATATGTTATCTTCTGATGACGCATTAGCAACAGTAAAATTTGAATAATTTATATTTTTTAATAATGTTAAATAATCAATATTTAGCAACTCTATAAAAGCAGTAAATAAATAACTAAGCAAGAATATAATAAAAATTATATTAAATATTTTATATAATAATGAAAGAAAAGTATATTTACTTTTAAAGGTAGATACAAATTTGTAAAATACGCGGCAACTAAAATTTAATAGAGCAAGTGTTAAGCGTTTATAAAATAAATGGCTAAAATTAATTAAATATATAAACCTATCAACAATATTATATTGTGGGTAATTAAACTTTAAATAAAATAATACAAAATACAACAAAAATATAATTATTACACCTATAAAAAATCCAAGGAGACCTAATAATATTTTGTCAATATTGCTTATATTATCACTGTATTCAGACAATACTTTATGGTCATAATAAGGAACATCATTATAATATATTAAATTATATTTATATGGAGCCGTTTTTTCTTTTACAAAAAAAGCATCATCTATACCACATTTAATAAAGGTAGTATCATTAAATGTGATGTTATTAATGTCATCCTTATTAATTCTAATAAGTATAGTATTACTAGTCGTTTTTTCAAACATATATTTATAAAATATATCATAATTAACATTAAAACAATTATAACACGCAGCTGTAAATATATCTACAATATCATCAATATTATCAATCAAATTTTTATTAACTTTATTAGTACTCAGTATAAGCATTATGTTTGTTTTTATCTTATCATAATTAGATAATTTCCATGACTTCGACGTTTCGTTATACTCATAACATACTAATCTCATAATATTATGAGTATATGCTATAATATTTATAAGTTTTTGAAAGTTATTTTTATCTTTACCATATAGTTTATCAATATTTACAATATCAAATACATAATTTTTAATTTTGCTTAAAAATTCTTGTTTTTGCTCTGGCCTTCCCTTTATTTTTTTTAAATATAAGTTATTTATATTATTACATGCTTTTCTAATATCTGTCTTAATTTCTTCGATAATATAAACATTATTTCCTACAATATATTTAATTATATTAAACAATAATTTGTCTTGATTATTTTTATTTTTTTTAATATCTTCATTAATTTCTAGAATGTTACCAAATTTTATAAATTCATCGTTTTTATTAACTCTATATAAATCATTTAAATATGAACCTCTAATGCCAATAGTTTTTTCAATTTTATCATATAGAGGCATTCGTGTTTGAAAACCAATATCTTTATTAAAGTGAGTTCCTAATATTGCTATAAGGGCAAGAGGATTATAAATTAAATCATTTTCGTCATAATATTCAGTACATTTATTATTTTTTGTAATCGTCTCCCCTGTATTGGGTTGGGAAGTTCGTAATTCACAATAATTATAGCAAACACCAATAGACATCGTCTTAATATCTGGATAATTATTAATATTATTATTGTTATGATAGTTATGAATACAAAACCAATCTTGCCATTTCCCTTTACAATGCGCTTTTTCATCTGACTGTAAATAATGATTAGATGTGAGAGCTGGTGATGTTAATGATATTTCTTCATTTTCAACATTTATATATTTAGTCGTTTTTAATTTATCAGGATTGATTATATTAGTATTTCCATCTTTAACTATATATTGTTTAGATGTTGTGTATTGTGTCATAATATATATACCTTTAAAAATATATTAGATAATAAATATAGAAACTTATTTAATATATTCTGTTGTAAATATTGTTGAAGGTTTATCACTATCTGTCGAGAGAGAGCCATCTTTTTCTCCTAATTTATTAAATCCTACTCTGTTAATTATACATTTATCGCCATCAGTAATAAAAGCTGGAAAAGTTGCTCGTGTGTTATCATCAGGAACAATAGTATCAATAGATTCGCAATCAAGTTTCCATATTTTCTCTTTTTTAGAAGATTCATATATATTCCATGATAATGAACTGATTTGTTCAACTGAATCATCTTTAAATTTTTCTGATGGCAAATAAATATTATAATATTTATCCTTTTCTGTTTTAATGTTATTTTTACTACTACCATCATCTATATTAGTTATTCCAAAATCATACAATTTTAAATATGATAAATTATCATATTTACCCCCATATAATTGAACCCTATCTATGGTTTCACTGTCATCTTCATAACCATTATTTTCATCATTGTTATTTCCAAGTATATTGTCAGTATAATCAGATACATTAAAATTATTAGCAATTTTAGAATAATAAGAATATGTATCTAACATATCATCATATATAGAAAAAGGGCTGAAACTAATTCCATTATTAGCTTTATAATTATCCCCTCCCCCCTTTGTTGTTGTATCTATTGATCTGTATTTTAATACAGATAATACAACAAGAATACAGAATATAAGTATTAAAAATCCCATAACTACGTAATTACCTAATAACGCTTTCCCTAATTGGCCAAATATTGCCCCAATTTTCACAGCAATTTGGGATACATTTGTTAAAGTAGTAATTGCTAAACTAATCGAACTATATATAGCAGTAAAAATATTTTTAATCCATTCTCTACGTGATGTTGAATCGTATCTACTGTTTTCACCTTCCTCTTTCTTTCTTAGCAATTCTTCTTCATGTTCACGTTCCTCTCGCGCAGCTTTATTTTCACTAATTTTTTCATCTGACTTTTCTTTTATTCTATCATATTCATTATCGCAAAATTCTTTAATACCTTTTATTTTTTGAAATATTTCTGTAACAATTTTTAAATCTCTATCATTCTCTTCTAATATTTTTTTATTTCTACCATTATCACAAAAAACTAGTTTTTTTATTGGCATATAAGTACAAAATAAAAAATATTCATCATTTAAGGAATTATAATTCATAGTATTTGGATTATCACTATTAATTTTAAAATTATCTAATAAAGTTTCTACTTTTCTACCTTCTGGGCCGCCTTTACTAATAGATATAAAAAGATAAACTATTGAAGGTATTCCGTATACAATAAGCAGTATAATTATTATAGCAATAATTGTATTTCCAAGTAAATCTTCTGCCATTTAATATTTATATTACTCTTATAATATATAAAAATAAATAATACATGTATGTAATAATTATGTGATTTTTATTATATTATAATAATATTATTTATTAATAAATGTATATATATTTATTTATTCTATTAATAATACTATTATATGCGTCAATGTATTATATATTTGATGATGAATTAATAATATATCAACTCAAAATAGAACATTTTAACTTTGACATTTTATATAAAAAGCAACCAATAATTATTCAAGATAGTATTACAAATATTGACGAGTTACTAATAAATTGGTTTAATTATAATATGATAGAATATGATGTAAATATTCCAAATTTTTGGGATTGGAACATAAATAATTTTAAATATCTTATAATATATGCTGATGCTCACGAAGAAAACTCTATTGAAATAACATTAGGCAATCCTCATACTAAACATGAAAACAATATTCCTATTTCCCAAGATTTATTACCAGATTATAATCAAAAACTTACAACAATCTTATTAAATAGGAATAAAGTTATTATAATACCTTTTAAATGGTTTTATCATATTAATATTATTTCAGGAAATCCACGATTTTTTGGGATACATGATTATATAACTTATGGTATATCTATTGGAAGTATATTAGCGCCAAAAAAACAGCATAAATAAATATGTTCTATTCACATCATATAATTTAAAAAAAATGATAATTTTATTTTTAAGGTGTTAGCAAAACAAACATAAACCAACAAGGAAAGAAATACATCTCAAATATATTGGAAAGAATGTCTGCTACAACTCTCGCTATGCGTATTAAGGAAATTATGGCAAATATGCCTGATAGCATTAATACAATAAAAGGTATTGATGAATATTATAAGAATGCTATGATGATTGATATAAAGAAAACAAATAGTAAATTTACAAAGGTTATTGCTAAGAAAAACGATAAGACTTCTAAAAAATATGATATTCCTAATATTCCTAATAAATCACCTATTATAGTAATTAGTAACATTAATGCTGTAATACCAATAATACAAGATACTACATGTAATAAAGTGTCACAATTTACTAAGGATATTGAAAAAACTACTGAATTAGTAAAAAGTAAAAAAATAATTAAAAAAGGATATAAAGTAATATATAGTTATGACGACGAACCATCATTTAGCACTAATATTTTAGTAGCTGCACGCAAGATAAATAAGAGTTTAATATCTGATAGAAAAGAGGTATTTAATAAACAACATATATAATAGAATAAAAATAATATATAAATTGAAAATATAACCACCTAAAATTGAAAATATAACCACTTAATATATATTTATTTTTTTGCCTTCTTTTTTTGCGCCTTAGGTTCTATGATACCTTTACGGTCATTATCATATTCTTTTAATAGCATTTCTCTATGTTCATTCCATGCTGTTTCTAATTCAATTAGTTCAGACATCCATATGTCTTCAATCTTGCTATTACGTAGATTTGTAAGTTTATTATTAAGTTCGTCAACTTCTTTTTCTAATATGATTTTTCTATCATATGTAAGTTGCGAAATAGGCATTCTAAGAAGATAATTAAAGTCTTTCACATCCTTGTTCTTTTCATTATCTCCATCATCATTTGGATCTTTCATATCATTGTCAATATTACCTGCTACAATAATATTGGTATCTGTATTAATACGCGGGTATTTAAGTTCAATTAATCGTTTGGCAATATCAACTAGTTTTTTATTCATAATTTGAATATTACCAGCTATAACATCAATAATGAAGCGAATTTTTGCGGATAATACAAGAAAATCTTTTTCTAATATCTTAATTTGATATGATTTTCTTTCAAAATATTTTAATACTCGTGTTTTAGACCACTCTTTGATAATTTCAGTTGTATTATCATACTTTTGAATAGCACCGCTTTTGTTAAATAGATGAATATTATTAATACTTAGATTTTTACTTGAAGATATTTTAAACAATTGCTCAAATTTATCTTCAAGAGTATCGCGAACATTCGCATTAAAATGTAGTATAAATTTAACATTCTTTGATGTATAATGATTTTCAATATATTTAAGATTATTTAATCCACTTGTTATCATATTTTCTAAAAACTCTTTATAATCTTCGGTCCATGTTCCAATAGGTAATTCAGTTATTTCTACTGTTTCATTATCAATCCATTTATAAATTCCTTTGCTAATATAAGAATTATTTTCTGTTTTTTTAATAGTCCCATTAAAACCCAAATAATAAGGAACTAAATCTTCAATATCTAATATATCAATAGTTTCATATATGTTATCTAATCCGTCTTCTGTATCACCATTTAAATCAGCTAGTTTAATTGCTTTGCATATAAAGCGGCAAGCATTAATAATTTCACTTGGATTAAATTGAGGAATATTTGTAGAATATCCTGTTCCAATACCAATACCCCCATTTACAAGTACCATAGGAATTACAGGAATATAGAATTCAGGTTCTATTTGCTGACCATCATCATCTTGATAATTTAGAATATTATTGTCTTCCTCTTTAAAAATTAATTTTGTTAATTTTGACAATAATGTGAAAATATATCTCGCTGATGACGCGTCTTGCCCTCCTTGACATCTACTACCAAACTGACCATTAGGTGCTAGTAAATTAATATTATTAGTTCCTACATATATTTGCGCCATTCCAACAATTGCCTGTTGTAGCGAAGTCTCACCGTGATGATATGCTGAAACTTCACTAACATACCCTGATAATTGTGCTACCTTCACCTCATTAGTATATAATTTCCTCTTAAAGCAAGCAAACATGATTTTACGTGTGCTTTCTTTGAGTCCATCGCATATATGATTAATAGATCTCTGTAAATCGCGATTACTAAAATGTATTAAATCTTTGTCTACAAATGTCTTGAAATCTACTTCAAGATTTGTATAATCTAATACTTTGTCTTTGTCGTAGTTCGCAAGCCATTCTTTTCTATCATCAGCACGTTTTTTATTAAAAGCCAAGTCAATAACTTCATCAGCATTTTTATCATATTTATAAGTAATTTTTTTCATATTCTTAAAATATTCTTTTGATTCTTGGTCTGTTGAGGTACCCAATCCCTTGTAATACTTGATTTTCCACGAACCATTCTTTGCAATATCTGTTTCAGACCACCTTTCATAATCAGACATATTATAAAACTCAATAACCTCTGTACCGCGATTATTTGTTGCTTTAATAATTGGTGTTAGCATTGATGTAAGAAATCCAGATATTTCATATAATTCATGCCACATACTTTGAAAGATGTTAAATATAAGCCCTTTAATATGACTTCCATCATGATCTTGATCTGTCATAATCATAATAGAACCATATCTTAACTGACTAAGATCCGTATACTTTTTATTTTGTTCAAGACCAAGGATTTTCTTAATAGCAGTAATCTCAGTATTGTCTGTAATCTTTTGTAGTGTTGCGTCTTTAACATTTAAAATTTTTCCACGCAAAGGGAAAACACCATATTTATCACGACCAATAATACTAAGCCCTGAAATTGCCATAGTTTTCGCTGAATCTCCTTCTGTTAAAATAAGAGTACAGCTAGCACTATCCTTAGTTCCTGCTAAGTTAGCGTCATCAAGCTTAGGAACAATAATACGTGATATTTTCTTGCCATCTGTTTTAACTAATTTTTTCTTGTCGTAAAACTCAGTAATACTCAATGCTTTGTCAACAATACCAATCTTAAAAAGCTTATCATAAAACTTATCGCTAAGTTCGCACTTAGAGCCAAACTTAGCAACAGGAGTTGTAAGTGTTTCTTTACTTTGCGAATCAAAACTTGGATTGACAATTAATGCTTTGACAAATACAAATAGATTATCTTTGATATGCTGAGCTTTAACAATCTTTTTCTTTTTAGATTGTGTCATATCAACAAGATTTTTAGTAATCATATTTGTAATATATTCAATATGCTTGCCTCCTTTAATAGTATTAATACCATTGACAAATGATAAGAATTCAAAAGAACCAGAGCTTGAAATAGAAGCAACGACCTCCCATCTCTCTCCTGATGATTCATATACAAATGGTTGTTCTTTCTTATCAAGGAATAATTCACAATATTTCTCAAAATCTTTAATCATCAATTTCTCGCCATTGAAAAATACAGATACATCCTTAGGAGTTGTAGCGCACGCATCAATAACACGCCTATTAAACAATCTATAAATATCATCAGACATATTTTTCATACCAAACTTTTCATAATCTGGAATAAAACTGATTTGCGTATAGGGTGCTTTTGATGATGCTTTTACATCTGCCTTTGTCCTTTGCGTCATATTATTGCTAAATGTTTGAGAATAAATCTTTTTAGTATAATGATCAACCGTTTCAATGGAAAACTCTTTTGAAAATATATTAGTAAGTTTACTACCATATCCATTCTTGCCACCCCATATTTTCTCTTCACCCTTATCATAGTTTGTAGATGTTAAAAGTTCGCCAAATATAAGTTCAGGTATCCATAAATCGCCATAACTACTATGTTTTTTAATATCAACTCCATTTCCATCATTCATTATTGTTATTTTTCCGGATACTTTGTCTATGGTTACTTTGATATTCTTAACATGCTTAATATCTTCCTTTCCTTTGTCTTCATCTGCTTTAAGACGCATAGAATGATCAATCGCATTTACTATAACTTCGTCAAAAATTTTAAGCAAGCCAGGGATATATGTTAGTTCATCAGAAACCATTTTTTTAGTAGTATCATCATAAATATAACTTGTGATTTTTTGAGGTTCAATTGAACCAATATAGGTGTCTGGAAGGGCAAGAATATGTTCAAGAAGCTCATATTTTTTATACTTATCTTCTACTTTTTTGTCTTGAACAGGGGCGCCTTTATCATCATTTTTTTTCAAAGGCATCAGTTATATAGGTGTATTTATAAGATATATATATAATATTTATCAATTTTTTATATATTTATCAAATATAGTAATAGTAATATTCTAACGTGCGAAAAATATTTAATATTTTTAATTCTATCTAAATAATAAAGATAAATGCCTATAATAAATGTTGAAACTATGGAAGAATATTCACAATATTTAAAAAATAATAGATATGTCGTTGCCAACTTTTCAGCATCATTTTGTAAACCATGTAAAGATATATACCCTTTTATTGAAGAATTGGCATTAAATAATCAACATATTACTTTCTTAAAAATAGATATTGAAAATGGATATAAAATTAGTGATTATTATGATATCACATCAATTCCTTATTTTAAGTTTTATAAAAATGAAGTTGAAATAACCTCATATTGCGGAACAGATAAAAAGATAATTCAAGAATCAATAGATAATATGTCATGTATGTATTTGTAATATTTGTAATTTCTATATAAATACAAAATCAGTTATTATTTATAATAATCTATAACAATCATTATTATATAATGTATCGTATAGGCATCCCAAATGAACAACACCAGTCTGAAAGTAGAGTTTCTATTATTCCAGATGATGTCAAACGACTTATCCGTGATAATCCAAATAATATCGCAATCTATGTTCAAGCAAACGCAGGAAAACATGTAGGATATAGTGACATAGATTATGCTTTTTCTGGTGCAACTATTGTAGATACTATACAGGAAGTTTATGAAAACGCAGATATTATAGTAAGAGTAAAAGAACCGCATCCATCAGAATTTCGTTATATAACTTCAAGACATACAGTAATGGCATTCTTTCACTTTGGTAGAAATTTCAATTTACATATAAATATAAAACCATTATAAATCTATAATAATATATAATATGTATCATATAGGCATCCCAAAAGAAATTAAAGAGTTCGAAAGAAGAGTTTCAATAATTCCTAATGATATTAAGAGATTATTAGAATGTAATACAAAAGATATCACTGTTTATGTTCAAAAAGGGGCTGGAAACGAAGCAGGATATAGAGATGAAGATTATATAGCATCTGGTGCTATAATACTAGATAATATCGAAGATATTTATGAAAAAGCAAATATTATTGTGAAAGTTAAAGAACCTCAAATAAGAGAATATTCTTTAATAACATCAAAACATACAATATTATCATTTTTTCACTTTGCCGGAAATAATGAGTTAATTAAAGCGATGCTTAACAGTAAAGCTAAATGCTATGCTTACGAGACTATTAAAGATGACAATGGATTATATCCTATTTTATCCCCAATGTCTATTATAGCTGGTAAAAAATCAATGATAGAAGCAGATAAACTTATAAATAAAAAAAAAAATAAATATACAATTATTACAATAATAGGGGTTGGTAATGTTGGTAAAGCAGCAGCTGAGCAAGCAATTAAACTAGGATACCAAAACATTAATTTAATAGATAATGATTATGAAAAAATTAAAGATATAGAACAAAGTAATCCTGCAATATACAAATCATATGAAATGAATGAAAAAAATTTAAAAAAACTTTTAATATTTTCAAATATTGTTATATCTTCTATATATATTAATGGTATGAAAGCAAAGCGAATTATTAATAATGAACTCCTTGATTTAATGTCTCGTACAAGACCTATAATTATGGATGTTGCTATTGATCAAGGAGGAACCACAGACCAATCTACGCCAACTACCTTAGAAGATCCTTTAATTAAATACAAGAATACAAAAATATATTGTGTACCAAATATACCAAGCACAGAACCAATAGAAGCATCTATACAATTATCAAACGCTATTTACCCATATTTACATAGTTTAATAACAAATAATGCGAATAATGCGAAGTATTTGCGTGAATTAAATAGAGGATTGTATGTGAATAGTTGCGAATAGTTAATATATTTTATATTATAATAATAAAAATTGATTACTTGATTTTAATTTATATTCAATCAAATATGATTAAAAATAATAATCTTGTGAAGGTTGTATGTTCAATTATTTTGTTGCTAGATTTTGCGTCGTGTATGAAAGTATCATTTCCATCACTAAGCAAAAACTTTGCTGTAATAAATAACATAGATGTCAAAAAAATTAATGATTACGAGAAAGTTGAATTAGCTAAATTGTTTAAAGCGGTTCCTATGTTAATGTTTAAAAATCAAAATCTAAATCCAAAAGATTTTTATGAGTTTTGTAAGGTATTTGATAGTAAAAATAATGACAAAATTATACATCCATTTCACAATTCCAAAGTTGATTATGTTCCGCAAGTAGCAATTAGAGGTAATTGCTATATTAAAGACCTTTATGGACTTAAAGATGTTACTCTAAAATACAGTGGACCTTTTAAAAATACAGCAGTATGGCACCAAGATATTGTAGGAATTAACGAACATAAGCCTCCTATTGTATCTAGTATTTATATGTTAAATACACCTCCTATTGGTGGAGAAACAATGTTTGCTAGTATGGAAACCGCATACGATAATTTAGATATTAATTTAAAGAAAGAACTTAAAAATTATAATGTTATATATTCTAATACAGAAGATGATGTAATGAATACATATTATGATTATACAGGATATAATAGAATCAATATTAATATGCCTACAAAGAAGTCGGGGACTACTATTATTAATAGAGAACCACTTGTAATTTATACAGATGAATGTAAAAATAAGAAGGCGCTAATGATTTCACCATTTAGATTCTCAAAGTTTGATCAAATGTCTTGTGAAGATAGTTATGACTTGTATAGAGAACTAATGAATAAATATATTCTAACAAAAGATAATATAGTAAAAATTAAATGGGAAATGAATGATATGTTAATATTTAATAATAGAAAACTAATTCATAGTTCATCGCCATCTATTGAGTATGAAAATTATGAACGTCTTTATTATAGTTGCTTTTTAGGAACCGACGCACCTATTATTAGATGTAATACCATTTAACCCCCCTCCTCCATTAAATTTAATATTAATTAACAATATCATTATATAAATTTGATGATAGAATTTCATTACATATGTCAGATATACTTTTATTTTCAACATCTATAACAAGAATATTCATATTATTTTCAATTGCTAATTTATAATTTTTTTCATGAAGTTCGTGTATTTTTTGTATATACTCTAATTTAATATTTTTTTCAGCAAAACGACCTCTTTTATTAATACGATGTAAGCATTTCTCAGGTTCTGAACGAAGATATATATATCCATTGGGTTTCCATAAATCATCAGTCGTTTTATGTAGTCTAATTATATTTTCATATTCAGTATCATTAATAGTTTTATCTTCGTATGCTTTTCTTACAAAAACATTTTTAATAAAATATGGGCTCCTTTCCATTAAGATAGACATATTCGTTTTCTCTTGTATCCAACATCTATCAACCCATACTTTTATTTGAAAATCATAACTGCTATTTGGAGTATTATATAAGTTTGCTAAATATTCAGCCCAGTTATCAACAGGCTCTAAATCAATAGCAAGTTTGTAATTTTTATGAAAATAATTCAGAATGCTCGTTTTATAAGAGCCAATATTTCCATCTATTGTAATAATAGGCATTTTATATATATATAAATTAATATTTATATAATCATTTTTTTTTCATTATTTTAGATTTATTTATTAATAAGGCAACTTTTTTACTTGTTATTTCCCCCTTAATATTTTTAATTTTTTCTAATAGAGTTTCTATAATACTGTCATATTTAGATTTAATTTGGCTAAGAGTATTTTTTTCATACTTAACATTAAAAAATTTAAATATATTTCTAATTTTTTTAAGTATTATTTTATCAAGTTTAATACAGCTTAAAGAACCTCCTCCTTTAAGAGGTATCGCATTACGCGCAACTTCAAAATTTATTTTAAGTAAATCGCTTGTATCATTATATTTAGAATACTGGGGTTCATTCACACCAAAAAATGCGGCTGTATTGAATGTCCCACCTTTCATATTAGTAGTTTTATTCTTTGTTTTTGATAATGAACATCTTTTATCAATATACTTTGATATATATATTATATGCTCCGCTAATATTTTTTTAATACCAATTTTTAAGCATATAATTGATACAACCGCAACTATATTAAATATTAATAGTTCAATATACGTAGATAATATAACAACAACCTCTTTTTTATTATTATCATTAATATGTATGTTGTGAGTTTTTAATAATTCTTTGGCGCAATATGTAATTTCATTACATTTATCCATATTTCCTTACTACTATATAAAATGAAAATAATTATATATATTAAGAAGGAAAAAATGAATTTTTTAAATGGAAGAGTTAATGCTGTTACACCTGTAAACAATTATAATTTTAAAACTAACGTTGTAAATTCATCTGAAAATAATACAAATATTATATCGCGAAATATGAATTGTACTGATGTTTCTTCAATATATTTTTCGGATAAAAATATAGAATTATTACAATATGGCATTCGTAATAAAATACTTAATACTACAAATGGTAAATATAATATAGGGAAACAAAGCGATATTGACTTAAAAATTATAATGAGATCAATTTATTTTCAACATGGAAAAAATGCACCTAATAATATTAATGAACAAGTCCTTAATTTAAATACTCTTGTTATTGATTGGTGTGTCCCTGAGATTATATCAAACATAAAGCAATCAGAACATTATAAAATGGATATTAGCACATTACCTATTCCACTTGATAGATCAACATTACCATCGCAAAAAGGACTTAGAACATTAGAGATTATGAAATTATAAATTAAGAAAGGCTATATAGAATATTATATTATAGAATATTATATTATAGAATAATAGAATAATGTCTTGTGACGAGAAAGTTTTAAAACTAAATGAGAAGGAATTACAATTGTTTGAGCAAGAAAAAATTGAATTATATAAAGGGACATTTGTAGTATGCTTAACATATGGTTTATCTGCTTTATTATTACTTATAGCTGTTTTATTTACAACATGGGGGAAAGAATATATATATGATAAGTTTGCTCCGGCTGTAATAACTTATATTTTAGGTTCTATAATTATAATTTTATATCTATTATCTTCAATATATACTATTAAACCGCGAAGAATAGGAGAAGAGGTTGATAGTAATATGTTATGTCCAGATTTTTGGAAATTAGAAAAAGTTCCAACAGGCATTAAACAGGAAATTATAAATAATAATTTATTTTCTGAAAAAAATATTATTCCAGAAGTAAATACAGATAAAAATAAAAATATACAATATCGCTGTGTATCCGATAATAAAGTATATGGAAATGTTAATGACAATTTAAAAATGAAGAATTTGTTGTCAACAAGTACAACAAATAATAACTACGTTGCTGGATTTAATAATGATGATAAAGCTTTACAATATTCTAAAAAAGGCCCAGAAAGTTCAATGTTGACTCCACAGTATATTGTTAATATACCAACAAAAAATTCTGATACAGATACAAGTATTTATAAAGATTTACAAAAATATGCGAGATTTTCAGGAGCTTATAGTGCTAATAATAGTAATATATTCAAATCTTATAATAGTAATGTACTTAGAGTAGGAGATTCCTCATATATAGGAAATAGTAAGGCTACTTTGGATAATTATGATTCTAAAACACCATTAATTTGTAATATAGTATATCCGCAAGTATTAGGAATTCTAGATAGTAGAACCCAAGAAGGAAATGGTATTAGTTGCGAATACGCTAAACAATGTGGTATATCTTGGAGTTCATTAAAATGTAGTAAATAAATGTAATAATTAATTAATTATTTTGATTTACATATTCCAAATGTTTTTCTATGAAAATCTGTTATTCCATACGTATTAATTGCCGCGATATGTTTAGCAGTACCATATCCCTTATTTTTTTGTATATCATATAAATTAAGTTCTGGATGTTTTTCAGTTAAATTATATATTAAGTCTGTATGGTAATCTTTTGCTATAATAGATGCGGCAGCAATAGATAAATAGAGCATATCACCCTTTGGGATGCATTCATATTCTAATAATTCACCTTCTATTCCAGGCGGCGTATATCCTTTAAAGTACGGTCCGTCAATTATAAGTTTTTCAAAAGGATGCTTTTTATATGCTTCATCAACCGCGCGATGCATAGCTTTCATAGTCGCATTTAATATATTGATATTATCAATTTCTTCAACAGATGCGGTGCCTATACCATAAGTAATTGCATTATTTTTAATATATCTTGCTAAAATTTCACGTTTACGTATAGTAAGTTTTTTAGAATCTTTAATTTCCTTATATATTTCATCAGGGAATATATGAGGTAATACAACACAAGCCGCAACAACAGGACCTATCAAAGTACCGCGTGCTACTTCATCAACACCAGCAACATATTTATTAGTATCAGATTGTATGTATTCGTTTTGATTCATTATATAATTATTGTATATTTATAATATTATCATTTTTTATATAATAAAAATTTTTATAATATCATATTATATTAAAATATATATATATATATATTAGAATATGAATATATATAATACTTATTTTAATAATATATCAACCTCAACAATATTTAATCATAGTAATAAAGGGAACACTGTTAAATCATCACAACACAGTCCCAAATCATCATCTTATAATGATAAAACAAAAGCAGATATAACAGAAATAATTAATAAATATATAAAAAAAGAAAAGAGTGTAACAAACTTAGGTATTTCTTCGGACGATGTATTAAAGTTAGAAGATGAATTAATTAAAAGGTATAATAGGAATAAATCTAATAATTTTTCATTTCCTGAAATTAAGAATGTCTTAGATTGTATATCAGATGTATTAACATATTTTAAGGACAATAATTATAAAGAAGATGAAAAAATGCGATGGCAAATTGAACAAACTATTAATATTATTAAAAATGCTTCACAAGAAACTATTTGCGCAGATATTAAATTTGACAAGTGTCCGCCGGAAGATACAATATCTACAATTAAAAACGCTAAAGACCTTAAATTTTTTAAAATAAAAGATGAAAATGTAATATTTAGTCATAATAAGCAATATTGCCATTATAATATATATGAAACCCCCTACAATGGCAATAATTATCCTTATGCTTACTGTATACGAGCAATGGTCCAATCATTACATATGATAGATTTAATTAATATAGATTTAAAATATAAAAAAGATAAACAAATATGGAAGAAAGATTATGTAAGTGTTTATTTTAAAGAAAGATATCATTATTATTTAGATTATTTACTAGATAATGCTCCTAATATATTCATATTACCTATAATACAAAATGTAGGCGCGACAACATTAATAAAAAACAGATGTTCTCGCATACAACCATGCCAAATAATATTTGATGAAGCATTTGTTGATGAAGATTTGCAAACTCCCTCTAATTTTTTCTGGCATGATATAAATCACGCAAGGAGAATATATCAAAATAATTTATGGTATTCAAAGCAAAATAAAATAACTATGAACATTCTCTACTCAACTATGCGTAAAGATGTAAGTGAATTAATTCCTGTCAAAAACTGGTTAAGTGATGAAGATAAAAAATATGAAAGTTTAATAAAAATATTATTATTTGAAGTTGTACATGAAGATGCTCTACCTTTTATTAGCAAAAGTATTATAGACGACCTATTTTTTGAATCAGGTAATTGTTATCCATATGAAAGAGCTTATGATAATGATGAAGAAAATAACAAGTATAATAGGATTAATTTAAGATTTTATGAACAAGGAGCGTCAACGCTAAGAACAATATACAATAAAATAAGGCATCGTTTTTTTGAAAAGGAATATGCTGATGATAAAATAGTAAATAAAGATTTGAGATATATTAAACATATAATATATGCCTCATATTTATTACTTGCAAAGATAGCGCCAAATAAATATAATGAAACAAATAAGGATGAAATTTTAGGCAAATTAAAGATATTAATTAAAGATAAAAAATTTCAAGCACATAATGCCGAAAGACTAGAAGGTGTATATACAGATTCTGATGAAAACAGTAAAAAAAGTAGCAGCAGTAGTTTTATAGTGTAAGCATTTAATAATAAATTAATATTATTTAATAAGGACTAGTATATTTTGTATATGTGTAGTTTTATATACACTATAATTAAGAGTTTTTTTTCATATTGTTTATCAAGAATTGAAAAATATAATAAGGATTGCGAGGAAATAGAATTAAGGGAAAAATTAATTAATGAAAATCCATATTATATTTTAGATTAACTATATAAATATAAATAAATATATATTATATATTACATTAATGGACGAGTATTTTATTGTAAAAAAAGCTGTTGACATTATCCTTTCTAATTTAAACGAAAATTTTATAAAATGTTTAATAAATATATCTATACATGATAAATATACATATGATATTAAACTAATACTAGGTATTATTGAGTTAATTAAAATATATATGAACACGCGTAGGAATGATATATTATCATCATGTATTAAATATACAAATAAATCCTACTATATATCTTTTGTTGATAATCTATTTATTCTAATAAATAAGCATTTAACAAATACTAATGAAAAGCAAGAACATAAATATATATTTATAACTGATTTAATAAATAAATACAATAATCCTATAATTCCTAATTATCCAAAAGGAGATGAGGAAAATGATTTACGACAAAGGTTAAATACATTAGTGAGTAATAGCAGAAGTCCATATGTAACTACGAAAGAAGATGCAAAAGATACAGGTGCATTATTTAGAGAAGCATATTATAGTATGAAAAATAAAAAATCAAGGGTTGGAGATATTAATATGGTAGATATTGAATTAAATAAACTTGATTTACATAATAATAGCGATTTAATTTAAACTTTATTTTTTAGTGTTATATTTTTTTTATAAAATATATAAAATATAAATAGATATTAATGTCAGAATTAAATTTAGATAAATTGCGAAGATTATCTAAGAAATGTTCAGATAATAAGAAAACACAAGAATATGTTCACAAAGTATGCTTAAAAATAAGGAAACTTCTTATAAATTATGCGAAGGATACTAGACAGAAAGAATATAAGGTATTAGAAAAGTATTTAGGACATGATGCATCACCTAAAAATTTCAGTTCTGGGCAAATACATACTAACAAAATCAATTACGCTATTGATAATGGTAATATTAGAGAAAGAATGACAATAATAACAAATTTTTGTATGAGTGGATGTTCTGTAATATTATGGGCAGTTGAAAAAAAAGTTCATTTAACACAAAAAGGGATAAATATATTACGCAAAAAACTATATAATCTAACTGGCGAAAGCTCTATAAAAAAATTTAATAAATATCTTAGAAGTTGTGAAAATAATGGATTTGTGTTGCCTTGTAAATTTGTAAGTATAACTTCTGATAGTTCTGTATCTACATCAAGAATGTTAGCAATTCCTTTAAGAGAAGCGAGGGTTAAATATATTAAGGAATATTTTGTAAATGTCAAAGATGTTTATCCTAAATTATCAAACCGTGAATTAGAATATATAAAAGACAATAATTACAAAATTACAAATAATAAACTACCGTGGATTTCCGGATTACAATATTGGAAGGTTAATGATAAAAATTTCTATATAGAGTTGATGAGACACAATAATCAAATGGTAGTATGTGGCCCATCAGGTAATACAGACCTCAATATGTCTATATTAAGATTATTTAATAATTTTGATATTAACTTAGCAATATTCGCATGTATATCTCATATGTGTAATCAACCACATCATTCACCGTGTGAGATATTATTAGCATCTATACCATATGGATTAAATGATTGGACAATTAGCGAGGATAGTTTCAAGTATGTTAATAATAAATTAAAAAAATATCAATAATATATTGATAATATTGATAATATATATAAAAATTGATTTATATAACTACTAAAATAGTTTAAGCATAAGACTACTTATTTTAACTACTATTAATAAGAGATATGTCAATTTATCCTGAACTTTCCTATAATGATCAGAAAGTAGAAATTCAAGATGTTAGGGGAATACAATTCAGTATTCTTGGACCGCAAGAAATCAGAAATAGGTCGGTCGTTGAAATTACTAAAACAGATACATATGCTGGCAGTGAACCTATTGTAGGAGGTTTATTTGATTCGCGAATGGGTGTTTTAGAGCATAATAGAATATGTTGTACATGCGAACAAAAAAATATATTTTGCCCCGGGCATTTTGGACATATTGAGCTAGCAAAACCGGTATTTCATGCGATGTTCTTTGATATTGTTAAAAAATTATTAAATTGCGTATGTTTTAAATGTTCAAAATGTTTAATATCTCCTGATACCGATAAAGAATTTAAACATGATATGCAAAGAATTTTATCTATTAAAAATAATCAAAAAAGATGGGAAGCATATTTTAAATTATGTAATACGACAACTAAGATTCGTGTATGTGGCGATGATGGAACAATTGGGTGTGGGGCTGTTCAACCTACCAAGTATATTAAAGAGAATTCAATGAAAATAATTGCGGAATGGAAGGATAGAAAGCAACAACTAAATAAAAATGGTGATAAGAATATAGACAAGGTTGTTCAAGAATTCACAGCCGAGGATATTCTTAAAATATTCTCACGTATAACTGAAAAAGAAATGGATATGATGGGATTTAATCCAAAGTGGAATAGACCCGAATGGATGATATGCACCGTCTTACCCGTACCTCCTCCAGCTGTACGTCCTAGTATTATTGAAGAAAATGGACAGCGTCGCGAAGATGATTTGACACATAAATTAAGTGATATTATTAAAACAAACAAGCAATTATCTGATAAGATTTGTAAAGGAGCATCAGAAGAAACAATTAAATATGTCGCTATGTTATTACAATATCACGTATTTACATTTATTAATAATCAAATGCCTGGCTTAGCGCCTGCTCAGCAAAGAAATGGGAGAAAATTAAAATCAGTATCAGACCGTATGAAAAAGAAAGAAGGAAGAATTCGCGGTAATCTTAATGGAAAGCGTGTAGACCAATCAGCGCGCTCTGTAATTACTCCTGACCCATATATTAGTATTGATGAATTAGGTGTTCCAATTAAAGTAGCGGTTAATATAACATTTCCAGAGGTTGTAAATGAATATAATATAGATAAAATGCGAGAGTTAATTAAAAACGGTTCAGATGTTTGGCCAGGAGCAAAATATATTAAAAAGAGCACGAGAACTATTAATTTAAAGCATTCAGTAGAAAGAGAAAAAAATGCGGCCGAATTAGTATATGGTGATATTGTTCATAGACATTTAACAAATGGAGATTTTATCTTATTTAACAGACAGCCATCATTACACAAGATGTCTATGATGTGTCATAAGGTTGTTATTATGCCATATCAAACATTTCGTCTAAATGTATTAGATACTCCGCCATATAACGCAGATTTTGATGGTGATGAGATGAATTTACATTGTCCACAAAATATTCAAACTATGAGTGAATTAATGGATATAGCAGCTGTTCCGTATATGATTTTAGCACCTCGTGATGGCAAGCCAATTATTGAAGTAGTTCAGGATACATTAGTTGGTTCGTATAGATTAACAAAGGATATTACAAAAATACAAGATAAAACATTGGCAAATATTCAAATGGTTAATAGTTATTTTAAAGGAAAATTAAATAAACCAGATGAAAATTATATGTATTCAGGTAAAGATGCCTATTCGCAAATATTACCACCTGGTCTCTTTATTAACTTAAAAAATAAAAAAGAGGAACAGTTTATTGTAAATAATAGTATTCTTGCTACAAATTCAGGGTCATTAGATAAAAAAATCTTTCATGATATTTCTACTGGTTTAATCCCTGTAATATACCATGATTATGGACCATTTGAAGTTAGAAAGTTTTTAGATAATACTCAGCGATTAATATGTCGTTGGTTATTAACATCAGGGTTTAGTGTTGGTATTAGCGATTTAGTCCCCGATAAAAAAACAGAGGAAACACTAAAAAATAAAATTAAGGAAATGAAAAACCTTGCTTATGATAAATTAGATGATATTAGAAGAGGTATTATTGAAAATAATAGTATATTTAGTAACGAAGAATATATTGAGCGTGAAATCATAGCAATCCTTGATAAAACTACAAATAATGTTGGTAAAATTAGTTTAGATCAAATTGATGATACAAACAACCGTATGATTAATATGGTTAAAGCTGGTTCTAAGGGTAAAGAAATTAATGTTGCTCAAATGATAGCATGTGTAGGACAGCAGAATGTAGATGGTAAGCGAATAACCTATGGATTTACTGATAGAACTTTACCGCATTATACTAAGTACGATGATGGTCCAGAAGCACGAGGATTTGTAAAGAATAGTTTTATTAGTGGTTTATCTCCTCAGGAAGTATTCTTTCATGCGATGGGTGGTCGCCAAGGACTTATTGATACTGCTGTTAAAACATCTGAAACAGGATATATCCAGAGAAGATTAGTAAAAGCAATGGAGGATTCTAAAATTAATTATGACAATACTGTAAGAACTGCGACAGGCTCCATAATTCAATATATATATGGAGAAGATGGTATGGATGGATGTAAAATAGAAACCCAATTTATTAATACTATCAATAAAAATCTTATTGAATTGGATAATGAATATAATTTAAAAAGTTCAGAACATCTTGATATTCATATGACAGATGAAGCGTATAAAACGATAGATGAGGACACATATAAAAAATGTTCTCAACATTTTGAAGAAATGTTGCGTGATAAAGAATTTCTTATTAAAAAAGTATTTAATGGTGAAAAAAAATATATTATTAATTATCCTATTCCATTTGACAGAATAATTAATATAGCACACCAGAGATTATTAACATTAAATATCAAAAAAATTAAGACTGATTTATATCCTGATTATGTTTTAGACAAAATTGAGAAGATTAAGGATGATTTATATGTAAAGGACAAAATTCAGGGGATGTTATATTTCAATTTATTATTAAGACTTCATCTAAATCCTAAAAAACTTATAGTTCATTATCATTTCACTATTGAAACATTTGATTGGATTGTATCCCAAATATATGAATATTTTAATCAGGCATTAGCCCAACCAGGAGATATGGTTGGAATAGTTGCTGCGCAAACAATTGGTGAACTAGGAACACAGATGACGCTTGATTCATTCCACGTATCTGGAACAGCAGCTGCTGTGAAAGCTACATCAGGTGTTCCGCGTTTGAAGGAAATTCTTTCAGCAACAAAGAAAACAAAGACGCCAACATTAATTATATATATGAAACCAGATGTATCATGTGTAATTAATCCATTAAAAGATGAAAATGGGGATTTTGCGGACCCTCGTATTGATATTACAAAAAATAATGCTATTAATATTAAAAACTCCATAGAAATAACTAAATTATCAGATATTCTAAAATATAGTGAAATATATTGGGATAGTATTGAAATTAATGAAACAAATATTAAACAAGATGTTGGACTTATGAACATATACAAAGAGTTTGAAAAGATAGAAGAAAATATGTGTAAATCAAGAGCTACATCCCCATGGGTATTACGTCTTGTCTTTGACAAGGAAAAGATGAATACGTTTGGTCTTAAAATGATTGATATTTATACTAAACTAAAAATATCATATGAAAAATATATTGATTGCGTGTATAGTGATGATAACGCAGAAGAATGCGTATTTAGAATTACAATGACAGAGCAGGCATTAAAAGAGATATCAGAGAAGCAAGATGAAATAGCAACTATTAAAGCAATTGAACATAATATAGTATATCAAGTATTATTAAAAGGCTACAAAGGAATTAGAAAGGTGTCTTTGAATAAAAAGAATTATACTAAGTACAATGACGAAACTAATAAGTTTGATACTATATTAGAATGGGTTCTTGATACAGACGGAACTAATCTAATAGATATTCTCGCAAATACCAATATAGATACAACACGAACTATATCAAATGACATTCGAGAAATTTATGAAACATTAGGCATTGAAGCAGCGCGATATGCTTTATACAAAGAATTGCTAGCGGTTGTAACAGAAGGTTCCATGAATTATAGGCATATGTCTCTTCTTATTGACACGATGACTTATAAAGGTCAATTAATGTCTATTGATAGACATGGCATTAATCGTGGAGATATTGGACCTCTTGCCAAATCATCTTTTGAAGAATCCACAGACATGCTAATAAACGCAAGCATATTTGCGGAATACGACAAAGTTAATGGTGTATCCGCTAATGTTATGCTTGGACAACAACCACCTTGTGGTACAGGAGATAGTCGTATCTTAATAGATGAGGAACATATGATGGAATTATTAAAGAATATGGGAGATGTCAAGGCAGATAAGGCTGCTAAATTAAATATAATTAAAGAAGATGAGGAAGACGAAGAAGATAAGGGTGAAATATATTCAAGTGAAGATTTACAAATTATAATTAATCAAAAAGAAAATATAAAGAGTAAGTGTTATAAATTACCCCAGCAAAAAATAATTATTAAGTAAATACTATTTAATATTATTTAATATTATTTAATATTATTTAATATTATAATATATTGATTGTTTGTGTGCTACTTGATGATGAATATGATTTTGATTTTTTTGTATTTTGTATAATAGTTATGATTTCATTTGTCTTTTTATCGTTGTTATCATCATCATTTTCTTGAAGTCCGTTTAGCTCGGTGTATATAAAATTGTCATGATTTATATTACGCACAATATAATAACTTAGATGTGTTTTATCATTTTTTCTATAAAGCATTAACAGGGGTCTATTTAATTCATCATTATATGCTTTGTAAACTGTCGTAGTTATAGATAAATCTTTTTCATCTGCACGCTTACTTATATTAACTGCTTTTCCATAATCAGCGCGGTTATGTATAATTAAAATTGAAATATTTAAAACTTTTGACATCATATAAAAAGTAATTTCGTTAGGGTGATAAATAAATTCGTCTGAATTTTCAATGTGATTTAATATTTTGTATCTTTCAACAGTTGAACTATTATTAAAATATGTTGCTAAAAATATTTCTAATGTTTTAAATGTTTTTTTTGTTTTATTAATACTGTTCATAGCATTTAAATAAGAAGAATAAAAATAGGGATCTTTAAATATTTCTTTAATTCTTTTGATGTTAGTTAAGTTGTGTATATTTTTATCAAACTCTTGCTCATAATATTTAAATGTCTTTTTAATTATATCATTATAATCATTTACTATATTATTATCTAATAATTTAAAATAATTGAATAGTTCAATAATGTTACTTACGCTATAATCATTCTTAATATATTTTAATTTAGACCATATCTTTTTCTTGTATTTTGTCCATTTAGAATTTAAGTCTTTCTCATCTCCCTCAAACATTTTTGGTATTTTAATACTTACATTAGATTTTGAAGAGCTTTTGCTAGCACTTTTTGCTTTTTTTTCATCAAATATATTATCATAATTTATAATAGAATCATCTGTTTTATCATATATTATATTAGGATTTGCTTCATGATAATATAGTATATGTTTAGGTATATTTTTTTTAATTAAAAAATCTGTAAATAGAAATTCATTCCCATTATCTTCAAAATTATCAGATAAACTATTTATATAATCATATTTTGTATGTAAAAGCATGCTGGAATACCAATTATTAATGCCGTCTTTTGTAAATATAGGGATTTCTTCTAATATTATTTGTATCTTTCTTTTGTTCTTATTAGTGTCTTTATCTTTATAAAATATATCTAATAAATTTTTTATAAATTCTGTACGCGATTTATTAGATACATCTAGCTTATTATCTTTTGCTTCTAGCATAGTTAATAATTTATTTTTTACTTGCAATCTTAATTCTGACCATTTGTTTATAATATTAGAATTTCTGTCATTATATTCTTCATACTCATTTTTTTTCCCAAAAAGAATTACTCTGCCTTTTAAATTATTATTTTTCATAATCGTAAGCAAATTTTCACTAATTTCACTAGTTCTTTGAACATTTACACCAATATCTAAGGTAAATCCAAACTCTTTTAATTTACTTATTTTATTTTCAAACTTAGCATGTACGTCATTTGTAATGTTTATTTTATATTTATCGTCTAGATCATCTAAGAAAACAATATTTTTAATGTTTAATTCTTTAATTAAATATGGCAATATAATAATTCCTTCTGGGTTGAAGCGTATTAATATGTCATTTTCTAACATTATTTTATCAATTGTATAATTATCATTAATTATAATTTTTTTTATGCTATAATCCTTACTTTCGTCTTTAATTAAATTTTTTATATATTTCAAATTCTTAAAAATGTTATTATTAGGTTGGTAATTAATTATTTTTGTAATATTAGGGTATTTGCTTAGAGCCATCTGTTTTATTTCTTTAACCTTTCCTTTTTCCATTTTGATACTTTTTATTATTAAAGGTTCGTAAAAATATATATCATCGCGATCTTTCATTATCTCATATAATAAATTATCTCCATGCTTATTATCTTCTTTATTACCATTTTCTTTCCATTTTTCTTTTAATATCATTATTATTTCAGTCTTTTTCTGTAATCCATAATATGAAATAATATCATTTATATAATCAGGAACTAGCAAATTAATACTTGGTATTGTACTAGTTGAATTAATTGTATATTCCCATACAATTAATACCTTTTTATATATCAAAGCAATTAAACTATATAGATACTGGATACCTTTATCATCTTGATAATTATCAGTAGAAATATAAGCTATAAATTTTTTATATGATTTATAAATATATAGAAGACGCGATATTTTGAAAACTATTTTTTCATTTTTACTATCAAACGTAGGTAGTTCAATAAGTTCAATATTAGAACTATTTTTTTTATTTATATTATGTATATGTTTCTTTAATTCGTTATAGAGCTCCTTATTATATTCATATAAAACAGGTTCAATATCACCAAAATCCTTACATGTATTTCCATTATCAAGAGATAAATATGTTATAATATCTAAATTATTTTTAATAGTTTCTATAAAACTCTCTCTCGTTTTTTCACCAACTAAATATGCTATTGTATTTATTATATTATCATATTTATTACCATATTTATGAGGAATTTCGTGAATGTTTATTAATCCTTTTCTCAATATACATTTTTGCTTATTAATATTTTTAGGTTTATTATCAATAGAACTGCAACTTTCTAAATATTCTTTGTAATTAGTTGGATATAATATTTTATATAATTCATTGGGTATATCTCCATATCTGTTATTTTCATATATTGGATATTTTTTCATAATATAATTATTATCTTTATCCGCAGTATCTGCTTTATCAGCTTTGCTAGGTTTTTTAACATTTTTTACCTTGTCTGCTTTGTCTACCTTATCTGTCTTGTCTACCTTGTCTTTGCTATCTTCTTTGCTATCTTCTTTATGGGCATTTTCGTTAAATTTTTTTCCACAACAAGGTATATTATCTTTCTTTTTTAAATATACATACCTAGGTAAATTTTTATTTTTCATTTCGTCATTTAATCGCATAGGTTCTTCACCAACAATAGGACATTTTGCTTGCGGGTCCCCTTCGTCAAGTGGAATATTACTTTTAGGACACCATAATCGCGGACATATATAATAATTATTATTATGTTTAATAGAATTATCAAAATGTTTATTTAAACCTTTTTTTTCAAAATTTATATATTCATCATTAGATAATGGGATAGGTTGCTTTACTTTTTGGCATTTACGCGATTTATTATTATCATTCCATAATTCTTTATCCGCAATTTTTAACTTATTTATTAAATAATTTTTGTTTTCATTATTATTTCCACCACTTGTTGAGTCATTAGATGTTGAATATGTTGGCGAATATTGACCATCTGATATATCTGTTGACGATTGTTTACCATTTATAGTTCTTTCTATTATTTTTGACATCCAATATTCAAAACTTTCAAACTCAAAAAATGATTTTGATAATTTAATATCAATCATAAATCCTCTATTTTCTTTTTTAATTATAATTTTGGTATCTAGTGCATCTAAGTCATATTTTATATTTTCTTTAATATTATTATTTTTTACATCACCCTTTTTATTAATAATACTTCTATCTTTGTAGTTTGCTGTTCTTTTATAGTAAAATTCTTCTTCATTCAATTCTGTAAATATTGTTGATAATTTTAATTCATTTTTTAAATCAGCTAATTTAGTTTTGTAAGCATTGTATTTTATACGAGCATTTATATTATTCTCTTTAAATTCAATATTAATATTTAAAATATCATTTATATATTTATTAAGTTCATCTTTATATTTTAGTATATCATTAATAATAACTCCATTATCTATTTTATAATCAAAAGTAAGATTGATAATACCACCAGCGTATATTGTTATTACAATGTGTTTAGTATAATATATATTAATGCTTTCTTTACCTTCATTATTTATTTTAAGTAATCTACTTAATTCTTTTCTATTTTTAAAGGTATGTTTCTTGTATAATTTATAATATGCCTTATTATTATTATTAATATATTGAATAATTTGTATTTTATTATTTGTTGATATTTTATCAAATAATATTATTAATGACGGAATATCCTCAATATAAGCACCAAATACTACATTATAATAATTCACAGATATATCATTCTTATTTATTATATTTAATTTATATAAATCTGTAATTATGCGATCACTATTTAACTTATAATTATTACTTTTAAATTTAAAATTATCATAATAATATTTATTATTAAAATCAAAATCATTTTTAAAAACAATATTAATTATCTCGGTTGTATTAAATAATTCCATAGATTTATTATAGTTTTTGACAATATTCTCATTTATTTCTTCTGATTTTCTATCAGTTGATTTAAATGGATTAACATCATATCCTTTCCATATAATAGTCCCTAACTCATATAAAAAAGGTTTGTTATTTACCCAAACATAATATGGTATTTTATCATCAGAATTATTACTATCATCATTTATATAATATGCAATCTTATTTATAGCATCTTCTTTACTACTATCCTGATATATGTATTCTTTAATTATTTTGATTGATTTATCATAGTTATTATTTTCATTAGTATCAAATACATATTTAATATATTCTTTACTACTTACCCATTTATAAACATAAATAGGCTTAACAATATTCATTAATATTTTATATATCTAATAAAATATGAAGAAAAACATATTTTTTTTTATTGAAATCTTAATATAGAGGACTTATTAATTTATAATGTGTATTTTTGATATAATTAAAAAGCTTGAAAATATCAAACATAATTATTTAATATATGCATTAGAAAAATATACCGACCAAATAACAGCAGATGATATTAAAAAAAGAGAATTGGAAAGACAGACACAAGATGAATTAGCAAAGCCAGAAATCAAGAAACCTGCGGATGAAGTCAAGAAACCTGCGGATGAAGTTAAGAAACCTGCGGGTGAAGTTAAGAAACCTGCGGATGAAGTTAAGAAGTTTGAGAATAATATTATGGATTCTTTAAAATGGGTATTTATATCTATGGGTATTTTAATATTTTTAATATTTGTTGGTTCTTTAATATATTGGGGTTTATATGGCGGTAATTATGATGAAGATAATACAATGACTATTGAAAATAAATATGTAGCAGCTCCTACTAATCAATCAAATAAATATGTAGCAGCTCCTACTAATCAATTAAATAAATATGTAGAGCCTACTAATCAATCAAATAAATATATAGCAGCTCCTATAAATCAGTCAAATAAATATATAGCAGCTCCTATAAATCAGTCAAATAAATATGTAGAGCCTACTAATGTAGAAGATAAAGAAGGTTCAATATTTTCTTTCCTATCGCCATTTAGTAAAAAAGAAAAAACATCAGAAATAGAATCTATATCAACCTCGCAATTAGATGCTAATGAATATTTAGAATCAATTAAAAATTCACGTACACAACAACAATTAGATAATGTTGTTCCAGTATTAAAATCAAAAACAAAAGCACAATTAGATGCGGATGAATATTTAGAATCAATTAAACAATCACAACAAAAACAACAATTAGATAATGTGGTTTCAGTATTAGAATCAAAAACAAAAGCACAATTAGACGCAGATGAATATTTAGAATCAATTAAACAATCACGACCAAAACAACAACTAGATAATGTGGTTCCAGTATTAGAATCAAAAACAAAAGCACAATTAGATGCTGATGAATATTTAGAATCAATTAAACAATCACGACCAAAACAACAACTAGATAATGTGGTTCCAGTATTAGAATCAAAAACAAAAGCACAATTAGATGCTGATGAATATTTAGAATCAATTAAAAAATCGCGTACAAAACAACAATTAGACACTAACAAAATAAATGAAGATGATAATGTACAAATACAAAAAGTATAAATATTATATATTTAATATTTTACTATAATTTTTCATATAATTACTAATATATATACCAATAATTATACCGATACTTAAAAAAATCATTAATATAAAAGTATTTGATAGTAAATAATATGCTATATATAAAATAATAGCAAATATAATAGAATAATAATATCCGAAATATTCTGTTAGCCAATATAAATAGTCTAGCATTATCTATAATAATTTTAATATTTTAAATTATTAGCGATTTAACGTGTCCAACACGAATATCAGTATTAATCATTATTTGATAACCTGCTTGTGTAATTTTTCTACATAAACTTACATCTTCGCTACATATATCACGGATTACAGTTCCATCTTCTTTTGTTATAGTTAAAATTTCTGAATCAAAATATGGATATTTTAATTTATCAAAAACCTCTTTTTTAATAGCCATAAAACCCATTCCGCTATAAACAGCAGAGAAAAATGTTAATTCTGTCTCTTTCTTCCATTTTTCAATATCTTCCGGAGTTGTAAATTTAAAAACGCCTTTTTCTTTAAAATAGGTTTCGTCCCAATCTTTTACAAAAGCATAATTAACTAAATCAACCATTCTATACATTCCCGCAACTACTGGATGCGAATCAGTTGATTCTATTAATTTAATAACTTGCTCATATGTAAATATAATATCACTATCAATAGTAATCCAAATATCAAAAGGTTGTCCATCAAATGGTTTTTGCTCAGAACCTCTGAGAACGTCTAATCCAAGAGTAGACATTCTTACAAATGGAACATATGAACCGGTAGCAGGAGAAATCATAATATCATAACGCCGTGTTTCCCACAATTTGCTAAGTGTCGCAGTCCAAGAAATTAAAAATTTAGAACTAAAATTATCACCTGGAAGAGCAAATACAATCTTTTTAGTATTTACAGGTGTCGCTACCGCATTATCTACAACCGCATTATCTACAACTGCTGTATCAACTACCGCATTATCTACAACTGCTGTATCTACAACCGCATTATCTACAACTGCTGTATCAACTACCGCATTATCTACAACTGCTGTATCAACTACCGCATTATCTACAACTGCTGTATCTACAACTGCTGTATCTACAACCGCATTATCAACAACCGCATTATCAACAACCGCATTATCTACTACCTCTGACATCTTTATAATTAATAATATAATGATTATTCTTATATATTTTTACATTCAATTTAATATTATGCTTGTAAAAATTTTAAAGGGAAATATAAAAATTGATATAAAATATATATAATATAAATAATAATAACATAATTAATGGCTTCTATTGAAAACGATTGCTTAACATATGATATTGAGATTGATTCTAATTCGTTGCGTTGTGGACAACCTACAAAAATTAAGAAATCACTTAAACCTCATCAGTTAGCATGTTTGTACAAAGCAATTTATATGGAAAATGTAGGAACTATTACTTATAAAAACAACTCTCATAATAGAGACGTAAATTTAAGAAATATTCCAAATACTATTAAGATTTCCACAAATATTGGGATTATTGGAGATATTGTAGGATACGGTAAAACTCTAACAGCATTATCAATTATTGCGCATAATCCATTAGATAAAATACATATTAATAGTACTAAGGTTCATAGTTTTAATAGTACAAAGGCATATAATTATTTTACAGCAGTATCTGAGAATGTTAATTTACTTAATATTAATAATATGATTAACTCAACACTTATTATAGTACCAAGAGGCCCTGTATATGTTCAATGGGAAAAAACGTTAAAAGAATCTACAGACCTTAAATATATAGCGATTGAAGATTTGAATTATATTAAGAAAAATTTACCAACAGTTAAGAAAAATAACGAACAAGAAATCATAGAATATTTTAATCAATTTGATGTAGTTCTTATTAAGAATACAACATTAGATAGATTATTAGATTATTATAATAAATATGCTTCTTCTAATAAAAAAGACTTTATATATAGCTGGAAAAGAATTATGATTGATGAATGCCATGATATTATTAATAAGATTGAAATATTTGATTACTTATTTATATGGTTAATTAGTGGAACATATTTTAATATGTGTAATAAGATTTCATCAGGTTCTTATTCGCAATATTATAATATTAAAGATATACTCAGAGAAGATTATATTAACTATATTTTAGTTAAGTGTAATAAGGATTTTGTAAAAGAAAGTTTTAAAATACCTCCTATTATTGAATATTATCATCTATGTAAAATGTCTAAGTATTTGAGAGTAATAAAAAAATATATTAATAGTTCAATTTTAGATAAAATTAATGCTAATGATATTTCCGGAGCTATCAAAGATTTGGGAGGTAAGAATGAAACAGAGGAAGGAATAGCCGCTTTGATTTGTGCGGATATGAATAAAACTTTATCAAATAAGCAAAAAGAGCGTGAATATACATTGCTTCTTGACATTTTAGAAGAAACAAAAGCAAACCGTATAAAAGCAATTAATAATGAAATTGTAATCATTGAAGGAAAAATTAAGGATTTAACAGACCGTATTACCGAAATTAATACTAAAATATGTTCAATATGTTTAGATAATGTAACGCATCCTATTATATTAGAATGTACCCATATATTTTGCGGTTCTTGTTTATTTAATTTTCTAAATGCTAATACATATAATTCTACAAATGTTAAAAAATGTCCTGATTGCCGAGCTGAAATTAAGAGCACTGAGAACTTAACAGCAATTGTTAGTAGTAAGGAAGTTATTACAAATGATATAGTTCATGTTGAAGAAAACTCTAATAAAATAGGAAAAGGTATTCTTAATAAAGAGGAAACATTGTTAGAAATACTTAAAAATAAACCGGATGGAAAATTTATAGTATTTAGCAGGGTTGATGTATTTACTAAAATCATTAAATTATTAGTATCAAATAATATTACCTTTGCGGAATTAAAAGGACACACAGCGCATATGATGAATGTTTTGAAGGATTTTAAAAATGGGTTAATTAACGTTATTTTGCTAACTACACAATATGCTGGATATGGCATTGACATTAATTATGCAACAGATGTAATAATATTTCACTCTATGGCAGTAGATAAGCAACAGGCTATTGGAAGAGCACAAAGAGTAGGAAGAACAAATAATTTAATAGTTCATAATTTATGCTTTGAACATGAATTAGAAGAAAATGCTCAATTACCTGCTATCTAACATATATATAACAATAATGAGGAATGCTAATACTAGCAACATTATTTATATTAGATTATAGTCTCTTATATTATCTATATTAGCTTATTATAATCTAGATAATCATTTTTTTACTATATATTATCATAAAAAATTGATAACACTTATATGATTAATATTGTTTTAACATAAAGAAACGATAAGTTCTTTAACTGTTATCTTGTAATAACAATAGCATAATTAACATATAAATATTTACCCATATATTAAACTAAGTAATATAAAATAAACTTATAGCAAAATATGGTAGATGTTCGTAATGCGCAGCGTGGCGCTACCGTCAATAAAAGAAGAATGGATAGGACTGGATACTACACATCCAATTATTTTGAATGTATTGATAGCACATGCGTTCGCAATTCAAATGAAAAACAGAAATATTATTTAAATATAGCAGCAAAAATAGCTATTAAATCCCCTATGTACAACCATAAACATGGCGCTATAATTGTATATAGAGATAAAATTATTGGTTCGGGATTTAATTACTATATGGCTGATTTTAGCATACATGCGGAAGTTTCAGCAATCGCAAGTGTTCATAAAAAGAAAAAACATATACTTAGTGAATGTGATATATATATTGTAAGAATCGGCCCAGATAGCTTTAATAATCCTTTAAAATATTCACGACCATGTACTAATTGTAGTAATATAATTATTAAAAATAATATAAAAAACGCATTCTATTCTACAAATTACGAATATGATATTATTAGAGGATGTGTTGTATGCTGATGTATAAAAATATATATTAATTTGTATATATATCAATTAAATTGTAAGAGATACTTTTGGAATAATTCTCTTAATATTTTTTTTAACAAATGTTTGCCTATCTTCGTCAAAAATACGCTTTAATAATTCTTCGCCTGATAATTCTTTAAATTGAATAATTTTTGTTTTGATATCATTCATTTTAATAGGCACTTTACATTCCTTCTCACTTGTTTTAATCCTCCCATGTTGAGTATTTAGATCATTATATTTATAATTAAACATAAATTCCTCAATTTTATTATTAAGCACTCTCTGATAATTCTTCCTTTCTTTCATCGCAATTTTTAATTTTCTTATCTGGTCATCATATTTAAACCAATCATTTACTAGGTTCTTAAATGTTTCTAATTCATCTTCTGTTGGTTCAATTCTTTCCTGATTAATAATATTATCTACAATATTATCTTCATTCATTATATTTGTATATTTGTATATATATATTTATATATTTATATATTTATATATATTTATTTCTACGATTTTACAAATTTATTTATATCTTTTAAAGTTCTTTCACCATTATATTCATTTATTTTTTTTCCATTTTTATATTTTAAAATTGTAGGAAATCCATTAATATTTTTTTTATATTTTGCTTTTAAATATTTTAGTTGAGATACTTCAACATTTAATACACAGCATTTATCGTCTTTTTTATATTTATTACTTACTTTATCCCATGTAGGTTTTAACGCTGCACAATGACCGCACATATTCCAATAAAATAATATTGTTAAATTTGGAGATTTTTTAATAATATCATTAATATTATCCTTGTTTTCATATGTTAATAAATATAACATTCTTTTAATATATTTAAATATTATTTTTATTATTTATAAGTAAGAAGAATATAAAAGAGTATAAATAATGAACTATTATGAACTAGATTTTGAATCTGATTATAATCCCAAACTCCTAAGCGCTAAGGAATCTTGTAAAAACATGTCAGCATTATCTAGTACTTATACAAAACAGCAAAATGATTTATTTGTGGATAAAATAAATATAGATATGTGTAATTATCACAATAACTATAATTTAAATGTAGAAGAAATAAAGACTAATGAAAGTGAATTATTGAAAGGATTTTCAATAAATAAAAAGAGTTGTATATATAAACGACCAGAATACGATAATGGTCTTTGGAAGGACCAATATAATTCAAGCGATACTTTTAAAAATGATATAAATAGTTATAAATTATACGATTATCAAACTAAAAATAAAATTAAGGTAATCAATAAAAATTGATATATATTTTAAGTGGTTATTATATAATAATACAATATGTGGTATATCCAATTGTTTAATGATACTAAAATTAATTCAGAATATGATTTCTTAGGTCATCAATTTATTGAAAAATGTATATGCGATATCTATCATAATATAGAAGTCAAACACAATGAAGATTACAAAAGATTAAATAAATATTTAGAAGAACATATTATACAATATGTTAATAATATGTCATCTAATAAGATTGAATTAATGGTATATAATTATGGGATTGACAACGCAATATTATTACTCAATAATTACGTAGTTAATCACAAAAAACATATTAATACAACTTCAAAAAGTTTATTATTTTCTATATTCATAAGCAAATTTAATTTAGAGTTTACAGTTGAATATACTACAAATAATTATAATAACAACTATGTAATATATCATATTATAAAGATACAAAGATTCTGGCGTAATATTTTAATGAATAAAAACAAAAACACAATATATAAGGTTCAAAAAGAATTTGATTACGTATTAGATATAATAAATAAACAAATTAAAGATATGTCAGTAAAAAATATATTGATATATATAGTTAATAAATATAGAAGACGAATTAGCACAACATTAAGAATATGATATCACAAATGGTTGGAAACTCATTATTACATGTTTATCAAAATATTCGCACAGATATTTAAGCATAAATATCCCAAATATTATTTTAAACATATTTATAATAATATAAATATTTATATTATTCATTTTTTTATTTTTATACCCTTGAAGATTTAGAATCTATTCTTGTGTATATATAATATATTATTACCAACCCATTTAATATTCATTCTATTATATTTTAATAATTTTTGAAATTTGTAATTACCAAAATAAGGTTCTTTATTATTTTTATGAAATACGCGTGGTGCACCTTTATCATATAGATGATAATCACATATAACAAAACAAATAATATTATATGGTTTTAAATTATAAAATCGATGATTCCATTTTTGCTGGTCTTCTAGTAATTCTTTAAATTGCGGGTTATCTCTATCTATTATTTTTTCATTAATTAGTACATTTTTTAATTCTCCTAAAAATAATTTATGTTTTGCTAGTGTTCTAGGTAATGGATTAGGATTATCAGTTACTATTTTTGCTGGTACCGCATAATCAGAAGGTGGCCAAAAAGGCGTGCTATATGGGTCATTCATTTTAGCAACTTTTTGAGATGGACTTTTTCTTGGTGCTACATTAGAAGGTGATGGACTTCTTTGTTTAGCAACTTTTGGTGATGGACTTCTTTGTTTAGCAACTTTTGGTGATGGACTTCTTTGTTTAGCAACTTTTGGTGATGGACTTCTTCTCGCAACTGCGCTAGAACTTGTGCGTGTTGGATTTTTTCTTGGTGCTACATTAGAAGGTGATGGACTTCTTCTCGCAACCGCGCTAGAACGTGTGCGTATTGGATTTCTTCTTGGTGTTACGTTAGAAGGAGAAGGACTTCTTCTCGCAACCGCGCTAGAACGTATGCGTATTGGATTTCTTCTTGGTGTTACGTTAGAAGGAGAAGGACTTCTTTGTGATGATGTCTTCTTCATTTATAATCTTGCTCTAATATAAATCTATATATAAATTAAAAATTGATTATAAATATTATAATATATAATTTAATAGTAAATATATATTTACAAAATGAGTAATATATATATTGGTGCACATATAAATCGCGAAAAAACGATAGTGAAAACAATGGAAACTATTACAAAAAATGGTGGAAATTGTCTACAATTGTTTGTTTCTAATCCAAGAAGTTCCTCATTAGTTAATATTAATAACTATATAGATATAGCAGAAGATATAAAAGAGTATACATCTAAACACAATTTTAAAACAATTATTCATTCATCTTATACTATTAATCTGGCACGTGATTTTAAAAATGGAAAGCGTGCCATTCCTATTAATGAATGCATGTGGATAAAAATATTATTACATGAATTATATATTTCGCAATTAATTAATTCAGCTGGTGTTATTGTTCATGTAGGAAAACACACAACTTTATCATACGAGTACGGATTAGAAAATATGCGAATTGCGATAGAATATATCATAGAGGAAATGAAAAATAATAATATTAAAGCAAAAATAATAATTGAAACACCCGCTGGACAAGGAACAGAATTATTAACTAATTTACACGACTTCATACTGTTTTATAATAGTTTTACAAAAGAACAAAAAAAATATTTAGGTATCTGTCTAGATACAGCACATATATGGGCAGCTGGATATGAATTAAGTGAAGCATATAATATAATATGTAATAAAAATTCAAATGATTTAATTGCTATACATCTTAATAATAGTAGCGCAGATAAATATAGTAATATTGATAGACATGCAACATTATTTGATAGTACAAAAGGAACTATTCCTCTAAAATCTATTAAAGAGTTTATAGAATTATTTAGAGATAATGAGCATATACCTATTATAATTTTAGAAACTCCTTCACAAGAATATTCTCATGAAATTAAATGGATATATTCAATTATATAAATATATTACTTATCATCAATTTTAATCCAACTATCAGGAAATAAATCATCTGTGATTGTTCCATCATAACCAGGGCCTAGCCAAGTTTCAGGATAACATATAATAGGTTCATTTGAAGAAGATAGGTAGGCACCAAACCAAGAGAATGTGCTATTTCCAATAATATAATGTTTTGAAGATGTCATAATTAGTAATTGTTCCCAATCCTGTATAGCATCAGATACTTTTTTATATCTTAAATTTTTTCCGGTTAATTGTTTTAAAGCGTTATTAATTTCTAAATTATAATTGTTTACAGTGTCATTATCATTTTCTTCGCAAAAATATAAAATATCATAGTCGTATATGTCAACACCTTTGCTAATTAATTTTTTAAATGCTTCAATATAATAAGCTGTTTTTTTTACAGGATGCAACGTATGTAAGTTAATATAATCGCCCATACGATAATGAACAGATATTGTTTTATTGATAGTATATTCAGGATATGCTGTTAAAACTTTATTAATATGTTCATCAATACCAATAATCCTCCTAATTTTATTTATATTATGTTCAAAATATTTATGACTTTGAAAATATCCTTTCAAAAATGCGTCATTTTCAAAAATAGGTATTTGAGCGTAGTGAAAATAAGGCTCCTTGTAATTTTCAATATTTAATTCATCAATATTAGAAACGTCAATATCTAATACTTTGTGACTAATATTACTAAATACTGTATCCCAATAAAATTTACGATATCCATTGTTTCCTACATACAAAATATAATTTTGACAATTATCAATATAATATGATATAGTAGCAAAAATTTTAAACATTTGATTCCCTATTCCACCAGATATTAAAATGCTAATATTATTCATTGTTTTATTAATAATATAATAACTTATTTTTATATAATTATAATAAATATGTGATAATGTATTTACATTAAAATAAAAAATGATTAATTATTCTTTGTTGTTATATTAAGAACAAAAGAGCAAAGATATGGCATTTAATGCAACCACCGCAAGCACAGTTGTCACTACGCGTGATACAATCGTATATACAAATAATGTAACTACAAATAATGTATCTACAAATAATGTATCTACAAATAATGTAATCAATCCTACACTATATGATAGATGGATGTTGCCTCTCTAACTCCTCATCTCAAAAAGTTAATTAGAAAGATAGTTAAAAAGAAGGTGTAAATATTATAGTTAATATTGTATATTTTTTATATTTAGTATTATTTATTATGATATTGATAATAAATATTTAATTTTTTATTAAAAATATAAAAATTGATAACATGTTGTAAATATACAATATTAAAAACCTAAATAAGATGACTATTTCTATTAAAATTAAGGAGATTATGAATAATATGCCTGATACGTTAAATACTAAAAAAGAGATTGATGAATATTATAAAGATGCTATGAAAAAGACTATGGAAAATAATAAGCAAAAAGAAGATAAACCAAAAAAAGAGCTAAACGCATATCAAATATTTATGAAAGAAAATATTGCGGTTGTTAAGGCACAAAATCCAAATTTAACAGGACCCGAAGTATTTTCTAAGATAGCTACTATGTGGAAGGAACAAAAAGAATTAAAAGTAGGTTCTGTTGAAGTTAAAGATGTTGTTGTATCTGACCCAAAACCTGTTGTTGTATCTGACCCAAAACCTGTTGTTGATGATATTAGTGAAATCGCAGAAGTTAAGGAAGTAAAGAAGAAAGGGAAAAAGTAAAATAACATAAATAAATGTCATTTAATTAATGAGAGATATTGATATATGTGTTAGATAGATATTTGAATATTATATATTTTTTATAATTTCTAGATATGTTGCAAACCCATCAGCAATATTTAATACATTATTATAACTTGATAATCTAATATCAAAATGAATCCAATTTTTTCTATATTTCACCGGAATAAATTTCATTAAAAATAATGATGCCATTAAGCCGTCACTATTAACACATTTATATCCAGAGTTCTTTACATCAGCAATATTTGATTTAATATAAGTAATATATTCAACCCACGGAGGCATTCTAATACTTTTTTCAGCATATTCTTCATTATATACTTCAATCTGTTTTGCTAATTTATCATTTAATGTAAAATATGTAAAACTCGTATGACAGTGTATTCGCTCTGACCATCCAGTTAATGTGGCGTAATCAAAAATATAATCGGGTTTATAATTATTACACGCATACGCAAGAGCATCTGCTAATATTAATCTTCCTTCCGCATCAGTATTAACAATCTCAACACTAGTCCCATTATAAGATTTTATAATATCATTTGGTTTCAGAGATATACCAGATACTATATTTTCAACTAATGGACATAAGCATACAACACGATGCTTATAATTATTATCTACTAAGTATTTAAACAATCCTAATGATATTGAGGCACCTTCTTTATCCATATACATTTTTTCCATATGTTTGCCAGTTTTAATTGAATATCCTCCTGTATCAATTGTAACCCCTTTTCCAACAAGGCATATTGTTTTTTTATACTTTGGAGGGGTATAATCTAATACTAAAAAACACGGTTTGTTATTAGAAGACCCTCCAACAGCGTCAATAAGTCTTAATCCCATATTTTTGATATCATCGTGATTATATTTATTCACTTTAACATACAGTGTATTAGCAAACAACTCGCTAGCGTATGAACCAAATTTTTCAGGTGTAAAAATATTAGATGGTTCATTGATAATATTACGTGAAAAATTAGAGTAATCAATAATGCTAAATAAATTATTTCTATTTATTTTATTAAATTGTGGTATGTTAAATAATATATTACTCTTTATTTTTTCATAACTTTTATATTTATTAAATACATATAATCCCTGCATAATCCTATAAACAAATGCTTTAATGAATTTTTTATTTAATTTATTTAGATTAAATACAATATCATTATTATTATTGATATTATTAACTATTGTTTTAATATCAATAGATTTTAATATTATATCTAATGAATTATTTATCATTATATTCGCATTATCTGCTCTATGAGAAGATACAATAATATTATTAATATTTTTATTATTTTTATTAACTACATATATACTCATTCAATAATATATTATATACTCTATTATATATTTGATAATATAAGTTGCGAATCTTTTAATTCGTATATTTTATCTGCTATTTCTAACGCGGATTTTCTATGTGCTATTATTATCATAGTACATAATTGATTTTTAAAGCATTCTTTTATTGTTTGCTGAACAAGTTCTTCACAATAAGGGTCAAGAGCAGAAGTTGCTTCATCAAATATTATTATTTGAGGTTTTCTAATTAATGCTCTTGCTATTGATATACGCTGTTTTTGCCCACCCGACAAAGAGCTTAATTCAGTTCCTTCAAGTTTTGTTTGATATTTATTCGGTAGATTAGATATAAAATCGTGCACATTCGCATTTTTTGCGGCGGTTACAATATCATCTTCGCTAACATTATCCAATCCATATGAAATATTATTTGCTATTGTATCTGAAAATAATATACTTTCTTGAGCTACATATCCAATATGTTTTTTTAACCATATACTATCATAATCGCAAATATTTACATTATCAATAGTAATATTTCCAGCTGTTGGCGATAATATATTAACTAATAATTTTGAAAGCGTGCTTTTACCACATCCAGAAGCACCTATAATTGCTATTTTATCGCCTCTATTAATATTAAAATTAAAATTATTCAAGATATGTTCAGTAGATTTTTCATATTTAAATGATAGAGAATTAAATGATATGTCACCATAAAAATTATTATCACTAGGTATATAATAACCATAAGTATATTCAGGAGCATCTAGAATATTTGTAATTCGCGCATAAGGTTCCTTACATTTTATAAATTCATTTTTCATATCAAATATTGTTTTTATTGTTGAATATAACCCTTGATTGTGTAGAATAAATATAGTTAATCCGTCAATAGTATTTAAATAGTTAGCAGATAATATGATAATGATTGTTATTATTGTAGGAATATTGCTAACTACTAATAAATTGCTTCCATATAAAAAACATTCCTTGCTATTATAAAGCGCTAATTCATCAGATAACATATTATATTTATTATACGCTGTAATTTCATTGGCATACGTTTTTAAAACAGATAGATGAGATAATGTTTCATGTGTATATGTATTTAATTCCTTAGTTAATTCTTCATAATTTGTCATTATTTTTTTATGAATTTTATTATAGTATTCTGATATTAAGTAATTAAAGGAAATTAATATTAAAGCAATAACAGTAAGTTTCCATGATATGTTTGTTAATAACCAAAATGTTATTATAACTTCAATAATGGAACGACTTAACACATTTATATTAAGCGATATAATATCAGAAACTATCCTTGAATCATTATTAACCCTTTCTAATAATGAATTAACAGGCTCTGTTTCATAAAACTTCAAGGGTTGATTCAAAATCTTTCTATATACTATACATCTTAATTTATGGTTCATACATTTTTGTGAATATACAAATAAAGCACCTCTAAAAGATATAGCAATCATAGATATAAAATTTGTATAAAATAATAAATATAATCGTTCATTTGAAAAGTCTCCGACCATCACTCTTGATATATTCTCAGTCGCATTAACATTATAATATGAACCTATACATCCGCATATTAATCCCATTATGCTGTATTTAATATCTGTATTGCACAGATTAATATATCTTTTAATTATCAGCATTGTAATAGTATTAATATTGATATTAGTATTAATATTGAATATATATTTATATATAATATTTCTTCGACATTCTTAAAAAATGATTTAATTTATTAAAGATATAAATATATTATAAATATAATATGGATATTAATATCTTTATATTTCGCAGAGATTTTCGCATAAATGATAATTATGCTTTAAATAGTTTAATAAAGGAATGTGGTAATAAAGGAATATATCCTATGTTTATTTTTAATCCAGAGCAGATTTTTCCAAAGAATAACCAGTATTTTAGTAATAATTGTGTTCAATTTATGATTGAAAGTTTAGACGACTTAGATAAAAATATACATGTAAATTATTACGAAGGAAACGATGTTGATATTTTAGAAAAGTTATCTAGTAAATACAAAATTAAATCAATAGCATATAATAAAGATTATTCTCCATTTGCTATAAAACGAGATAGTACAATTGAGGAATGGGCTAAAAAAAAAGAAATAAGCATTATTACCGAAGAAGATTATACTCTTTATAATATGGGAACTATTCAAAATAATTCAAATAAACCATATCAAGTATTTACACCATTTTATAAAAAAACCCTTTCATTAAAGGTTAATAAGATTCAACCATTAATAGTTAAACGCATAAATGTTATCAAACATATTAAAACATTTGATAAACATAAATATTACATTCCGAATGATGATATAGCTGTTAGAGGTGGTAGAGAGGAAGCACTAGTACGATTTAAAAAAATTATGACAGATTATTCAACATTTCGCGATTATCCAGGATTAGATAAAACTACAAAATTAAGCGCTTATATTAAATTTGGTTGTGTTAGCATACGAGAGGTTTTTAATAATTATAAAAATGTCAAGGAACTACAAAGGGAATTAATATGGCGTGAATTTTATGCTAATATTCTGTATTATTTTCCACATGTATTAGGAAATTCGTTTAAGCAAAAATATGATAATGTTAAATGGACTAATAATAAGGAATGGTTTAAAAAATGGTGTCAAGGCAAAACTGGATATGTTATGGTTGACGCAGGAATGAACCAATTAAATAAAACTGGTTGGATGCACAATAGATTGCGTATGATTACCGCTATGTTTTTAACAAAGGACCTTCTTATTGATTGGAGATGGGGTGAAAAGTATTTTGCTACAAAATTAGTTGATTATGATCCAGCAAGTAATAATGGTGGGTGGCAATGGTCTGCTAGTACAGGTACTGATTCGCAACCATATTTTCGCATATTTAATCCTGAATTACAATTAAAAAGATATGATAAAGATTATGAATATATTAGAACATGGATTCCTTCACCTTCGTATGAATCATACTCAATAGAAAAAATAGTAGAACATAAAGAACGAACTGTAATCGCAATAAATGAATTTAAGAGAGCACAAACATTTTAAGTTGATTATTAACATTCCATATATGCCTGATAATATTATTACATTGTTCGTGATTTTGTAAATGTTCAGGATGAAGAGTGCTACCATAGTTTATGTTGGTAACAATTATAGGATATGTTAATATATATGAGTTAACAACCGCATATAATATATTATCAGATGCTGTCCATGATGAATATGATAAATCGTAATTTTTTTCTGACAATATATATTTGTCTATTATTTTGCGAGCTCCTTCCCTTGAAATTAAATAGTAGACAGCACCAGGATAAGATTCAACTCTATCCGCTATCACCTCATTTTTTAAAAAATGTTCATTATATAATTTAATAACTACTGGATGCCCGCTTGTATAAAGTTGCAAAATATCAATAATGCTATTATTTTTATTTTGAAAATCTTCTATATAATTAAAAATCTTATTATAATCAATATTTGCTAACTCTAAATCATCTTCTAATACACAAAAGTATGGGTCTCCATCGTCATACCCTTTCTTTATTGCTTTTAAATGAGATAGGATGCAACTGATTTCACCAGGTGTTGTTGTTTGAATAGATTCTTCATTGCGAATAATACGATAGTCTTTGCTTGTTTTTGGTGTTTCGGCGGAAATACGATAATTTTCTATGTTTTTCTCCCTAAATTGTTTTTCCATATATGCCTTTCTTTCTGTACATTCATCTATATTAATCCAATAATGTTTCATAAATTATATAATATATAATATTTAATTAGTTTTTATATATATTCCGTATATATATTCTTTAATATATATATTTTTACTATATTCCTTATATATTTTTTTATATATAAAAAAATGACACAATAAGTATATTAATATTATAAATACATATATAATTTTAATATGGCATTATTTTTAGATACTGAAACATCTGGATTGCCTGATACACATAATTTAAGATGGGGTGTTTATCCTTATTATAAACACTTAGATAAATATGAAAAAGCAAGAATTGTTCAATTTTCAATGTTAATTACAGATAAACAATTTAAATTTGAAGATGTAAAAGATTATGTTATTAAACGCGAAGGATTTGATATAACAAATGAAGAATTTCATGGAATTACAAATGATATATCAGATAATACAGGTGTTTCTTTTGACACTGTCGCAGTAGAAATATTTTATGAGCAACTTAAAAAAGTATCACATATTATTGCGCACAATGTCGCATTTGATGTAGGTGTTATTAAATCAGAATTATATAGAAGAAATTTACATTACATTATTGACGAATTAGATAAAAAAACATTGCTATGTACAATGAAACATATGAAACCAATCCTTAAAATTATTAATCAATATGGAAATTATAAAAATCCTTCACTAAATGAAATTTACAAATTTAATTTTAATAAAGATGTTGAAAATGCTCATAATTCGCTATATGATGTTTCCAATCTTCATAAGGTTGTAAGACATATGTATGAAAATAATACTCTAAACTATAAAATTATTTAATTATATTTTATCAATTATTCTAGTTTCCAAAAAAGGAAATTCACTATCACCGTAAACTGTTTCTTTTCCTACTAATATAGTTCCATATAATTTACTTATAATACTAAGTATACTCTGGTCATGTCTTGTTTCTATATATTCGCTACGCCCTCTATTACAAGGATTATTATTATAATCGTCTGTAAATAATATGGGATTGTCATGTACAGTTTTCAACCATAAATCTATAATATTAATACAATTTGTATTCTTTTTTAATACTATAACTCCTGACATAATTTGACTTGTGTATGCTATACTACCGTTTATATCTACATTGAAATGGTCAAATATTTCTTTATTTGTCCATAGCTTTTCATGTGTTCCTAACTGAAAAGAAATACATCCACGATCACTATTATTAATCATTTCTATATATTCGTTAAATCTATCAATACCCTTAGGATTGATTGTGCAACCAGCATCTAAATATATTAATATATCATCATCTTTTATTTTTTCTAAATGTTTTTTAATAATATATGGCTTCCATATCCAATAACCACCACCTCTTGGACGTAATAACATATCTTTAAATTTATTCTGAAACTCTAAATCTAAATCTTCTGGTCCATATGAAGTTATTGTATCAAACCAACCTACGCTCCTTGCCTCGTCGCATATTCTTTTTTTTGAATTAATAAATTTATGATTGCCATATGTAATAAAATGTATCATGATATATCTTATATATTTATTTTATTTAAAACGTTCTTATATATTCTTTGTAATATTTAATTTTCATCCTCTTCATCCTCCCTTCCTTTTCGTGTAGCCCATAAAGGAAATTTAAGCGAATGTTCACTTCCAAAATCTGAAAACCAATCTTCTTGTCCTAATAATATAATTCCATATAATTTACGAATAATACTAAATACACTTTGGTCATGTCTTGTTTCTATATATTCAGGACGCTCTCTATTACACGGATTATTATTATAATCATCTGTAAATAATAATGGGTTAACATGAAGAGTTTTAAACCATAAATCCACAATATTAATACTATATATATCCTTTTTTAAAATTATATTTGTAGCACAAATTTGGCCTGAATTTGCGATATCACTATTTATATCTACATTAAAATAGTCAAATATTTCTTTATTAGTTAAATTTTTTTCTTGATGGCATGTATCAAACGAAATACATGCGTTATCACTATTATTAAGCATTTCCATATATTCTTTAAATCTATCAATTCCGCTTGGATTAATTGTGCATCCAGCATCCATATATATTAAAATGTCATCATCATCTATTTTTTCTAAATGTTTTTTAATAATATATGGCTTCCATATCCAATAACCACCACCCCTAGGACGAACTAAAATATCTTTAAATTTATTTTGAAACTCTAAATCTAAATCTTCTGGTCCATATGAAGTTATTGTATCAAACCAACCTACGCTCCTAGCCTCGTCACATATTCTTTTTTTTGCGTTTGTATAATTATGATTGCCATATGTAATAAAATGTATCATGATGTATCTTTTATATTTATTTTATTAAAAATAGTCTTATATATTTATATATTCTTAATATAAATGAGTACAATGGAACAATTGAGAAAATATAGATTTTTAAATCTAACATTAATTGATTTAATACCTACATTAATTACAGGACTAATAATTCATTCATATATATGGTTATATCCTCTCGAATTAGATATTGAAGAGCAATCTAATAGAACGTTTATTCAATATATTGCGTCATTATCAATAATATTAATAACATTATTAGGATTAGGAATAATAATTCATAGGTCTGTTGGTATTAAATCTGGATTGTCGGCGCATCTTGGTTTAAATGGAATTCCTAATAAAAAAATTACTTAATATTAAAGTAGATGGCTGATATAATAAGAGCTGATAAATTTTTTTCTATTTGGATATTTATTTATACAATCGCATATATATTTAAAATAACCCCATATAATCCAATAATACTCATTTGTATTGCTTTAACATTTTTTGTACTTAGTTTATTTATTATAATATATAATTTAAATAAAAAATCGCTTTTGTTTTATTATATAATGATTAATACAATTGCTAAAATAATACCATTATTTATAATTATAGATAATAAAATAACAAATAATGATATAATATTTTCTGTATATTTTATATTATTATATTTAATATACATGCAATATATTAAAGAAGATATTATATGTGTTTATAAAGATTATATAGAATTTATTATAGATAGGGATAAAGGGAAAGAAAGTAGTTTTTATAATATTTACATACAAATACAGAATAGATTATAATTTATTTCAACTTATTTTTTTATTAGCATGTAGATATTATAATACTAAATAAACTATATAAATGATACATCATATTTATAATATGATAATAAAATGACAGAAATCATTGATATAGCAGAGCAATATGATAATATTTCAAAAGATTTTGACAGGTCTCGTATTAGAATTTGGAACTCTGTCAAAAATTTTCTACAACCAACAAAAAATAATTTAAAACTATTAGATGCTGGTTGTGGTAATGGTAAAAATATGATATATGCTATTAACCTTGGTTATATTACAAAAGGCTTTGACATTTCTAATAATCTTTTAGAAATATCTAGAAAAAAGAACTTAGACGTTTATTATAATAATATTTTAGATATCAATGATAATTTATATGACAAGATTATATGTATTGCTGTAATACATCATATTAATGATGTAATTAAGCAAAAAGAAGCTATTATTAATCTTATTAATCAATTAGTATTAGGAGGAGAATTACTAATATCTGTATGGTCTTATGAAATTACATTAGATATTGAAAAGAAAAACAATAAACAATCAAAAGATTATCGTAATTTTACAGTAGGGCATAATTTTTTTAAATGGAATAATAAATGTGATAGATATTATTATATACACGATTATAATTCTTTCAGTCTCTTAATTAAAAATGTATCTTCAAAATGTAATATTAAATATGAAATAACATATGAAAAACAAAATTGGTTCTGTAAAATAGTAAAAGTATCTTAGTAATATAATAGATATACAATAGTATGAAGGATACTCGCTATAATTATTTTTATGCTTAGTTTTACACCTTTTCTCATTTAAAATGCTCAAATTAAAATGTAAATGCTTTTATTTTATATTCTAACTCATCATTTTTTTTATAATATTTATAATACACATTTAATCCATTTTCTATATTATCTATACCTGGAAGAGACTTTTCTAATGTCTCGTTTTCTAAGAATGTTTGAAAATTATCATAATATGATATATATTTGATTTTAATTTTAAATTTGCGTTCAAATCCTAACTCATTATTTGTAAATAAAATAAAATCTCCTATATTCATATTTATAAAATCCCCTTTATTTAATCTACCTTCTACTGTTTTAATTTTTAATTTAATTAGAGAAAACCAAGGTTCAGATAAGTTTTTTTCATAAATAGACATTTTATAGATATTTAATTATTCTTTATTTATCAATTTTATATCAATTTTATAAAAAATATGGGCGTTTTAAATGAGAAAAGGTGTAATAAAAACTCTAAAAAATTAACAGTTTATATAATTATAATATAAGTTATAAAATAATATTGCCTTAATAAAAAGGGGATTTACTACCAGCAGGATTCGAACCTGCGAGTGCTAAGCACGTGACAGCTTAAGTGTCATGCCTTGGACCAGACTCGGCCATGGTAGCAAAGCTCATAAATCAGAGCAATATTAATTAAAAAAATAAGTTAGTATATAATAAAACTAATAATGTTATCTATTTGTTTTATATTATAATATAATCAAATCCTTATATAAGTTTATGATATAACTATATAAAAATATATCTATAATACATACAAGATATAATAAAATAATGATAAATATTTTTCTTATTATAGTTGCGATGGCAAACATTATTACATCTAATACATTTGTTATTAATAATGATTTGAGTTATAGAATAAATACAAGGAGAACAATTTATTTCTATAAACCTATCAATTGTATTCAATTAAAAATGAATGCGATTGATAGACGTAAAGCAATTAAAGTTATTCCATTAATTAGTGTGTATAGTATATCAAAGAGTTCAAGGGCTTTTAATATGAATGATAAGTATAGTAATGATGATAAGTCGTATATACCAAAAAAAGTAGTCGTATTTGGTGCTTCTGGATACACAGGTGGAGATACAATTCGCGCACTATTAGAAAAAAACATAAGTGTAGTTGCTGTTACGAGGAGAAAGGTAGAAATTGTTAATAGAGAAAACGCAAAATTTAACTCTCTTGTTATAGATGATATTGAAAAAAAAGATAAAATAACAAGTATTATAGCAGATGTTATTAATCCCAAATCTATTAATGGTATTATGAAAGATGCCAATGCTGTAATATTTTGTGCGGCATCAAGACCAAAAGTGAAAGTTATTGCTACGCCAGGAATTGATATTTCAAAAAAAAGTATGAAATATCAAACAAATGTTGATACTAATATTTCACTTACAGCAGAACCAAGTGATAATGTTGAGGATATTGGATTGGTAAATGTTGCCGAGGAAGCAATACGCTCAAATGTTAAACGTCTTATAATTGTATCATCTATTTGTGCAAAATGTCAAAAGAATGATGACACATCAGGGAATGGATATGGAGAAGCAATTGATAGAGGTTTTGCTAGTTGCGATTCCTGTTATAAGAAGCAAACAGGTGAGGAACGAGTTCGTATATTATATGAGAAAGCTCCTAAGCATCTTAGTTATACTATTGTTAGACCTGGAATGCTTTCACCAGGTGAAAAACGAGGTCCAAAAGAAGTTGAGTTTAATCAAGGAATATCTAAAAGTGGTATTATATCTCGCCTAGATTTGGCTGATATTTTAGTATCATCAGCATTAACAGATAATGGTTCAAAAAAAACGTTTGAAGTATATTATAAAGATACAGCACAACCGGTCGATATGTATAAATCTCTTAAAACTTGCAAAGAACTAGGACATACTATTAAAGAATGTTTTTTTGGCGAGGGATATAATGAATCGGAACCTTTAACTATGGAAAGAATCATGAAGATGCCTCAAACAGGTTCAATCTTCATTTCAGGAACAGAAGTATTAGGTAATAATTATACAGATATGCTAGGTAAATTAAAAGAAGATGTTTATGTTCAATATGATATTAATGTGCTACGTTCTAATGATATTTTATAATTTGCCCTTATTTTTCTATTATTATATAAAAATAATATCATATATTTATATATTAAAATAAATGAACCTATATAAAAGCATTATTATAACAGTATTATTTAGTTGTGAGGCATTAGCATTTGCGAATACTATTAAAATTAATAATAAATTACATAAATTAAATAAAAATGTCGAATTAGTAAAAATGAATTTAAATCGCCGTGAAATATGTGGAATTTTTAGTATTTTACAATATATACCTTTGCCGTTTTTAATAACTAAACATGCTAGTGCTTTTAGTCCAAAAAAAGAAAAAACAATTGAAGAATTAAAAGAAGAAGCAATGAAAATTATAGAAATTATTGAAGTTCAAAAAAATACTATTAATTTGCCTTCATTAAAAGACAATAATGTTAGTGATGATAAAGGGAATAAGGATGGTAAGGATGATAAAGATGATAAGGATAATAACGACGAAACTGACTATAATGTAAATAGTAAAACTAAAATAAAGATTGACGGTGTTTTAAATAATATTATGAATAATTTTAAAAAGAATGGTAATATTGATCCAGAAAAATCAATAAGTAATTTGCAAAACTATTGTTCAAAATCAAATATTATCAAATATAAAAATACAAAACGACTAACATCTTATTTTCAAGATGGAAAATACGCACTATTTCTTGGTAAATTTATTAATTATGAAATTATTGATTATCAACGTGATGTAGATAATAATAGTGATGAAAAAAATAATGTATATTACACAGTTAATATGAAAGTAACTGCTGAATATAAAACAATGTTGCAAAATAGCATTCAATTTAACGATATGTATTATCCAAAAAACAGAGATTACAATAACATATGCTATGTGATATATAGGTGGTCTTTTAAAAAATATGAAGATGATAATTTATATTTAGAAGGTTGCTATCTTGTACCACCAACTACAGCCTCATAAAATATAAAATACTTTGTTATTTATTTTTAATTTAGTTTAGGTTCTATTACTGGTTCTAAATTTTTGAGTGGTATATTAACAGGAGCTCTCTCTTTTTCAAAATTTTTACCTCTTTCATTTTCAAGTAGTGTGAAAGTAGCTCCTTTATAATTACCAAGTACTAAATCTGTATTATATTCTTTATTAATTCTCGAATGTTTTATATTGATTTTATCTCCTGGTTTAAATTTTTTTAGTATTGTATTTAAATCATCTGGATTATTTATAGATATATTATTAATAGCCAATATAATATCTCCAATTTGAGTTACGCGCTTTGTTTTTTCATCTCGCTCTACGCCTTTTAGTCCAGCAAAATATGCTGGTGAATTTATTGGAACATCTAATATAAGTATCCCTTTTGTAATTATAGGGATACCACTTTTTTCAGATTCAACAATTGAAGGATTTCTTTCCATATAAGAAATTCCAAGTATTGCTTTTTGAACATATCCTGTATCAATAATATCATTTATTGATTTTAATGCGGATGATATAGGAATTGCGAAACCTATACCGGCTGATACACCTAACCCAAGTGATGCGGTATTAATGCCAATTATTTCACCATTACTATTTAATAATGGCCCACCGCTATTTCCTGGATTAATAGCTGCGTCCGTTTGAATGATTCCATATATTTTTCTACCAGTAGGTGCTGTAATTTCGCGATTAATTGCCGAAACTATCCCAGTAGTAAATGTATGATCTTGACCAAATGGATTACCAATCGCAAATGCGAATTGTCCAATACGCGTTTTAACATCCGGATTATAGTTAATTACTTGTAATTCACTTGAAGGAGCATCTATTTTAAGAATTGCCAAATCAGTGTCTGGATCAACACCAGTTAATTTAGCTATATAAGTTTTTTTATTCTTATTATTATCTGTAATTGTAACCAATGCCTTATCAACCTTATTAATAACATGAAAATTAGTAATGATATGCCCCTTTTTATCCCAAATAAATCCGGTACCAACACCTTTTGGTAAATCATCTTTATTTAAATTATATTTATCAGCCATACTTGTGTATTCTGTACTAATAAAACATACTGATGATATTGATTTTTCAAAAATATTTGTTTGCTCTTCTTCTATAAACTTAATAATATCTTTTGAACTTATCTTATCTATCTTATCTATTACAGATACAGATTGCTCAGCAGATGCCTTTCTTATACCTAGTGTGTTCAAAGCAACGCTATAAAATATGATGTCTCGTCGTTTAGATAATGATAGTTTAGTATCTAACCCATCTATTTTCATATTAAGAATTGATTTATTAGATATATAGCAATTGATTGTTTGAAAAATAACTAATATATACAATAGTGTACTTTTAAATTTCATATTATATATTAATATTAATATAGTTAAGTTTTATATATTATATAAAAAACTCATGTAAATATTTTAAAATGTTTGGGCGAAATTTTGTTTCATCTAAGTATTGCAAAATATTTGATTCATCCATATTTTGCGAAATATCTGGACGAAGCAAATATTTCTCACTATCATATTCTATATATTTAAATATAACATTATCATTATTGATATTTTCAAAATATGGATGATTTGTTCCACTAATAAAGATAATTTTTGATTCATCATTATAACTTAATAACTGTTCCATTATTTTTTGAAATTTATCTTTTTCAATATAATATTGCCTTGTTAATAGTATAAAAATAGTTTTAGTATTTAAATCTTCTTTTAGTCTTATAAATTTTCTCTTATATTTATCTAAAAGTTCTTTTTTATTTTCATTGCTATCATGTGGAAACCAAATATTATTAGATGAATTTGTTTTATTTTTATTTTCACACATATCACCAATATATTTTAAAACAATATCATCCACATTATCTGTACAATTTAATTCTTTAATCAATTCAACATTATAAATTACATTTAAATCATATAATTGTAATTCCGATAATGGACCTTTTGAAACCCAATCAAATGGATAGCCTTTTTTTCTTAAATTGAGTTTCTTTAATATCAAAGGAATAGCACAATGGTCTCCTAATGGTATAATATTAAAATCTGAATACTTCCACATTATATATTAATAATTTTATATGTTTATATATTTTTACATCTTTAACATATTTCAAAAAAGAAAGATATTTAGTATTGAATATATTTATACAACATTGTATTTATTTTTATCAAAAACCATATATGAATGAATTATAAGTCCTTAGTTGTTTATATTGTTGTCATTAATATATTAAATATTATAATACCATTTACCACATAAGTTTTGAATAACATTATTAATATTTCCTCTATATAAAACAATCCAAAATGAACAACAAGAAAATAATCCAGCTTTATGACAATAAATAGAAACACTCATACTAATATATATTTTTGTATATAAAATATTCTTAATTATTCTAAGTATGTAATCATGTATTATCTTATGACATGAAAAATTGCGTTTGAAATATTAAAATATGTATTAAAAAATGATTATATATTTATAAACACATATTATTAGAAAATCATGAATAAAGTGTGCAAAGATGGAAAAGTAGTTAATCCTATTACTGGAAGATGTATAAATAAAGAAGCTCTTGATAAAAAAAATAAAAAAAAAGAAAAGGAAGACCTAATTAAGATTAATGAAAATAATAAAAAAATAATTGATAATTTAAAAATATTAGCAGATTATGAAAGAATAAATAAAGAACCATTTAAAGTAAAGGCTTATGAGAAAGTAATTGAATCCATTGAATTATATGATAAGAACATTGAAACATTAGAAGATATTAAAGGTATTAAGGGTGTTGGAAAAAAGATAGAAGATAAATTAATTGAGTTTATTAATACAGGGAATATTGTAGAAGCTGATAATGCGTTAAACGACCCTAAATATATATTAGGGAATAAATTAAAAGGTATTTATGGTGTCGGACCATCAAAGATTACTGAATTAATGACTAAAATAAAAGATTTTGACGAATTAAAAGAACATCCAGAACTATTAAATGATAAACAAAAAATAGGTTTAAAATATTATGATGATATGAATCTAAGAATACCAATTGTTGAAGGAAGAAAGCATTTAAAAATAGTTAATAATATATTAATTAATTTATACAAAGATATTGAGTTTGAATTTGTTGGTAGTTATAGAAGAAAAAATAAAGATATGGGTGATATAGATATATTAATTAAAAATAAACCTGGTTTAGTATTGAAAGATATAATAAATCAATTAGAAGAAAAATCATATATAATTGAAAAATTAGCATTAGGTACTAATAAGTTTATGGGAATATGTAAATTATCTTCCGAATTACCGGCAAGAAGAATAGATATATTGATTGCTGACCCATCATATTATTATTTTGCCCTTCTTTATTTTACTGGTTCATATAATTTTAATATATATATGCGTAAAATAGCATTAAAGAAGGGTTTGTCATTATCAGAATACGGATTTAAAGATAATTCTAAAAATATTATTGATACAACAGATATTATTCATAGCGAAGAAGACATATTTAAATATTTGGATATGGATTATGTCGAACCAGTAAATAGATTATAATTTGTATTTATTACGTACGTAATGATATAAGGTTTAAGTTAATTATATAACTAAATAGGAATATAGACATAATACAATGTCTATTACCTTATATTCTCATAGTGCTGATACTAGAATTATCTTATCATATATGTATGATTTATTGAGTAAAGAAAATAAAAATATTGATTGTGAATATATTGAAATAGACAGAAAACATTATAGAGATTACAAAAAAGAGCGTTCTGATTATATTTTTTTACATAATTTTATTCCAGCAAATGGCAAATATGTCATTAATGATATTGATATTGAAATTTGCGATTATATTTTAAATGACAAGGTGCAAACATATTTATTTAAAGAAGATTTTTTTCAAATTAAAAAAGTAATTTTGAATAGTTCATCAAAAGATATTATAACTAAATTTATTGAGGATGCTTTTAATAAAAAATTTAAAGAGAAGAAAGAGAAGTTCGCAGAAGTATCAGGTGATAAAATTATTAAAAAGAAGTGGTCTGGATTTTGTTGGAGTTATGATTCGTCAATACCTAAAAGAAATTTTAGCAGTATTTTTTTGAAGAAAGATCATTTAAGTAAAATCAAAGATCCTGTTACAAGGTTTCTTAATAAAGATACATATAAAGAGTATAATAAACACGGGATTCCATATAAAATGAATATTATGCTACATGGTGCACCTGGTGTTGGAAAAACATCTCTTATTCATAGTATTGCGTCAGAATGCTCTGCTAATATTTGCGTTTTAAATATTAACGCCGAACTAAAAGAAGAGTCTATGATTGAAGCAATTTCCCAGGTTAATGAAGATGATAAAAGGTCAATTTTGGTTCTTGAAGATATTGATTGTATTTTTATTGATAGAAAAACAAATGATAGTTTGAAGAATAATATTACTATGAATGGTATATTGAATTGTCTAGATGGTTTTAATAACCCAGAAGGATTAATTGTAATTATGACAACTAACTTCCCAGATAAATTTGATGAAGCACTAATGCGATCAGGAAGAATTGATCTAGATATTGAAATGACACACCTTGATAAATTTCAAGCAAATAATATGTTTTTATCATTCTTTAACAACCAAGAACATTTTGATATTATGTGGGATAATATTAAAAAATATTCAGTTGAACCAGCAACTTTGATTCAGTTCTTATTTAATAATCGCGATGTAGAAGATATATCTACAAAATTTGAAGATTTTTATAAACTTGTTGAAAAGAAATATTCTAAACATAATGATGTTTATACATAATATTTATAATAATATATATAATAATATTTATAATAATATATATTAGATATTAATAATGGGTGCTTCACAAACTAAGAGTGTTACAGGTGAAGTACATATTAGCGAAGAAAAACTAGATAAAAAATTTAATGTATATGTGAAAGCTGCTGATGAACCATTTCAAAATGAGAAGAATGATACAAATTACTACAATGTACAATGTATTACAAATATCATAATTATATTTTTTTTAATATTGTTTATTATTTTATCTTTTTATTTAATGTGTTTCAAAATTATATATAAGTAATATTTATTATAGATAATATAATTAACATGAATAATGATGATAAAATATTAATTACTATTGACGCGAGAGAAAACAATCTCTATAATGACATAATTAATAGAGATCTAGATAATTACAAAGATAAGATTGATATAATATCTGAAAATTTAATTCTAGGAGATATTCATATAACCTATAAGAATCTGACACATATTTTTGAAAGAAAAACTTTACAAGATTTACAAGCATCTATACAAGATGGTAGATATAAAGAGCAAAAAGCAAGATTATTATCCAATGTTTCGCAAAAATATATTACTTATATTATTGAAGGAGATAATATATTATCATCTAACACATATGAGAGGAATAAATCTATGATACAAAGTGCATATCTACATACTTTGTTTAGGGATAATATCCGTATATTATATACTAAAAATATAGTAGAGACTACAACATTAATATTGCTAATATCTACAAAAATAATAGATAAGCCTGAAAAGTTTTTATATGAAGAATATACATCCGATAAATGCTATACAGATTTTATAAAGCTTAAAAAGAAGAAGATAGATAATATAGATACTAAAACATGTTTTATCATGCAATTATCACAGATACCAATGGTATCTAATATTATTGCTAAAAATATTTATTCTAAATATATATGTATGGCTAACCTTATAAAAATGATTGCGGATATTGAAACAAATGAACAACAAATAAAAGAACTATGTAAAATTGATGGTATTGGCAAGGAAAAAGCATCTTCAATTATTAAGTTTCTTTTTACTGATTTGCAAAATTAAATGTCAATATTATTAAATTTTTTGATATGTAAGACTTCTATTGTCAATTATATGATATATATTAGATATAAGCTTGCACTTCCCAATTATTATTAAAAATAATTAACTTGTTTTTACAAAATGTTGAATAATAACTAATATAAAAGAAAGAATAATTATTATTAAACAATGAGTATTATAAATAAAAAAGAATTACTTAGAATAACAGAAGATTTTGCTAAGGACTATATGAAAAACTATGATGATTCACATAGTTTCGAGCATGTTATAAGGGTTAAAAATATGGCAACTAAAATCGCAATATCAGAGAATTTAAGTGAAGAACAAATACTTATAATTCAATTAGCAGCATTAACACATGATATTAATGATAGTAAATACAGATATGTAGATGAAACACAAGAAAATATTCTTAGAAAATTCTTTAATAATTTAATTAAAGATAAGGATATATTAGAAACTATTATAAATATTTCATGTAATGTAAGTTTATCAGTCGAGTTATTTAATAATGATAATTGTGATAACTATAATGTTTGTAATAACTGTATTGAATTAGATTGTGTTAGAGATGCTGATCGTATTGATTCATTAGGTTCAATAGGAATATCAAGATATTTTACTTATGGTATTATTAAAAAAAAGAGTAATATTAATGATATAATAGATAACATCGAAAAACGCACAAATAAAATAATGAATAGCATAAAAACTAATATGGGAAAAAATATTAGTTTTGATAAATATAAAATTATCAAAATGTTTATTGATGACTATTATAACAGTATGTAAATATGAGAGTAATCAAACTTAATATATTTTTTTCATCTTAATATAATTGCGTAATAATAGTAAAAACAAAATATTACAAAGATATACTAACCCATCTTCAATTATATAATGAAAATTAATTTTCTTTTTTTTATATATAAGATTAAAAAATAAATATTATTAAAAATAAATGAAAAATGAATGTATTGACAACCCAAGCCTAGAAGATATTATTATAAAATATATTAATGAGAAAGATAAATATGATGATGAACCATTCTATATAGTTGATTTAGAAAAAGTAGAAGAGCAGTATGTTAAATGGATTAATTATTTGCCAGATATACAACCTTATTTTGCTGTTAAGTCTAATCCAGACAATAAAATAATAAATTTATTAGCAAAGTTAGGATGTAATTTTGATTGTGCGTCTAAAAATGAATTAATCAATGCGTTAAGTATTGTAATTAACCCTGATAGAATAATATTTGCGAATCCTTGTAAAATATCATCTCATTTAATATATGCCCATGAAAATAACATAAGTAAAATGACATTTGATTGTATAGAAGAATTAGAAAAAATACACAATTTATATCCTAATGCTCGATTAATACTTAGAATATGTGTTGATGATACTAATAGTAAATGTAAGTTTAATTCTAAGTTCGGATGTCCCTTGTATAATATTCCAAATATATTTGACAGAATAAAAAGTTTGCAAATGAATTTATTTGGTTTTAGTTTTCATGTGGGAAGTGGTTGTAGTGATGCTAAAAGTTTTTATAATGCTATTAAAGATTGCTATGATGCTTATAATATTGCTCAAAAATACAATTTCAACATAAGTATAATAGATATTGGAGGTGGGTTTCCTGGTGTTGATAAAAATATAATATTTGCTGATATTTGCTATAATATTAATAAAGCGATTGATGATTTCTTCTCATATGAGAAGAAAAATAATATTATCAAATTTATTGCGGAACCAGGAAGATATTTTACAGAGTCAACGCATACACTAGTTATTAATGTAATTGCTAAGAAAAAAGAGGCAAATGTTATTAAATATTATTTAAATGATGGTATATATGGGTCATTTAATTGTATTAATTATGACCATCAAACACCTGAATTAATCCCATTATTATCTCGTGATGATAATGATATAAAATATAATACAACATTTTTTGGTCCTACTTGTGATAGCTTGGATTGTATATATAAAGATATTCAGTATCAAGAACTTAATATAGGTGATTGGTTATATGTAAAAAATTTTGGGTCATATACTGTATCCCCAAGTTCAACATTTAATGGTTTTTCAGTTAATAATAAAAAATATATACCCTAAACTAATAATCTAATATTTATACAATAGTGTGAATACTATAATATTTTAGTAATATCTTCAATTAAATCATCTAATTGAGGTTTTACCAATTCACTATAATTTATTTTTAGTTTACTATCTCCATAATTTTGAGGTTGTTGTCCATTAACTTTTACAGGATATGCCCAATGCGAAGTTGTTCTTTTATCTGTAAAATATTTCTGTCTTTTTTCAAGCATTTTCTTTGATAAATTAATACGAGGTAAATAACTTACATATTGCACAATTCTTTCTTCATTACTACTTTTATTTCCATATTGATTTTGATGAAATGTTCTAGAATCCCATAATACTAAGGATCCCGCTTTAATACTTAGAACCTTTTTACTATCACTAATTTTATCTAAAAATTTTTGCTCTATTAGCAACCAATCTTTTGTAGATGTTAAATTATATTCTTTCGCATATTCTTCATGTAATTTATGACTTCCTTCATATACTATAAGTGTTCGCTCGGTATTATCTGTTAATGCTACAAATCCTTGAATACATTTTAAACCTTTTTTTGTCGGTGCTTGATCTGTATGCGTCCATGTACTATCTTTCTTTTTACATTCAGCTGGTATATAACAACAACCATCAAAACTAACAACCAGTTCATCAGTTTGCCAAATATTTTTAAAAACGTTTTGAACATTATCTCGTGTTCTAATATACCAAGCATGTTTTTGATGTCCTACTTCGTGATATTTAATAATTCCATGTGGACTTATTTTACTATGTAATTCTTCAATTTGTGGATGCGATAAAAACCATTCCCTAAAATATCCAATTGATGTTGCTACTTCTTCATCCGTCAAAATATTTTCTATTACACAATAACCTTTTTCAGCGAGTTCGGCAATTTCTTCTTTGTAAGAAGACATTATGATTATAATGTTAAAAATTAAATGAACTCTATAATATCAATTTTTATATGATTTAAATATATTTCATGACATATTTGAGGAACTTCATATATTATATAATAATAAAATATATAAATAATAATAAATATATCTAATTAATTATATTATGGATGTATCATCTCATATAACACCAGTAATAGCAATTACTTGCTATTTAGCATATCCTAAGCATCTTCGCATAAATCCAGCATTATTATATAGGGTATCTGTTATTCATAATGGGTTATTAGTGGTATTTAGCGCTTGGACGTTTGCTATACTTACAAATATATTATATAATGATGGTATAGTATTTACATCTAACTATTATTTTCAAAATTCACAATTTGATACTGTTATTTATTGGTTTTATATGTCAAAATATTACGAGTTCTTTGATACATTCTTATTGTATCTTAATGGCAAAACTCCCATATTTCTCCAAAAATATCATCATATAGGAGCGGTGATAAGCTGGCATCTAATGTATCAATATAAGGTTGATATGATATGGATGGCGACTCTGTTAAATAGCGGTGTCCATACCATAATGTATTCGTATTATTTGGGGTGTTTATTAAAATTAAATCATGTAAGGCTCATTAAAAAATATATAACTTCTATTCAATTATGCCAATTTTTTATTTTGTATGTGAATTTATATTTTTACTACCCACCTATTGAATCTTGGTTTAATTATTATATTATAATATTCTTCGCATCTTATGGCATTGGTATTATTGGTCTTTTTGGTAAATTCTATTATGATAGTTATATTATTAAGGAAAAAATGGCAAAAATACAGCAATTTAAATGTATATAAATTAAAATTTATTAAGTATTATAACAAAATTGTAATAGAATGCGTGTTTATGATGGGTGTAAATATTTATTTTTATTTTATTTATTTACTATTTATATAAAAAGTATATAAGGTACAAAAAATATTAAATATAGATATGAATAAAATTAAAACTACATTATTAACAAACGTTTTTAATGAAGAATACTTATTACCTTTATGGTTAAATCATCATAAAAAAATGTTTGATGAAATAATAGTTATTGATTATAATAGTACAGATAAATCTATGGAAATATGCAAAAGTATTTGCCCTGATTGTAAAATTTTACAATCAAGAAATAAATCTTTTTCAGCTGAGCAAATTGATGCTGAATTTATGGATATTGAGAATAATATCGAAGGGATAAAAATAGTATTAAATACTACTGAATTTTTATTTTGTGAAAAATCAATAAAAGATTTATTTATTAATGATACACAACCAACTTCATATGCTATTAATGCTGTAAGTCCATATTCAATAAACCCATATATTATAAATAACAATTATGAACTTTTTTCTAAATTATTAAATGATGATGTTTTATATCATAATGATAGAGGAGTGCGACAATTACATACTTTTGTAAATGGAAAATATTCTTCTGGAAGACATACTACATTTAATCCGTCTATTCCAACAAATAAAGCACATATAATTTGGTTTGGTTTCTATCCTTTTAATGATAATTTGTTGAAAAGAAAGTTACAAATACAAGAAAATATACCACAACAAGACAGGGACATGGGAAGGGGATTCCAGCATTTTTATAGTAAAGAGAAGTTGTTAAATATTAATAATGAAAAATCAAATAGTGGTTCGACATTTAAAACTATTAATTTACCATTGTATGATTTATTAAGTATGAAATATAAAAACAAAACATTTATTGTAACTGGTGGATGCGGATTTATAGGTTCTCATATGGTTGATAAATTAATTTTGGAAGGTCATAAAGTAATAGTACTCGATAATTTATTAAGTGGAAATATTGAAAACTTAAATAAAGAAGCAATATTTGAAAACGTTGATATTAATAATTATGACTTACTACAAAATATTATAGATAAATATGATGTTATAGATGGAATTTTTCATTTTGCTGCGATCGCAAGAACGCCATGGTGTATCGAAGACCCTATTTTATGTTATAATACAAATGTTAATGGAACTATAAATATTTTAGAAATATCAAGAAAAAAAAAAATTAAGCGCGTTGTATTATCATCATCAAATGTTGTATACGGATTTTTAACACCATATAGAACATCTAAGGAAGCACTTGAAGGATTAGCATTGTGTTATAATAAAATGTATAATATGTCTGTAATAGCATTAAGATATTCAAATGTATATGGAAAAAGGCAGAGTGAAACTGGGCCATCACCAAATGTATTTGCAGCTTTACGAAAAACTAAGAAAGAATTAGGTAAACTTATAATTACAGGTGATGGAACACAAACAAGAAATTATACTCATGTTAGTGATATTGTAAATGGAAATTTATTAGCTATGTTTGATGATTATTGTGGTATAATTGATTTATGTACTGGTAAAAGTATCTCATTAAACTATGTTACTAAATTTTTTGAATGTCCTGTCGAATATATTGACGAAAGACCTGGTGATATAAAACATATAATACAATCACCAGAAAATGCTTATAATATTTTAGGTTGGAAAGCATTAAAAGAATTAGAAGATGGTATTTGTGATGTTTTATAAATAGTATATATCACATCTTTTTTCTATAACTGTTTAATATAAATATATCTAAACATTTGTATCTATTATTTTATTATCTTTTACTTGGAACAACTATAATAGAATTATAATGCGGTTTAAAAAAGATTATATAATAAACAGTAATTGTATATACTATTAAATAATAACTTAACAATATTTAATAAACTTTATCATACAAACATAAACTTGCTATTAAGCAATATTATATCATAGTATTTATATATGTTGCTTATGTCTTTTAGTTTTCCAGTATCCTGTGTATCCATTATTTTCTTCATTATATTATCAATTGTATCATCAGTATATATTCTCTTATCTTTTACTAATTCATTATATAGATGATGAGCTCTATTATATTCATCTTTGAAGCCTTTATTATTTAATGTTATATAGTATATATTATTGCTATTATAGTTAATAATTTTTTTAATCAAGGCTATTATTTCATAATCTTTATCCTTACAATTCACATTATTATCAACCCATATCTTTTTCTTCTTATCATTTTGAATATACGCTGTTGATTCAATTGTTCCTGTTTTGACTTTTTTAGTAATCTTAATAGTTGCTTCCAAATTCATAATTTGTAATGGAGTATCGCAGATATTACTATTACTATCACTATCTTTGTTATTATCATTAGTATCAACAGTAGCATTAATCACAACAGATGTTGATTTCGCACTATTCTTTACAGATTTACTACTTTTCCTAACCTTAGGAATTTTTGGTTCACATAGTATATTAATAAACCTGTCAAATAACAACTCTTTAACCATCATTAATTTAAGGTTATTAATTCTATTTTTTCTTTTTATCTCATTCTGATACATCGTTTTTTCGGATAATGCTTTATCTACATCATCCCAATATTCATCGCACTTATCATATCCAGGTAGTTTATCTAAACATAAAGCATAAAGTTGCAATATAGGTTTCATAATTTGATTTGTAATATAATGTAAATAATCCGGTATCAAATTATTTTGCTCAATATAATCTGGATTTTCTATTCTATCACCTTGTAATACATTCGCATTACTTCCATTTCCAGCTGTTTTAATATATACAAATGGGATACGCTCATTTACAACTGGTCTATTCCCTGGATCTCTCGCTCCAATTCTATCTGCTAGCACTTTATGAGCAATTTTTGAAGGGTCTTTGTATGCCGACCTTAAACTCTTTGTAATCACAAGTTCTTTTATAGATGTTTTACCTTCAACAAGATTATTCAGTTCTTCTTGTAAAAATACAATTGAACCATCCAAATCTTGTTTTTCTAATATGATATTTATAACTCCTCCATATATTTTCTTAACTATCTGAGCATTATCTCTTCGTTTTAATACAATTCCCATTGACTTCTGCTTATATTTTGTAGTATCTGTTTCATATAAATTACCAACATATCTCTTTTTGCTAAATAGAATAAACGGATATAGACATTTTTCATAATTTAATTTTTGCGGACTAGGCATAATATCAGGGACATTTATATGTTTTTCAACATCCTTCCCAATATCTATCGCAAATTGTAAAGCATCTTTTCCAAATACTGCGTTTCCTTCTTTGTCTGTCAAAGGAAACTTACAAAATATTGAATCGGTATCTCCATATATAACCTCCGCATTATAATTTCTTTCTACATAATCTTTTGCCAACATAATCATATTTCTTCCTGTTGCCGTAGTACATGCGGCAATCTCCTTTAAATATATAGAAGATGTCCTAGCCCCTATTTGCCCATAAAGCGAATTTGCGGTTACTTTGTACGCAACTTGTAGCGCATCCAAAACATCTTGTTCAAATATATTATATGTTTCTTTAACATTCTGTATATTGATTTTTTGAACTAATATTTTGCTATTAGCATCAATATTATATACTTCATAATAATCTCCTTTATCTGAACAAATACCAGCATATGTTTTTCCATCATTCGCAGTAATTGTCTGATATTCAATTTTTTTCCTCGTATTTTTACGCTGTCTTAGCAACATATCTAATACATCCGCAATAATACCTTTTCTTCCATCTTTATATTGGACAAATACGCAATCTTTTTCACCAGTTTTCTTTTTCTTATCTCCAACACCTTCATATAAATCATATGATATTGTTTTGTATTCTATATTAGGGTCTTCAACACGATATTTCTCATCCATCAAGTAGCAATCGTGAGACAAATTACAAGATATCATAGATGATGGATAAAGAGAACCATAATCAAATACTACAATCGGTTCATTTAAATATATTCCTTCTTTTGGCTCTAACACAACAGCGCCTTCATACCCATTATCTAACTCTATTAAATTTTCGCTATATGATTTAATAGTTGGTATTAGATATTCTCTTTCCATACATTCTTTCGCAATTAAAGAGAATATCTTAATTCCTTGACCTCTACGGAATAGAAAATTAAGAGGAACAAGACATACATTCCCCATACCAATATTATTTTCAAGTATTTTTAATTTATGTATTAACCTATTAACAAGACAACAATCTTGAATACAATACATAGCAATTACACATCTATCTTCGCTATTTCCCTTAAACTTGTCAAATATCTCTTGTGGTTTCAAATCATTCTTATTATCACCTAAAAATATTGATGCTACATTATCAAGTTTATAACTATCTAACTTTTGGTCTCTTTGCATAACTTTGAGCAAATCTATTAGGACTGTTCCATCTATGTCAATATATCTTAATATATTATCACCTAGTGCTGATGAAGATAATTTTAATTCTACAAGGGAAGATTTGCGCGTTATTAATCTGCCAAATCCCAATGAAAAATTATCCAGAATATTTAATTCAGTCGCTCTGAGCCATATATATTCCATATCAAACCCAAATATATTATACCCAGTAATAATGTCAGAATTTAAGTTATTCATAAGTTCCTTCCATTTAATAAGAACTTCTTTTTCTGTATCATAATGTTCTACATCGCATCCATCAATCTTATCACAACTGTTTAAAGTTATGATATTTTTATATACTATATTATCGGAACCATATATATGAACAGTAGTTCCTATTTGAATTATTTTATCTCCTTCAAGAGGTACTAATGTATTTGTTAAAATATCTGTTAGTTTTAATTCGTGGACATTCAACTCACGAACTGTCATTTTAGTTCCTTTAATATCATCATCATCGTCATTATCATTATCATTGTAATTATTTTCGTTATCATCTTCATTTTTTCTACCTACTTCATCTGATTTTTTAATAGATGACGCGATAATATTCAATATATCTATTATTTTATTAATATGTGGCTCTATTTTTTGAGATATAGATGAAATATAATTATGTGCTAACTTATTTTTAGCATAAACACGATTAATCTTGATATCTTTTGATACATCAATAATAACATCTTCGTAATATATAGTTTGCAACCATTCAACAATATTTTCCGGCGTATATTTATAACCTAGTTTAGCGACTAGCGCAAGGTCTTGTGCGACTTTGCTGTAATTTTTTTTAGCAACTGGGAAATCACCATGGCTACTGGAACATTCTATATCAAAAGATGTTATTAATAATGGAGCAATTTTATTAACTTGAATTGGCATTATATTTTTATATTCAGTAACAATATTATAATCACACCTACTGATATCTTCGCCTATTTCATAGTTTTCTTTTTCGATTTTTACCCAATCGCATGGTTTTATATTTTGCGTATGAATATATTTCAAAAATGGATCAATATTTGTCTCATACATTTTAAAATCACTTTTTTCAAGACTTTTAAAATAATACTTTAAATTGTTATATAATTTAAGAGATTTTACTGATACTTTTAGAAAGCGAAATATTTTATCATTTGTAAATCCCCAAAAGTCTTTTTTCTTAACTATTTTAATGTTTACAAAATGCGTTTCTAAATAACGAGGAATGATTTTTTTATTATATTCATTCCATACACCATTATTATTAAATCTACTTTTATAAGAACCATTAATTATTGTGTCATTTAATTCATCTAATTTTGCTTTGAAAGCGTTATTATTTAAACTTTCCCAATTTTCTGGTGGTTTAATATAAAAGTATGGAATAAAATTTTTAACATTAACGCAATATGTTGCTCCTACCGCTGATGTTCCATAAATTAGAAGTGAATAGAAATCATTCGCATCTTTTTGAACATTAACCTTGTCAGATTCGGGGTCATATATATCAGTTATTTGAAACACAATATCATTTTCATAATTATTTATTGGTTCATGTAATTTTCTTGGAAATTCCATTATAGTAAATATATGTTTTAAATATTTAAATACAAATCAATTTTTAATTTATTATAATAAAATAAAATAGATTAATATGGATATAGGTTCGGAAGGTTTGATTATATTAATTATTACAATTGTAGGTATATACTATATATATAATTATTATATTAATGAAGGATTAATAAAAGTAAAAAGTAATATAGATAACGAGGAATATACTGTGCAAATCAAGGAGGACGCAAAGGAAGCAGCCGATTTAATAGCAATTATTAAAAGTAAGCTAAATATGTTATTAGAACATTTACAAAAAACATATGGAGATAGTGATAACAGAATAATCATGCTTAATAAAAACTATAGGCCTGATAAACTGAGTGAGGGCGTCGATACACCAGGGTATACAAGTTACTCTATTAATAAAGGGGAACAGATTGTATTATGTCTTAGAAATAAGGATAAATTAATGGATATTAATACTATGATGTTTGTAGTATTACATGAGTTTGCGCACTTAGCAACAGAAAGTATTGGACATACAGAAGAATTTTGGACTAATTTTAAATGGATATTAGAAGAATCTACTAATATTGGTATATATGTCAAGCAAGATTTCAAAAATAAAAATGTTGATTATTGTGGTATTAAAATAACATCTTCGCCATTATAAGACGATATTATATTGAAATATTATATTGAAATATTATATAGTAAATATATATATAAGATATAACTATTATTAAATTAATATAATGTCAAATATAACGTGTAATAATATATCTTATATATCTTACAATAATATTTTATCTAAAATATATCAAATAAATAATGACTATAATCAGTTTGAATTATTCTTAGCAACAATGATTACATTAATGCCTATCAGCAAAAAATATTCTCAATATATTAAAATAGATGTGTTGCGTAGGAAAATAAATCAGTATACACATTGGAATATATTGATGATTATTACAAATAGCATGTTATATAATGTTTTTAATATTGATAATTATTTAATATCTAGATTTATAGCAATTAATTCATTTCAAATTATGTCATTATTTCATTTATATATATTATATGATAGTAATATTTTATTCTATGCGACAACAGATATCAAACCTTTCATTTTAAAATATAATATATTTAATAAAATTTCAGATTTTTATTTAGTTCGCTTTGAATATTTTATTTGTAATATAATAGCTCACATATTACCAGTGTATATATACAAAGACTATTTAACTATAAAAGACAAAGGAAATAATGATATTAATACTATTAATGCGAATGCTATATACGAGTATAACAAAATCAACATGTTTCAATATATAGTAATGTTTAAATTTATGTGGGTTCTAAATATTTTTGGCGATTTCAATATCACAGCAATATATGTTCCTAGTTTTAACTGGTGTAATGTTAAATTAATAAATCTTGTTATTGTGATTGATTTTATTATATATAAATTATTAAATAATTTTTTTATATAAGATTTAATTTATATTTATAAATATATTTAATGATACCTAAAATTATTCATCAAACATGGAAAGATAAAAATCTTCCACCAATTATATATGATTTGGTAAGTGAAAATATTAAAATATTAAAATCTAATGGATATGAGTTGATGTTTTGGACAGATGAAATGATATTAAAATTAATATCTGATGAATATCCCCATTTTTACAATATATATAAATTAGCAAGAACAGGAGTACAAAAAGGTGATATCGCGCGCATTCTTATTATTTATCATTATGGAGGCATATATATAGACTTAGATGTTTTAATTTTAAAAGATTTTGCGGAAATATTAGATATGAATTCTAATAAATTATATATTACTTATGAACCATATGGACAAACTAAGGCACTATATAATGATGATAAATATATATGTAATGCTTTCTTTGCTGCTAATGAAAAAAATAATATGTTGAAAGTAATATTAGATAATATACCTGAATATGTTAGAAATTATACTGAAAATATTTTTCAGAAGTTTGATATATTTGGAGGCGCATATTTTAAAACTATTATAGATCAATATGTTAAAATTGGGTCATTTAAGAATGATGTATATATTATAGATGACCGAGAACTTTTTTATCCAATAAATGATCTAAAATTTGACAATATGCCATTCACCGTAGAGGATTGGATGAAAGTAAAAAAAGGAGATTATGGGAAAGAACCAATAATGGTCCACTATTGGATACACGGTGATTTTGAATCAAAAACACTACTGACTACTTTTAAACCTGATAATAATAAGACAATACACGAAAATATATATGATTTTTTTTCTAAATTATATCCTAATATTGCGAAAAAAATTGATAATGTTATTATAGAGAAGAATATAACTTAAATGCTAAAATATTTATTATTAATTTTAATAAATATGGTAAATATCAAAGGTTTTCCTTATCATAATATAATTAAACAAACAATACTCCATGATAATAAAATGCCATCCATATATTTGGAAAAAGACTTTTGTAGCGATAATAACGCAAAGATTAAGAATAAGTTTCTTTCCGCTGAGCATATTTATCCGCAATGTATGTTAATGAATAAACATTCTAATGACATGCATAATATTATTAAGACAATTAATACGTTGAATGTAAATAGGTCAAATTATATGTTTGTGGAAGATGTTAATATAAAAGATAAAAATTGGGTAGAATTAGACTTTGGAAACTATGTTAATCACAAATGTAAAATGTTTGCACCTAATAATTATTCGCGAGGATTTATATCTAGAGCAATTTTACATATGTGTCGCGAATATGATTATAACCACAAAAAAGTAATAGATAAAGATTTATTAATTAAATGGTTCTTTAATAATCCTCCATTAAAAGATGAAAGATATCATAATGAAGTTATACATAAAATACAAAGAAACCATAATATTTTCATAACAAATTATTTTAAAAAAAATAATGTAGTTATAAAGTTTATTAATAAGTTATAAAGTTTATTAATAAGTTATAAAGTTCATTAATAAGTTATAAAGTTCATTAATAAGTTATAAGGTTTATTAATAAGTAAATAAAAAATGATAATCATGCGATATTATATTTGATCAAGTAATATATAAAGCAATATAATATGGAATTGCTGAACATTAAACAGCGAATAGCAGTTGACCAAACAATAAATGGAGAAAACATATTAATTACTGGACCTGCCGGAACTGGCAAATCATATACAATAAAATTTATTATAGAATTATTAAACAATAACAAAAAGAATGTTGGGTTAACAGCAACAACAGGAACTGCTGCTTTTATTATTGGTGGTCAAACAATACATTCATTCATGGGATTAGGAATAAGCGATAGCTCACTAGCAGATATTTTTATTAATATTAAAAAGAACTCTAATATATACAAAAGACTTGTTGAATTAGATGTATTAATTATTGATGAAGTATCTATGCTTGATACTATATTATTTGAAAAAATATCAGACATACTTTGTTATATTAAATCACATAGTTTAAAAGATATAGAATTGCTTAAGAAACCATTTGGTGGAATACAAATTATATTAATTGGAGATTTTTGCCAATTAGCTCCTGTAAATGGTATATATTGCTTCTTGTCTAAATTATGGGAAACTGCGAATATAAAAGTTATTTTACTTGATGAACTGGTGAGACAGAATGATGATATATTATTTCAAAAAATATTACAAATAATTAGGAAGGGCAAATGTACAGACAACATTTTAAAAGTATTAAATTTATTGAAAGATACACAATTTGAAGATGATATAATACCTACTAAGTTATATCCAAAAAATGTAAATGTAGATAAAATAAATGAGATTGAGATTAATAAATTAAAAGATGCAGGTAATAAAACGTTAATTTATAAAGCGGAGGCATCTAAACCTAATGTTAAAAATATCAGTAAATATGATGTTGAACTAGTTGAAAACTCGCAAATAATTGTAACGCGAAATATTGATATATACACAGGTATAGTAAATGGTATGCGCGGTGTTATTAAACATTTACATCACAATTCTGTTATAATTAAAGATAGTGAAGGAGAACTACATAATATATCATATTACAAAGATGTTATTGATAAAAATGATAAAACTTATATTTCTCATATGCCATTGAAAGTGTCGTATGCGTTATCTATACATAAATCACAAGGTATGACAATTGATGCCTTAGAAATTGATTTAGGTGAAAATATTTTTACTTGTGGACAAGCATATACTGCTTTATCTCGCGCAAAAAGTTTAAAAAGCATTAAAATTATTGATGTCTCAAAAGATTCTTTTAAAATCAATCCATATGTTAAAAAGTTTTACTATAATATACGTCTATAATTATATATAGATTATATATATATTATATATAGATTATATATAGATTATATATTATATATAATGGGAATATATAAATATACAAAAACATGGTTTTTACATTGTGAATTAATGTGTAATTTAATAAATATTTTAGATAAATCAAAAGAAAATAGAATATTAGAAATTGGTTGCTATGAAGGATTATCTAGTGTATTTTTTGCTGATAATTTTATTGACAATCCACATTCAAGTTTAACATGCGTTGATCCTTTTTTAACAATTGATAATAATGATCATGGCTTACTTTTACAGAATGGAGAAGAATTAAATTTTGATTATAATATTTCTAATTGTAAAAATACAGATAAAATAACAATACATAAAATTACCTCTGACAATTTTTTTGAAAATAATAATAAAACATATAATTTTATATATATTGATGGTTGTCATGAAATAGAATTTATAAAAAGGGATATGGAGAATTCTTTCAATATTTTAGAGAAGGATGGTATAATGTGGATGGATGATTATGGTGGAGGCGATGGTATAATTATTAAAAATACAATGGATTACTTTCTAGAAAAATACAATGGACAATATGAATTAATTAACAAAGGATATCAACTTGCTATAAGAAAACTTTAATAATATTAATAATATTATAAAATAATTAGATGTATGAATGAAAATAATTAGAGTAGGAAACTACACAACTGGTTTTAAATATTATAAAAATAAGGTTGAAATAACTAATAGCGATGAAATAGATAAAATTAAATTATTAAAAATACCACCAGCATATGATAATGTTACAATTGTCAATAATAAGAAAATAATTGCGTATGGATATGACTCAAAAAATAGGAAACAAGTTATATATAATCCAAAATATATAGCTAAGCAAAATATAATAAAATATAAAAAAATATCAGGATCTATTAATTTTTTTTCTAAATTAAAAAAAAAAATAGCAAATGATTTAAATAGCAATGATGAAAAAATCAAGGCTATTGCTGTAATAATTACTCTAATATTTACTTGTGGTTTTAGAATTGGTAATAAAAAATATGAAAAAGAAAATAATTCTTTTGGGCTTACTACTTTAAAATACAAGCATTTGAAATTTGAAAACAATAAAATCTTAATAGATTTTATAGGTAAAAAAGGAGTTCGCAATGTAGCCTATTGTAGTCACAATAAAATATATGAATATCTCAATAATAAATATAAAATATATACCACAGATGACTATATATTTAGCTATGGGACTAATAAAATAATAACGTCTAATGATGTTAATGAATATTTAAAAACAATAAGTAATTACTATTCAAAATTTAATAATATAATTATTACAACAAAAGATTTGCGCACATGGAACGCTAATACGCTTTTTCTTGAATATTTAAAAAAAATAAGAAAAAACAATGAAGGAAAAGAAAATAGTAATAGTAAAAAAGATATTAAAAAAGCTATTGAGATGGTTGCTGAAAAATTACATAATACATATAGTATATGTAAAAAAAGTTATATAGACCCTGAAATAATTTCTAATGCTGAAAAGCAAATAAATAAAAATTGATTTATAAATATTAATATAAGATTTATATAATATAGAATATAAGATAAAAAAATGGATATCAATATTGTTATTGCCAATATAAAAAATATGCTCAAAAGTCGCGGAGATGATATTACTTTATTTGAAGAACACGAAGCATCAATAGAGAAGGAAAAATATGACAGTGATGCTTGTTGTATTGAGTTTGAAACATCTAACACTACTCTTATTTTTGCTTTGACAAAAAAAACACGAAAAAATATTATTGATGAATTAAAAGACGATGATACAAATATTACAGCATTTGCGAAAAAACATAAAGGAAAGCAAAATATTATATTAATATTTAATAATGATTCTATTTCACTACCTCTTGTATCGCAATTAAATAAATATGATAAATTATTTCAAAAAAATGGTGGAATGCTTCAATATTTTCAAACAAAACAACTTATGTTTAACCCTACAAAACACGAATATGTTCCAGAGCATATTAAATTAAAAGAAGATGAAATTGTCGAACTTATGAAAAAATATATGATACGTAGTAAATTAGATATGTCTAGAATATACCCAAGTGACCCGATTGCTAAATGGTTAGGTTTAAAACACGGAGATATTGTTAAAATTATTCGCTATAATGAAAATAGCGGCGAATCGTTTTACTATAGATCTTGTTTCTAAAATAAAATATATATAGTAATAGAGGATATAATTAAATGAGTACTACACTTAGAAATGAAAATTTAAACAAGTTTGATGATTTATTAAAGGCATATAATAGTATTTTTTTTAAAACAATAATTACAAAAGATACTTTACTTCAAGAGGTAGACAATATAACTAATACAGACAATGCTCTAAATATACCAATTGGTTCTGACACCAATACCTATAATATAGCTCAATTTAATAATTTTATAAGAAATATAATTAATTTTAAAATTAAGAATGGTGATGATTTAAAAAGTTCTGACTCTAATATGGACTTTCTAAATAAGACTGTAAATGCTAATGGAGTTAGTTTTGCTTTTAATGAGAATATTAAAAATAATATAATTGAAACATTAAAAGTAATAAATGTTTTCGTGGATATATTAGAAGCATATACATATTGTATTGAAAATGAAGGCAATCCTTCTTTTGAGTCTGGGTATACAAAAGAAATAACAATAGATAAAATTGAATTAGTATCAAATACTATAAGAATATATGATTCTAGTGTTATGTATCCTCCTAGCACTGCCGAAAATGCTGGCTATATAAGAAGTGTAACTCACAGTTCTACAACTACAAAAATATTATATTTATCTATACGAAGTTTTAATATGGATGCGTATAATGATGTATTTGTTAGGTCAGCCAATTATTCTAATCAAAGTGAAAGAGAGCTCCAAGAAAACATTCTTGACATAAATGGTGGTACTGTAACTAAAAATATTGTGGATGGCTTTTTATTTAAAACTGGTAAACCCTACGTAAAACAAATATATGAATCTGGAACAGCAGAAATGCCTCTAACTGGAATTTCATTAGCAAATAGAAATAAAGCTCTTGTTCAATTATTATTAAAAACATTATATAAGCTTGATCCAGCTTTTCGCAAACAAAGTGTATATGCTCTATATTTTTATTATAAGTTTGTACAATTATATTCGTGTCTTATTATTAATGTTTCAAATGTAATGTATGCGGATGTTAATAATGATTCAATTAATTGTATAAATATATATAATACAACAAAGAAAGAATATGTATCTGAAATAAAGGTAAAAACAGAAGGAACGGGTTATATAGCAACTGCCACCACAACTGTAATGGATTTCATTGGTGGAACAGCAAGTTTTATAACAACAAGTGGAGCAACAGCCAATACAGGTACTATACCTACAACTACATCAATTGATATTGTTAATCGGGTCAAGGTGACCACTCTACCAACATTTGATTTAGGGTCATTTGCTACTCTTTCAATTACTAGCTATAAGCCTTCAATTGGTAACGGTAATAACCTCGCATTTAAAGCAAATTATAATCCGATAATAATACATAATACGGGTGTAACTAATAATAATAATATTGATAGATTATCAGACGTTATTGATAATATTGGTAAAGAACTTACAACAATCATTGAAAAAATGTCTAAGTATTCTCTAAATAATGATGATAATTCATTTGAATTTACATCTGGTACCGCAGCTACTGTTTCTCTATCAGAACCTGTAATAAATGGCGGGAGGGTTTCAATTAGTATTACAGATACAAATAAAGTTAAAACACTAAGCCTATATGACGATAATTATGATTTAATCAATAATTATTGTGTTTATGATAATAAAAATAAATTATATTACAATATATTGGAGATTAACAATTTATCTCTTGCCGCGTCTCCTTCATTTGTGATTAAAATTGATGCGGTATTACTTGAAGGTGACCTTAAAAATGCGGAAGCAAGTACAGTATTATTTAAAAATAATAATGAGGCTCTTGTGACAACTGGTGATACTATTACTAATACCGCAGGGAACGTAGGGAAATTCCTTGATATTAGGAAAAAAGATATTAATGCTTATAAGGGTGAATATACTGATAATAAAAATAAAATTAATAATTTAAATTCAGAAATTAGTTTAAATACTAATAAAGTGGAACGTCAAAAAAATCTATATCATAGTCAGTATAATAAAAATACATTTCTGACACGTCAAATATTAATATATAATATCATCATTTCAATTATAGTATTAATATTGATATTTATTAATTTGATGAAGCTAGATAAGCAACTTGTAAAAACAATTTCACTTGGTTGCTTTGGTGCTATAATATTATTATTTGTTATATATATAACATCAAATATAACATATATAGAAACATTTAGTTCTGAAACAGATTCCAATTCAAAGTTACATAGTTTAACTAGAATTTTTTATCAAAATAATAATTACGATATTAATAGATATAATAATAATAAAAAAGATAAATTAAATTATCATATTAATGAATTGAATAAAAAATTTATAAGTTATTTTGAAAAAATAATCCTAACTATTCCATCAGCAGATAGCGTTGATTTTTATAGGGAAATTAGAGATAAGACAAATTCAGAAATAGATAACAAAAACTATATTTATAATTTATTAAATTTTAATAAATCACAAGGTAATAATGATATGGATGCAATAAAATATGAGATAGAAAATAATAAATTATATATTATAACTTTGCTAATATCTTCAATTATATTCATAGGATTTTATAATATGTATGTAAACTATAATATTAATGAGAAATATATATCATTAATTGTATTTATATGTATAATAATATTTATTATAATTAGCGCTTATTATATAATAAATTCTAATAAAAGAGTTAGAACTGTATATAAGCACAAATATTGGGGCCCTGAAACTTCAAAAAACTTCTAAATTTATTACTTTATTTATTTTTTCATAAATTATATAAAAAAGTATAACTTATATATCTTTAATGACTAATAAAAAAAATAAAGACAATAAAGACAATAAAGACAATAAAGACAATAAAGACAATAAAGACAATAAAGACAATAAAGACAATAAAGACAATAAAGACAATAAAGACAATAAAGACAATAAAGAATACGATGAAGATGAATACAATGATGAAGACGAAGATGAATACATCGATGAAGACGATGAAGAAGACGATGACGAAGATGACGAAGATGACGAAGATGACGAAGATGAAGATGAAGAAGATGACGACGAAGATGATGAAAATGATGAAAAACAAAATAAAAAAGTCCCTTCAGGAGGTTTCTTTAATAAATATGATGAAGAAAATAAAAAACAGAAAATATTTTTAATATTAAAAAAGCTACCAAAAAAAAATAAACTTATAAAAAAAATAAAATATAAATTTTACAAAAAATATAACAGTAATGAAAAGAAGTATTTTGATTCATTATCAAATAAAGAAAAAAACAATGTACTAATGTTAGAAGAAAAACTATCATCAAATAAAAATATTATTACTATTCCTATGCGTTTTAAGATTTTAGAATTAGATATTAATGAAAGAACAAAGAAAAGCATAATATTTAAACTGGAATGTATAAATCGTATGTCAACTGCGTCTGGTGAATATCACAAAATAAATAATTGGTTAAATATATTAAATGAACTACCGTTTAATAAATATTATAATATACCAATAAAAAATACTGATGGAAATGATAAAATATGCTCATTTCTAATGAGCATCCGCGAAAGAATGAATAGCCAAATATATGGACACAAGGATGCGAAGGAACAGATTATACGCGTATTAGCACAATTAATATCATTTCCTAAGGCATATGGATATATAATTGGGATACAAGGTTCTGCCGGAATTGGAAAAACAAAATTAATTAAGGAAGGAATTTGTAATGCGCTTAATTATCCAAACGCATTTATATCATTAAGCGGAACTGATGATTCATCATTCTTAAAAGGTCATTCATACACTTATGAAGGGGCAACATATGGGAAAATATGTGAATCTCTTATAAAAACAGGGATTATGAATCCTCTTTTATTATTTGATGAATTAGATAAGGTATCAGATACATACAAAGGGCAAGAAATTATAAATACGCTAATTCATATTACAGACCCTGTTCAAAATGATAAATTTAATGATAGATATTTTGAAGAAATAGATTTAGATATATCGCGTTCAATGATAGTATTTACTTTTAATGACGAGAAACTAATTAATCCAATTTTAAGAGATAGAATGATAGTAATAAATGTGAAAGGATATAATAATTCAGAAAAAATAGTATTAGCAAGAGATTATCTAATTCCAGAGATATTAAAACAATACAATATGAAAAAGGGAGATATAATATTCAGCGACGATGTACTAACTCATATAATAAATAATATTGAACGTGAGGAAGGTGTACGAAATTTAAAGCGAGCAATTAATAATATAATATCTTGGATTAATATGATGATATATGTATCTATTGATAATGTATCAATAGATATACCATACAAAATAAATACAAAGTTTTATGATAAATACGGTGGTAATAATAATCTTATTAGAAAAGATATATTACATTCCATATATATGTAAATAATTTATCTATTATATTTATAAGCAGACGTGCGTTTATTTTATAAATGAGTATAAAATGTAATAATACTATTGATAATTCTACAGATTGTACTAAGTTTATATTTTTTGGTTGCTGGAATAATATAAACTGCAAAAGCGAATATATATATCGTAATATAGTTTTAGATTATATTAGTAAAAATGAGAAAGATATAAAACAATTATATATAGCTGGTGATAATTGGTATACTAATAAAAAGAAAATTAATGAAAAAGAATTTAAATTATATTTTACAGAAGTATTGCGCACAGGATATGATAAATTATATAGAATGAACAAGGATATATATATAGCAGTAGGGAATCATGATGTAGATACTGATATAAAAGATAAAACTAGTTTTGCTAGTAAAACTAGTGAAGCTAAAAGCACTAGCCCTGTTATATCATTACTTGAAGACAATTTAAAGAAGGATTGCAATATTAATACGCAAAAATATTATTTACAAAAAATTAAAAATGCGATTAATACAAATAACTATGATGAAATTAGTTTACCTACCCTTGAGCAATTGCGTGATATGAATGATGAATTAACAGAAGCAAAACTATGTGAAAATGGAATATATATATATATAGATAATATTGGCGTGCGATATAATAAAAATAACATAATTATAATAATAAATACAAATTTATTTGAAGATTATAACATTGGAATAGCATATTTAGAAGATATTAAGAGAATAATTAAGGAAGTAGAGGGAACTATGGGAAGAAAAAGTAGTAAAGAGCAAATTTTTGTAATGGGTCATATACCTTTATTTACTTATAAAAAAGATGTCATCGCAATACATGAAATTAATAAAAAGAAGAAAGTGTATAGAAAACTAATTATTGAATTATACAATATATTAGTTAATTCTAATATTATATATTTATGCGCTGATACTCATAACTTTAGCATAATGAAAATAAAGCAAAATGGCAAAGTATTAATACAAATAACTGCTGGAACAGGAGGGGCTGATCCTGATTTAATTAAGGGTAATTATGCTATAACGCCAATTAAATCTGCTGTGCCAATTATTATAGATAGAGAAGAAGAGCAAATATTTGAAATTACAGCATATGCTTTAAATTCATATGGGTATGTTAGCATAGATATATACAAGACATATATAGATGTATTATATAAACAAATTATAACAGATAAAAAAGAATTAGATCCTTCTACATATGTAATGAAGATGCGCTCTTTATCAGCTCCAAATAATAATATAAATAATGGAATATCAGATAAAGCAAATATCCCTCGTAAAGGCTCTTTATCTACATCAAGAGCATCTACGCAAATTAATAAAAAACAAAGTAAAATTAATAAAATAAATTATAAAATAATAAGAGATGGGGTTGATGGAATGGATGTAAAGTATATAAATAAAATTATTGAAAAAAGTAATTTTGTAAATAATCCTATATACAAAAACAAAATTATATGTAAAAATATTAAAACAAATCCCAACGGTTATATTACAGACTTTGCGAATGAATTATTTTGCTTTAAGAAAGATATTAATAAAGAAAAGGCATAGGAAAGATATATATCATTTACTATAAAAAAATAAAACTATAATAATAAAGAGAGTGTATTATATACATAAATGATTTACATATTATCATTATTATTTATAATTATAACATATGGGTTATATCTAGCATATTTATTTTATAATAATTTTGGTAAAGATGAAAACTCATATTTTATAAATATATCTGGGAAAGATGATAAAGGTCACATATATTTTATGACATATAAAGAGACTTCTACATTTTTAACAAATGACAATGATAGATATGTTCGCAATATGACAGAATTAGATTTACACGCAAGAAATGTAAAAACACATATAGAATATATCAATAATATTGAAGATACCGCAATTTCTTTTACGGATGAAGAAAAAGAATTATTGATAACTTGTGCAAATAATGCTGATAAATATTTAAAAACGGAAGAATTTAAAGAATTAAAATATGGTAAATATATAAATGGTTCTGATTTGGCAAATATTAAATGGATATTTGCGAACACATATGCTAACCGTTTTAATAATATAATAAAAGAGTACGAGGAAGGACTTCCGCATACACGAGAAAATATAATATTTGTATCTAAAAATGTTTTAAAATACGATGAGTTAAATTTAACAAATACTTTAATACATGAAAAAATTCACATATATCAACGATATAATTCAAAATTATTTGATAAAATAATTGGAGAAATGGGTTTATTAGAATTAGATAGAAAATCATTTAAATATGCTAAATATATCCGTTCAAATCCTGATACAAATAATAAGATTTATTATGATAATGTTGATAATAATATTGATAATAATAATATAATGGTGTATATGTATAGAAATGATACTCCAATCGGTATTAATGATGTCATACATAATAATTATTCAAGAGAACACCCTTATGAAAAGATAGCATATGAAATAGCCGAAAATTTTTATAAGAATAATAAAAATAAATATATAAATATATAAATATCTATTAGATTTAGAAGAATGGAAGAAGTTATTAAGCAAGCACCTAATAATATGTTGTTAGAAGACATTGAAATAATATTTAAGAAGAACAATGAAAATGTTCTAGATACATTATTTGATTTATGGAATATTGATGTAAAAAAAACTTCTGATATTGTAACAGAAGAAGGGACCAAAGCAGATAACAATGATATTGATCTTGATTTAATAGACCCAGAAAATAAATGGGCAAATATAAGGAGCATATGTGATGCTCATGACACAGAAATGCAATCGCTATTAAAAGGATTAAGGAAACAATAATTATAACTAATTTTTTAATATATATATATTATAATATATATAATGGCTATTATTAAAACATATGAACTTTCAGAATTAACAGTTATAGTTGCTGGTGTATTTCCACCAATACAATGTGAGGGATGGTATTGTAAATATGGTGTTTCATCATTGAGTGAATTTTATAGATTGTCAAATGGTGCTATGTCAGGAAATAATTATGCTTTTAAAAAATTAAAAAATATTGGAAAAGGAAATAAATATGGAGAAGAAGATGGCAATTTTGATTCTCTATCTCCTTCCCAATATTTATATTATAACAATAATAAGAAAGAATATTAATTAATATCCTTTATATAATTAGATTTAATAATATTATAAATGTTTCAAAATTTTGAATTAGAAATATTTATAATGATATTATTATTATTAATAATAATATCTATGATACCATTAATAGAATTGAAATATCAAAGTGATATATATGAAAATATAGAGACATTTAATAAATATTGTTTAAATAATGATATTAATTTAATAAATGAGTTGGATGTAAAAAATTCATATATGTGGAATATATCATCATATATATACGATATTAAAAATTTATCAAATTTTTTCTACAAAATAAATAGCAGTAATATTAATGATTATATGAGTTTAAATCGTAATAAAAGTATTATTACGGTTGATAATGAATTATTAAATAATATTATGAAGATATATAATTATTATTTATATATGTCATTAGGACTTTTTCTATTTCTAATTATATTTGCGTTTAGTCAAATATATATATATCTAAATATTTCTAAATATGATTATTTAGAAATATGCTTGAATGGCGATAATACTATTGAAAATGGTTTCAGAAATTACTTATATAATTTATCAATATATATATTGATATTTATAATATTTTTCTCTGTAATTTTAAAGAAATTAACTGAGTTATATGCTGATACAGATACATATGAATATATAATGTTAATGAAAGAGCTAGATATTCTTTTAAAAGAAAATAATTCAAAAAATTCTGCTATAACAGATATACTCAAAAAATACTCTAAATATAAAATAAATGAGATATCATATGCTACATTAAATAATAGTACAGCTATAAATGAGATTCAAAAAATTTATAATAATAATAAATATAAACGGTATGTAAATAATAACAATTATAAGATAACATTAAAAAATATAGACAAAATTGAATATTATAATAGCGAGGAAGCAAAAAATAAAGTAAAAAATAAAATAGATGACATTTTTAGATTTATTTATGTTTATATTTTATTATTGATAGTTCCATTATATATACTTTCAATTTCACTTCAAGGGAACTATATATATTTACTAATGTTAATTATAACGCTGTTATTAATAAGCATATCATTTTACAATACTTACAATACATTACATAACTAAATATATAATTATGTTAATATTTTAATATTTTAATATTTTACAATATCTTACAATATCTTTTTTTCTTTATAAGGTTTAAAGTAAAAATTATAAATTATGATTACTTCTACTATAAATCTTACAATATTTATAATTATGATTATAATATATTTAAATGAGATGAGAAATATATCTATGTTTATCTTTAATTTTAATTATATTAAGGATTTTTCAAAAATAATAATGGAGCAAAAATGTAATAATATCTATTGCGAGGCAGAAACGGATAGATATAATATAGCAAAAAATAGTTATAATTTATTGCTTCCTAATGATATTTTCAATTCAAAAACTTACATCATATTTGTATTTATATTATCAATATTAATATATATATATTATTACTATATATTAATTAGTGATATATTAGATTCACAAAAAATATATAAAAATTTTCTACATATTTTATTATTTGCTATTATACTTGGGATAATAATTATCAGATATGTTCCAAATGAAGAAACAGGTTACTTAAACTATTTTCAGAATACAAGTCCTGGATTATTTATTGGTATTGGATTTGTAATTGGAATAATTATACTTGGGTTATTATTATTATCAAGTAAATCAAAAAAAGATAGACATTATACAACTAATATTATAATTCCATGTTTTATGTTATCATTTATATTACTATTAAATTTACTTAATATAGTATTAACATTTCGGAATAATACTAAACCAATATTAAAAACAAAGGAATTATTATGGTCTCTTAATAAATCCGTTAAATATGAAAATAAAAAAAATAAAGAGGAAAATAGTAAAAATAAGGAACCATCAGAATACAAAAAAACATCAACACCTCCTGCTATATCTACTACATCTATACTTACAGAATCTAAATTATTAGATTTAGATGAAGAAAATGTCATTATTACTTTATTATTAGGTAATCTAGATAAAGGCAAAATAAAAACCAAAGAAAATATACAATATGTGCTAAATATTTTAAATGCGTATAGTGAATTATCAAAAATTAAATCAAAAAATCTACTTTTAAATGATACAAATAAAGTTTATATAAATACATTAAAAGAAGCAATTCGTACAAATAATAAAAAATTTGATGATAGTACAGTTGAATCTAAAATATCAGAAGTATCTTTAATATATGATAAAAAAGTAAAAATACCTAGTTATTATGAAGCTACGGAACATCTTACTAACACAAACTCATATAATAAAGAATATATATATACCGCTGATATTTCATATGATAATCCTAATTTATTTTATGAAAAATATTGGGATATTACTGAAAAAAATATGAATGGAATACCACAATTTTTATGGGAATATGAATATTTCACACCCCCAATGTTTTTAGGTTATAAGCCTAATCTGTTTAAAATTTTAATATTAGTTTTAATATTTATATTCATAGCTGTTTTATTAATTCGCTTCAATTATCCAATTGAATTATATAATATATTATTACCATTAATTACATTTGCTATTTTGATAATATTTATTTTAATATTTATATGTTTTAATACATGGTTTAATAAATATGTAGTTTATAAATGTTTAGATTGTAGTTACAAAAGATCATTAAATAAATTAAATAATATTGTAACACCATATATAAGACTTTACGATAATAAAATTATTAAGGGAAACAAAAATTATACCCATCATTATATTATTTCAAATGTATTTTATTCAATATTGTGCGGTTATATTAAAATAAATAAAGATGCTGTTGATGGTAGTAATAAGACATCACCCATAAATGAGAGCGAAGATAACAAAAAATATTATGATATTACTAAAATAAATTCAAATAGATTAAAATTTGCTAGCATGAATAGCAATATTTTAAATAATGATAATGAATTTAGAGAATATTACAAGGCTAAGTTTAAGGACGTATACAAAAAAGACTATACAGATATACAAGCAAGTTCACTATACAACGTAATTCCACATATTTTTAGTACAACTGTGAGTGCTTTTACAGATGAAACAGGTATTAATAAATATTTTACTGATATCATTAATAAGGATAATATTAAAAATATTTTTAAAATAATAAAGAAATGTTTAGATTTATTTGAGGAAAATAAGTTTAATAATAATTTAATTTATTATAATAATCGCGAAAACAAGAACAAAGATGTTAATATAGATATATATAATAAGTTTAAATTTTATAAGAATAATGATAAGATAATACCTTATAAATTTATATTAAAATTAACTACATATACGGAATTTGAAAATTTTATTAATATACCAAAAGATAAAGATGCAAGTATTGATACTACCATAACTGAAATGATTACAAATAATAATATATTAGACGATAATAATGACGCAAGTCAAACTTCTGATATGCAAGCTTCTGATATGGAAAAAATACAAGATAATTATTTAATAAAGATAATTGCTAAATATTTATTAATTATAGGGCATATAAATATTAATAGAATTGAATATAAGAAAGCAAATGATGATGCTACACTCGCAATAAATAAAGTATTGGACGAAGAAAAAAAAAGAAAATTGAAAAATGAGTTGAACATAAAATTGAAAGAAATATACGAAAGGAAAACATATCATTTATATAAATTATTTTCAAATACGTTATACAAGGATACATATGAAATAAATGATACATTTTCATATATACAAGATTCAAAAGATTCATTAATAATAACAACAGAAAAATACAAAAATTTAACATACATATATAATTTTTTGGAAACAAAATATGTATCTATATCATCTAATAATAATAATAATTATTTAGCAAATATTATAAAGAGTATTAATAATAAAATTAACAATGATGATAAAACATTCATTAATAACAACAAAAATGCTCAATATATATTTCGTGATAACATAGACAAAATGAATAATCCTGATGAGTATGAAGATGACCAAGAAATTTTAAATGTTGCCAACAATGTATCTACAATTGATTTTGGACTCGCCTATGGATTTAATATGTTAATATTGATATTATATTATTATTTTATATTAAAAAATACTAGATAATAAATAATAATAAATAATCTTTTTAATTATTAAACATAGATATACAGATATACTATAATGAGCAATGACGAATCAACAAATATTACAGATTGCTTGAATAAAGATTGCGAAGGAACAGATAATGAAAATTATTGCTGTTATAATCTTATTGGTAAAATAAGCGAGTTTTTACATTCAGATATGTATATGTTAGAGTATAAAGATATTAATAAAAATAGTGAAAATGTTGATAGAATGAAAATATTATATAGTAAATTTTTTCAACCCTATAATATTAAAATAGGTGAAAAGATAGGTACTGAAACTAATGGAAAATATTATGACATTTTTGGAATAATACCATTGGAATTACTTCCCGCTTCATATATACCTTTTAATTATAAAAATTATGAAATGAACTTAGATAGGTTATCAAAAGGTGATATATTTTCAGAGACGGATTATCAAAAAATATTTTTTGATTATAATAAATACCCAGACCCTAATAATAAAGATTATATTAGTGAGAAGGATTTGAAAAAATATTTAGAATATTGTTTAAAAAATAAATTAAACAATCCTAAATCAATATTTAATGCGTACAATACAAATACTATTACTATTTTAGTATGTATACTATGGTTTTTTATTATTGTACAAGCATTCAATATATTATTTTACTATTATAGAGATATATATTCATATATTCTATTATTTACAACAATACTGATAATATTAATAGCAATCATTTGGAAAATGATTTATATACTAAATGTAAATAATTAATGTAAATAATATAATTTATTATCTATAATACGAATAAGGAAGTATAATATAATGTATGAAGAAAATGAAAAATCCATTTTTAATTATAATATGTTATTTAACAAGATTAATAGCGACAATCTAGATGAAAATATTGATTATAATACTAATTTAATTAGTGATATTAATTTACAAAACTTTGATATAAAAAGATATGAATATTATACAAACTTATTATATATATATAATAAAGACCCCGCAACATTATATAATTTATTGAAAAAATATTATAATATTAAAAACTTTAAATCAAAAGAAAGAAAAATAATAAAACACATATCTAATTATGCCAGATTGCTAAAAGATAGTGATGAAATTGATGGTAAGATTGCTAGAAGTGTCGTAGCACAAGCAGGAGGTACTAATGGAGAAATAGCAAAAGAAGCGGAAGCAGCAGGAAAACAAGAACCAGTACCAAAAGCAGAACCAAAAGACAAACCATTAGGAAAATATGATAAATTATATGATAAATTAAAAGAAGGTTTTTTACCTCAAAAAAAAAATGTTTCAAAAATAATAAAATCCTATGTTGAAAAAGGTTCTCCCTCAAAAAGAAAACCTAATGTGTCTAGTGATAACGTTAAACAACAAAATAATGAACAACAGAAAAAAAAATTAGAAAATTTATTAAAATTATTAAAAGAAGCAAAATTGAAAGAAAATATTAAAAAAAAAGATGTTGATAGAGCAGCTCCTATTAATAAAAGAATTGATAAAAAACAAGAAGAGCAAAAAAAAGAAGAACAAAAAAGAAAAAAAGAAGATATAAAAACAGTAAATAGTGAATTATTATCAGCAGAAAAATTGGTTGAAACAACATTAAAATTAGAAGAAGGTGAACAATCAAACAAATTAGTACAAATTGCGATAAAATTAGTTAAAAAATTATCATCATCATTAAGTGGTGCTCAAAATAAAGATGAAGTAACTGCCGAACAATCTAATATAAGAAATTTATTAGATAAAACGTTACAAATTGCGATAAAAACATTAAAAAATTTAAAAAATTTAAAATTATCAGAAGATGGAGGAGATGAAGAAGAAGAATTAATGGAAGATGATCAAAAAGAATCAGAATTAAAAGATGATTTAGATAGTTTAGAAGAAAGAAGAGAAAATGATGAAGATGAATTAATGGAAAATGATGAAGATGAATTAATGGAATATGATGAAGACGAAGAAAAAAAAATAATAGGAGAAATTCATACAGAATTTAATAGTGATGAAAAAGAAGAATTAAAAGCATATTATGCAGATATTGAAGAAGAAGGAAAAAAAAATAAAAAAATTGAAAGAGATAAGGCTGAATTATATTTATTAAAAAAAATTTTTGATGAATTAATGAAATATAATAAATCCAATAGTGTAAAATACACATTTACATATAATAATGGTGAATATAAAATTACTAGTACCGCGAGTTGGGAAATTGCTTATACAAATTTAGAAAATTTTGTAAATAAATTAATTATATTTATTAAGATTCTTTATTTAATACATTTTAAAAAATTTAAAGATGAATCATTACTTACTAAATATTCTGATAATCTTATTTCTAAAATAGATAAAAGATATTTAAAACGATTATTTGATTTATCAGAATATATAAAATTAGATAATTATGATAATAAAAAGAATTATTTTATATATTTTATATATCTAATATATAACTATTTAAATTCACAAATAATAAAAACACAAACAAAAAAATTAGACCAATTAAGACTAAACTTAAATAGTTATTTAATAAAAAATTTGCACAATAAAAAATTTGTAGAATATAAAAAAAAATTTTTAGAATATAGTAAAATTAAGAGAATTCAACAGCGTCAGCCACAGCGTCAGCCACAGCAACAGCAACAGCAACCGCAACAGCAACCGCAACAGCAACAGCAACAGCAACAGCAACAGCAACAGCAACAGCAACAGCAACCACAACCACAACAGCAACAGCAAAAGCAAAAGCAACAGCAACAGCAACCACAACAGCAACCACATATGGTTAATGAAGAAAATGAAAATGACTCGCATTATGTACCAACAGAGGAAGATTATTACAATGTATTAAAGCTAATTATTGAAAAATTAGCTTTAATTTCACAAGGTTATATTAGCCATGGTTTCAATAATAATAAAAGAAAATTTTTATTAATTCTAACTATACCAGAATCAGAATTAACATACTTTCAACGAATGGTGGTAAAAGGGTTAATTACACTCCCAATTAACTTTGAATTTTCAAATTTAGAAGAATTTTTTACTGAATTAAAAAATTCTTCTATTCCTAAATTTATAATAAAGAATATTAATAATAAACCTTTAATCCCTAAGTTTATTGAGAATAATAAAGAAACTATTGACGAAATACAAAATTTTATTGTAAATTTAAATAATAATACTGATATTAATTTGTATTTTTTACTGAGTAAAATCTTACTTTTATTTTTAAATAATAAAATAGATTATTATGAAAAAAATTTGAGTAAAGCTAAAACTGATAATATTGATATACAACAATTAGTAAAAACATTAGAAGAATTAACTGAACTTACTAATATTAGAAGAAAAGTCATTTATGGCGGTACTTTAAATGACGACTTAAAAAACAATTTTTTAAACACACGAAAATACAAAGAATTAAAAAAAGAGGAACTAGAACCATATATGAATTATGAAATTGACGATGATGACAATGATATGAATAAGATAGGAAAATTATCAGAAGATATTGATAATTATTATGATTCAAAAAACAAAGAAAAAGACAAAGAAAAAGACAAAGAAAAAAAGAAAGAGAATGATATGTTTATTATTCAACAAATAAATAATTTTGAAAATGACCCTAAAAATCCTCTTGAAGAACTAGCAATAACATTTGATGACAGAATAGTATTTATTATAGTAACTTTTTTTATTAGATATATAACTATAATCATGGTTCAATGGTGTATAGATATTAATATTATTAAAACATTTTATGAAGGCTTTATATATTATGCCATTATATATATTATAATATTTTGGTTTATTGTATTATTTATTAATATAGATAACAGTTTTGATGTTAAGTATATGAACTTTAATGGAATTATAAATACTATAAGAACATTATTTTACTATTTTTATATGGGAACAAATGGAATAACCAGATTGCTAATTCATACATCATTAATAATATTATTGATAATAATTCCAATAATATTAAATATTAAAAATAAAACAGAATTCAAAGACGAAAATGAAGATGACGATGTTAAGATATTAAATTATGATGAGAGAAAGCAATTATCAAAATCATTATCATTATTTACTATGTTTATTTGGTTATTTACAAGTATAATCGCAACAAAGTTTTAATATATAAATCTCTAATTATTTTAGAAGGATACTATATAAAGTAAATGAATGATAACCTACGCAATATATCATTACAATATATTAAAGGGGATAATTATGAGAAGATAATATGTTTTCATTCAGACGATATAAAAGATATAAAAGATATTTTATTATCAGAATATTCTGATACTGATTATGAATTTTTAAAAGATATTTTAAAAATTGAAAAACGTGATATTGGCGAAAGTTTATTAGATGATTTAATTAATTATATTAGTCTTAAAGATTTAAAAGGACATATTGAAAAAGGGATTGATGATAAAGAAAAAATTATGAAAGATAAAAAAAAAGAAGCAATAGAAGCAAATAATGATAGTTCCAATAAAAGAAAAAAATTAAAGAAATTAATAACAAAATTAAAAAAAAAGGTAGATAAGATGACAAATGAAGATGATGAGGGTCTTACCGAACTAACAACATTATTAAAAGATATATTTAAAAATTTAAAAAATATATATAAAATTAACTCTGCTGATAATGAAGAAAATATGAAAATAGGAGTACCTGCTGATGCTAGTAATCAACAACCTATTAAAGATGCTGATGCTATTGAAGTTTCAAATGTTATTAAAATAAATCAAGATATTGAAACTTTTTTATCAGAATTAGAAGTATTATTAAAAAATAATAGTTCAGAAGATATTGAAACAAAAATTAAAGAACTTATAAATTTACTAACTTCTAATATTACAAATAAAATAAATAATATGTCAGAAACACCCACTGACAGCAATAAAGATGAACCAATATTATTAGCAAATTTTGTAATTAATTTTTTAAAAATACTTGTGGAATCTGAATCACAAAATAATAATGATGAAAAAGAAGAAAATAAATTTTCTATTGATAATTTAGAAAAATTAATAAAAATATTTAAGAAATATTTATATATATGTGAAAATAATATAAAGAAATATGAAAGAATATTTGATTATAATGAGATTGGCAGTATAGATGAAGCATTCATGATAGAATCATATTCAAAATTTTTAAAAAAATTACATAAATTAAAACAAAATTTAGAAAGCAAAGATACAGAAAAAATAAAGCGCGAGTTAATAAATTCTCTTGATCAATTTTTTAATCTACATGGTTTTAATAAACCTGAAAATATTGAAACTCCTGATGATATAAAGTATATAGTTCAACGTATTTTGAATTATACTTAATATATAAATTATTTATTTTTACTAGTAATTATAAGTTTAATTATAATTATAAAAAAATATGAAAAGACATCCCTAAGTAATACTAGTTATAAATTAATTAGAATAGGCAAGACCACCCATGCCTGATAGGATACGTAGAACATTGTAATTAACCGCATATACACTAATATTTCCAGTTATACTTGACGCGACAGATAATGTTGCGGTATCAATACGAGACATATTAAGAGTTCCACTAGGTTGATGTTCTTCGGGTTTAATGGCGAAAGAATAAACATTGATACCTTCGTGGAATTTGTCAGGAGTAATTTCATGATGTTGGTAAGGTTGTACAATACCAAAATATTCTCCTGAACGAGGAGCCATACGGTCGTTGCCATTAAGCATTATTTTACAATTAGTTATAGGATTGGTGGAATCAAGAGCATCATTAATAACAGCAGAAGACCCCACCCCCACCGCACCTGAGGAGAAATTATTCCAATATATACCAGAACCTTCACTATTACGAACAGTCCATATTAATTCTTTGCATGGATGATTAAAATTCATTCTTATACTTTTCATACTATCACCCTTTGTTATAGATTCAGTTCCAGTAAATTGAAGTTGTTCTATTAAATATTCATGCGATAGTTGGGCAAATCGTCGGCGTTCATCAGTATCAAGGAATATATAATCAACCCATAGAGTTGGTGATGTTAATGATAATTGGCCCGCAGCTGTTGCTGGGAATATAGAAGTATTATTATTGGCACTAGCCCCCAAAAATGCTGTAGCTGTTGCTGTTGTTGTAGAACCACTTGTTGAAAAAGTTATTGCTGGTGCTGTAGTATAACCAGAACCAGCTGTGTTAAGTATTATACTTGTTACAGTCCCAGTAGTTCCACTACTAAGTACTGCTGTTGCTGTAGGTAGAACACCACCAACAGGTGGTGTTCCACCTCCAAAGATAACAGTAGGGATACTAGTGTAGGCAACACCAGCTGTATTAACAATTATATTACTTACAGATCCTGCGGCTAATTCTTCTTCATAAGTAAAGTTGGTAGCAGTATAATCTTTCATATTTGATTCAGATTCATATTCAACATTAATTTTAACTTCATGATATTGAAGAGCAATTAAAGGGAGTGCGAGGCCAACATTACGGCAAAACCAAAACTCTAAGGGAACATAAAGTTCATATGAACTCCCGCTAGTAAGTTTTGTGCATATATTTCGCGGATTAGCTCCAACCATAGTATTATATCCTTCACGTTTTCCAACTGGAAGTGAAAGTTCATTCCATATATACAGCCATTCAGAATAATGTTTGTCAATTCGTTGACCACCTATTTCAAGTTCAACAGTTTTTAATAATTTTTGACCAAAGTTAGGAACAAGTGCGACAGTAGCATTTTCTGCTTTAATATTACAATAAAAATATACACGATGAATTAAATCACCATTACGAGTTATTTGAAAACTCGCACGGGAACCAAACGTATTGCCACCAGTGGGGGTTTGTACAATTGCTTCAATCGCGAAGTTAGTATGACGACGATATACTACTTTGAAAAAGGTAATTTGAGGATTACCAGTTAAATAAACATCCTGTGCTCCATAAGCTACTAATTGAAGAAGACCACCACCCATTTACGCTATATTCTTTATACTATTAGAGGAGAAAAAAAAAAGGATTAATACACATATTATAATTAATAATATTAATAATTAAATTTGCTTGAATAATTGGACACAAACAAATTAATTAGAATAAGCTAAACCACCCATGCCTGATAATATACGTAGAACATTATAATTGACAGCATATACATTTAAAAATGCGTTATCGCCGGATTGAATTCCAGAATCAATTGCGAGTGTAGCTGTATCAATACGTGACATATTTAAAGTTCCACTAGGTTGATGTTCTTCCGGTTTAAGGGCAAATGAATAAACATTAATACCCGCATTTGTTGGAATGTTTTCATGATGTTGGAAAGGTTGTATGAGATTAAAATATGAACCTGGGCGTTCTGAGAAACGGTCATTGCCATTAAGCGTAAGTTTTGCGGTTCTAGTATTATTAAGTGATGCTACTGTTCCATTTGGAACACCTCCTGCTGATGTAGAACTGCCTTCGCGAAGAGATTGAGTTCCATAATTATAAGTATAAGGTAGAGCAATTAAAGCTGATGTTGCTGATGTATAATTAAACCAGTTATTATTAATAACTGATTGTGTATTAGATACCTTTTTATTAATAAACCAAACAATTTCTTTGCATGGATGATTAAATGTTAGTTTTGCTTTAATACCTCCTGTGGACATAGATTCTGAACCTGTAAATTGTAATTGTTCTATTAAATATTCATGTGATAGTTGAGCAAATCGTCTGCGTTCATCAGTATCAAGGAATATATAGTCAACCCATAAAGTTGCTGTAGGAAAAGTACTTGGGACGTTGGATGCACTACCTGCGCAATTAGCGCCAGTTTCAAATTGAATATTTATTTTAACTTCATGGTATTGAAGCGCTATTAAAGGAAGGGCAAGACCAACATTTCGGCAAAACCAAAATTCTAATGGAATATAAAGTGTTCTACCACGTATTAAATCACCTATACCCTTAGCAGCTTGTTCTGTTGCAGTATCAGAACCACTACCAGGCACACCACTACCAGACATACCAACCATTTTATTGTAACCTAATCGTTTTGATTTAGGTAAAGAAAGTTCATTCCAAATATATAGCCAATGAGAATAATGCTTATCTATTTTTTGTCCTCCAATTTCAATTTCAATATTATTAATTACACGTAATCCATAACCAGCGCAATATACTGATGCATCATTAGGCATTAAAAGTGATAAATACATGCGATGTACTAAATCACCATTACGAGATATTTGGCAAGTTACACGATTACCATATCCAGGGCTTCCATTAAAAGTTTGAGCAATTGCCTCAATTGCGAAGTTAGTATGGCGACGATATACTACTTTGAAAAAGGTAATTTGAGGATTACCAGTTAAATAAACATCCTGTGCTCCATAAGCTACTAATTGAAGAAGACCACCACCCATTTACGCTATATTCTTTATACTATTAGAGG